ACGGTATTCCCGGTAGTCCAGGTCCAAACGGTATTCCCGGTAGTCCAGGTCCAAACGGTATTCCCGGTAGTCCAGGTCCAAACGGTAGTCCAGGTCCAAACGGTACCCCCGGAACATTGAGTTTAGCAAATGCTGTAGTGTATACCAACGGCTCAGCGACCGCACAAACCACAACCAGTCTCCGTTATGACGGATCTACCTTAAGTGTTACTGGAGCAATTGTTGCAACCGGTGACATAACTGCATTTTCAGACGAAAGACTAAAGACCAATATTACAACTATTGACGATGCCTTAACTAAACTTGATCAGATTAATGGATATTTGTATACTAATTCAACTACTGGTAAACGTCACACTGGTGTTATTGCACAAGAAATTATTAAAGTATTACCAGAAGCAGTAATGAAAAATAACAATGATTATTATTCAGTTGCATACGGTAATTTAATTGGTTTATTAATACAAGGTATTAAGGAACTCAATACAGAAGTAAATTCATTAAAGAAAAAATTACAGTAAATACTAACAATAAATATATTAAATACGGAGTTTATAGTGTCAACACCAAATACAGCTAGTAATTTTATTAGTGCAATTAATCAATCTTATCCAACTGCCGGACAAGATAACAACAGTCAAGGTTTTAGAAATAACTTTAAAAACATCAAACAAGCATTATCATGGATCGATACTGACGTATATGACCTGCAACTCAATGGTGTGAAAAAGACAGAAAATAATAATTTTAATAACAATATAATAGAAAAAGCCACATTTAAAGATTGTGCCATTACAGTATTTGACGATAGTCAAACTGTACGAACAGGTGACGTAGTAGTTGATTACGAAAAAGGAAACTATCAAAAATTCAAAGTTTCGGCAGGTCTACATACTTTTACATTTGTCAATTGGCCGGATTTTTCTAAATCGGGTAAACTCACATTATCTATTATAAGCGATAATACCGTAGGATCAACTGTTGATTTTGGTGCTGTTACTGTTAACAATTTAGGTACAACTTCTTTTCCTATGAATATATCGGGAACTTTTCCTAATGTATTTGAAGTATGGAATGAAGGTGACGCCAATACGATATTTGTTTATGGATATGATCCTATAGGAAACGAATCATCTTTACCTCTTTCTATTGAATCATTGAGTATAGGAACAAATACATATAGCACTGTTACTAATACATATGCAAAATATGCAACTTCAGTTAAAGCTAATAATAAAGCTGGCAATATTTCCTTAGTTCCAAATAAGATCTTATGCACAGTAGCAAATGCAAGTTTGATAAATGTAGATCCAGGAACTCTTACTGCAACTGGTTTTAAAGTTAATAGTACCAACGGGTTAATGGTAAATTCTACCTGTGATTTACCGTTATCAACTAATTTAACCAAATATAATGTAACTGCATTAACTGCTGATACTATCACAGTTACACCTCCTTTTGAAATTACAGCATTTAATATTGGTGATGTTATAACTTTTGTAAATCCAACATTTAATGATCAACCTACCGTTGTAACTTTTAAACCTACTGCTCAAACTACTACAACCTCAGTTCCAAATGATTTGAAAGGAACTGTATATGCTAGTAGTACCACTCTTTACATGTCTCATTCCGATTATCTTTATAATAAACAAGGATGGATTAAACTTAGTGCAGATCATGTACCAAAACAATTGGTCGATGGTAGCACCGCAGTTACTCAACCAAGCAATGATGACTCTACTAAAATTGCCACTACTGAATTTGTTAAAAATTCAGTAGATGCAGTATTTGCTGTACCAGCCGGCGGAATAATTTTATGGTCCGGATCCATTTCTAACATTCCTGCAGGATGGTCATTATGCAATGGAGCAAACGGCACTCCAGACTTAAGGGATCGATTTGTGGTCGGAGCAGGAAATACATATGCCGCCGGATCTTCAGGCGGCTCATTAACTACAGGAAATAGTGGTGATCATAATCACGGTGGAACAAATACTACCGAACTTACTGTATCAAATGCCGGATGGTCAACTGGAGGCGGTGCTCCTGGTACTATTACACAAGGAACCTTACTAGCAGGGTCAGGCAACCTAGAAGTAAACGAGGTATTGGAATCTATCCGTGCAGCAAATTCTCCATTGTCGATCGGTTCACATTCACATAATATTCCTAACTCCGGTAATCACAATCACTCTATACTACCACCATACTATGCGTTATGCTATATTATGAAATTATAATTTATGTACCATCCTTTAGTCGAAGATACCAAAAATATAAAAGATAACGATTTAGAAAATCGTATATCAGATCTTAATCGGAAATATTACATAGCAGCAAGATCCGGTCAGGGCGGACTATGTGGACAAATTCTAACTATTTTAGATATGTTAAAAGAAGAACAGCAATCTAGATATAAGAAGAATTTAGAAGGTTTGAACAAGAAAAATCAAGATCTAGATGATTTAATTAATGTCAAATAACTGTTGATTTTACTATATCTTTATGGTATAATATCAACTATGCATATTGATATTTACGGCAGAGTAATTTTAACAGAATCTGAACTTACAGAAGCATTATATACTCATGGTTTAAATAACCTTGGAGATGTTTTTATCGACGATCAAAAAATAGTCGATCAATATAATAAATCTAAGAAAATTAATTATGATTCTATCCCGGATTTAAAAATATCGAACGAATTAGATATATCTGTTGAAGATTATGATAAAATCAATCAATCACAATGGTTTATGCCCAAAGATTATTGCCCAGATCTTGTAGCATTAATTTATGATCAATGTCAAACTGAAGAACAAAAATCTAGAGTTACACAAGAATTAGAATTGTTTATCAAACATAATATGTTTGACTTGTTACATTATCTTAAATACTTAGTTGATACTATGAGACAACACAATATAGTTTGGGGAGTCGGAAGAGGATCCAGCGTATCAAGTTATGTACTATATCTCATAGGCATTCACAAAATAGATTCGCTGAAATATAAATTGAACATAGAAGAATTTTTTAAAGAAGGAAATCAAAATGAAACATAGAACTATGCAAGGTAGAGAGATTGATCTCGAAAAACTAATGCGCGAAAATGAACTAATGCCGGCTATTGGAAATATGCGTGTAAATGCACGTGGTGACGAATTAGGACCCGGTGGAAAGATTATTCGTAAAAAAGAAGAAATCATAAACGAATATTACGAAACTAATCCTAAAGCAAAACCAAAAACCTAAAAGAGGAAAATATGACGAAAGTAATAGGAAAAATTGTTCCGTTGCGTGATAATGTATTAGTATCGGATATGGAATTTGGATCTGAGAAAACTAAATCTGGAATTATTGTTACCAGCGACAATGGTAAAACACAAGGCATTCATCCAAGATGGGGTAAAGTATGGGCAGTAGGCCCCGAACAAACTGATATTAAAGTAGGCGAATGGGTTTGTGTAGAGCACGGAAGATGGACTAGAACTGTTGAGGTAAAAACTGACGATGGTGTGATCGAATTACGAATGGTCGACACTAACGCTATCTTAATGACAGCCGACGAAAAACCCCAAGATGTAATAAGAGCCGCTTGACATGGGATATCGCAAACCAATCAATCTAGTAGAAGTGTTAATACAGATTCGTGCAGCATCGTATGAAACTTCTGATCCACGCACAGATAGTTGGGTCGCTTGGGGTTTAAAACAAGACTTATATGAAATTAAATGGGCACTCGACGAAGCAATTCGTCGGTGTCCTGCCTTTTCGCCCGAAGACGAATGGTTACATGAACAAGAAAAAAATCGTGTTATAAAAATTCTTAAAGAAAAATAATTTATGATTTTTAATAAAGTTAAAGAACTAAAAAAACAAGGACTTAAAATTGGAATAACTTTCTCGTCTTTTGATTTACTTCATGCCGGACACATTGCAATGTTATCAGAAGCTAAAAATCATTGCGATTATCTAATTGCAGCACTGCAAACAGATCCAACAATTGATCGACCTGATACTAAAAATAAACCAGTACAGACTATTGTAGAACGACAAATACAACTAGCAGCAACTCGCTACGTGGATGAAATAGTTGTTTATCAAACCGAAAAAGACCTCGAGGATTTATTGCTTATTTTGCCGGTAGATGTTAGAATATTAGGTATAGAATATCAACATAATAACTTTACTGGACGGGCTATTTGCGAAAAACGCTGTATCGAACTAGTGTTTAATAGTCGCGATCATAGTTTTAGTTCAAGTAGTCTGCGTAAACGTGTTGCGGATTCAGAAAACGGAAAGGCAAAAGCAGAATGATACAATATAGATTTCGTCGTTGGTTGAAAAATTGGCTAACCGCCGATCAGGACCTTGAAACAGCAGTAGTAACATCACGAAAAAATACTATTGGTAGTATTAGACCAAGCGAAGATCCAGATCACGAAAAATCTCTTAACTTTCGTGTATGGTTTGCCAATGGCGGCCGTGTAATTCAAACTAGTCGGTATGATCGCATTAAGGATCGTACTTTAACATCTATGTATGTAATTACCGAATATCAAGATTTCGGTGAAGAAATCAATAAAATCATAACGATAGAGGGACTCCGTGGATAAATGTAATACTTGCCATAATCCGTATAGACCGGATTGTGATTGGAATCAAGGCAGATGTCCAAATCATCCTCCATTAATTAAGATTACAAAAATTATCAATTGGTTTAAAAAGAAGGAAAATAATGGCAAAAGAACTGTGGGTTGAAAAATTCCGACCCAAAACTGTAAATGAATATGTTTTTAAAGATTCTACACAAAAAAGACAGGTAGAATCGTGGATAAAAGAAAAAAGTATCCCTCATTTATTGCTTAGTGGTGTTGCAGGAATTGGTAAGACTACATTAGCAAAAGTTCTTATAAATGAACTCGGCATTGAACAATTTGATGTGTTAGAAATTAATGCATCACGAGAAAATAATGTAGACACTGTGCGAGATAAAATTATTAATTTTGTTCAAATGATTCCGTTTGGACCATTCAAGGTAGTATTATTAGACGAAGCAGATTTTCTTACGCCAAATGCGCAGGCAGTATTGCGAGGTGTTATGGAAACCTATAGCAATCATAGTAGATTTATTCTCACCTGCAACTATCCAACTAGAATCATTCCTGCTTTGCATAGTCGTTGTCAAGGCTTTCATATTGAAAAAACTGATCAAACCGAGTTTACAGCAAGAGCAGCAACTATCCTAGTAGAGGAAAATGTTGAATTTGATTTAGATTTGTTAGATACATTTGTAAAAGCAACTTATCCGGATTTAAGAAAATGCATTAATGCATTACAACAAAATACCATGGATAACCAACTAATTGCTCCTGTAAAAAATGATGTAGATGGCGGCGATTACAAAATAGAAATGGTTGAGTTGTTTAAAAAACGTCAAATAGACAATGCCCGGAAGTTGATATGTAAACATGCAAGACCCGAAGAAATCGTCGATATCTATACTTGGTTATATCAAAATGTAGACTTACTAGGTGACACTGATGAAAAGAAAGACAGTGCTATCTTAATTATTAAACAAGGTATTTGCGACCATACAATCTGTGCTGATTCTGAAATAAATCTGTCAGCAGTTATGATAAAACTTGCACGTAATTGTAAAGTGTAAGGTAAGTCAAACAGCCGATGGCAGGTTGTGCTGTTTGACTTGATTTACTTACTCTTCTTTATATATTTTTAGTATCTCTCTCACTACAGGATGTCTTTCGATATCCTTAGTTTCAAACTTTGCCATAGCAATCATACGATAATCACCTCCTTGGTCGTATAACTTGCAAAATTCTAGCAAGCCGTTTTCTTTAGGCCGGTCCGCCTGATTTAAATCCCCTGTTATTACCATTCTGCTACCGTCTCCTATACGAGTAAGTAGCATTTTCATTTGACTAGCTGTGGTATTTTGACATTCATCTGCTATAACAAATGCATTTTTGAATGTTCTACCTCTCATCATAGCCAACGGACTAATCTCAATGACTCCATCTTCTAACATTCCTTGAATATCTTTGGGATGATAATATTCTTCGAATACATCAAAGATAGGCTTTGTCCATGGTTCCATTTTTTGATTTAATGTTCCTGGTAAAAATCCGTGTTCTTCATCAACACTTACTGCTGGTCTGGTAACTATAATTTTACCTATAGAGCCTTCTTTAAATAATTTTATTGCCATTTGTACAGCTAACATAGTTTTACCCGTGCCAGCTGGACCTATAGCAAAAATAATATATTTTTTTGGATTTTTTAGTAACTCTAAGTAGTTTTCTTGACTTAGATTTCTAGGAATTATAGAAACTTCTTGTTTTCGTTTCAAATATGATTTGATTTGTATTAAATTACTTCCAACATCTCGTTGGAACCTCGGATCTTTTTCTGGGAAAAAGTCTCGTTCTCTTCTTTTGGTTCTAGGCAATTGTTATCCTCCTTGTAGAGATCAACCTGCAATTTTATTTAAATCTAATAGAAAAAAAACCCACTAAACAGGCCAAAAATTGACATCTTATAGTTAATAGATAAATATCTGTATATAGAGAACCCATTATGTACGATATATTAGATGTTATTAAAAACTTAAACAATTTGACTGAACATACTCCTGCTTTCAAAGTAATTAAAGATTTTGAACGTGTGTTTGACGAATTAGATGTATATGTGTTTAAAAATTGGCTAGACGGCGAATTAGTCGAAGGACCAATTATTAATAGATATACAGTAATATGTAAATTCATGTGGTCGCGATCTCAAATGCCTGATCCCAAGGGCGGTGAACGGTTGACCAAATATGACTGTGTCGTTAAATACGGCAAAAGTCATATTTTGAAACCAAGAAAAATTAAAGATCCCGACGATTTTAGACCAGGAACTAAAAAAGGCAAAATCGACGCCCACCCTGTTTGGATCGTTAGCGTCGAAATGCCTAAAAAACTCATGCAAGATGTTGCCGTTGGTAAAGATAATAAGATGAACAATAAACTTGCTGAACTAATGAAATATAGAAAAATCGATGTAGACCCAGAAACAGCAGCACAGGAGACACCACCAAATGTCTAAGGAACATATACTCAACGAAGATCTTAGAGAAAAAGACCTTAACGGCTTTATATCCGAAGTCGTTAGTGTTGATAGATTTAAAAGCAAAATGGGCGAGGATCAAGATATTATCGTCTTAAGTTTTAAAGTCAAAGAAAAATACCCTGCAATCGATCTTGTAGAATTTATTGAAAAAGGCTATGACTTCATTTTGGATGCCGATATGAGTGCCGGCGAAGAACACGACGGTCAATATCAGGTTTTTGTCGAAATGGAAAGAAATAATAAATTTCCGGGTCAACTAAAAGATCTATTACGTGGTATAGAACGATTAACTGACAACATCGATTGGAGACTACGCTATCAATCAGAACCTGCTAGCATAGAACTAAATTCTGATACAATACTTGAAAAAATTCCATTGACACCTGCCGATTACGAAAAATACATGTTCGAAAGAAAAACTAACGATTTAAAAGAATTCTTCGATCAAGGATCAACTGATTTATCATTAGAAGAAAATAATACCATTACATTCTCCAAACCATTTAGCGGTACTGTATCAGCTAAATTTGTTTCTATAGGAGATTACGACGATGTTGTAAAAACTGTTCCCGGCGCATTAGATATCAGTGAAAGCGGCCAAGGTGAAGTACTATTCTTAACTAAATTTCTCGGCAATTACGATATAGATAAAATAGGAAATAAATTTCTAATCAGAAACGGCGATAAAGCCGTTGTTTTAGAAAAGGATAGAATCTAAATGTGGCTGTTAAAGTTTATACCTGACTGGTTTTATTACTTTCTTGTATTTACTGGATTATTAGGGTATATAGGAAGTGTGATTTTAACATTCATGCCTGTTATAAACTTATATAAGTCAGTTATTAGAGTATGTTCTACTATATTGATAATTATTGGTATTTGGTTCATTGGTTTTAACACTGGTTTTAATAAAAACGAAGAAACTTGGCAAACTAAAATTAAAGTAGCTGAAGAAAAAATAAAAATCGCTGAGATTAAATCAACTGAAATAAACGATCAATTAAGAATTGCTGCCGAAGAAAATGAAAAATTAAGAAATCAAAAAAATAAAACTGTAATTCAATATATCGATAGTTGGGTTACTAAAGAAATTATAAAAAACGTCGAAGGGCCAGAACGGGTAAGAATAGAAAAAGTTATTGAATATATTGAAAGATGCCCTGTGCCTAAAGAGTTATTAGATGCTCACAACGCCGCTGCTAAAAACGAAGGGATGAAGAGATGAAATATTACATTATTTGCCTTTCTCTTTTAGTTGCAGGTTGTGCAACCCCGGTTCCTATAACACCAAAGTTTCCAGAACCATATTCAATCGGTGTTCAAAAAGAAAAACCAAAATGTCAAGACCTTGCAATACAAGAAGGCGATGACATTCCGATTACAGATTTACTAAAAACAATAGTTAATAATTATAAATTGTATCATCAATGTGCTGATTATGTTAATGGCTGGAATAAATGGTACGAACAACAACGAGAAAATTTTGAACAATTAAAAAAATAAGGTTAACACATGTCTGAATTTATTTTAACAAAAGAACAACTAGAAAAACTAATGCCAGGTAATTCTTATATAAACGAATGGTATGAGGCTTTTTCACAAATGTTACCACAATATGATATCAATACTCCTGAACGTATCGCTGCTTTTATTGCACAATGTGGGCACGAAAGTGGAGGATTTAAATTCTTGAAAGAAAATCTAAATTATAGAGCAGAAAGCCTTATGAGAACTTGGCCTTCGCGTTTTCCTACTTTAGATTTTGCACGTGAATATGCTCACAAACAAGAAAAAATAGCCAACTATGTATATGCAAATCGTATGGGGAATGGACCCGAAACTAGCGGCGATGGTTGGAACTTTTTAGGCAGGGGTCTAATTCAACTTACAGGCCGCAATAACTACGAAGCATTCGCTGAGAGTATAGAGACACCGGTAGAAGAAATTCCCGAATATTTAATGACTTTCGAAGGTGCAGTACAGAGCGCCTGTTGGTTTTTTGAAACCAACAATCTAAACAAATGGGCCGACGCAGGAGACATACTGACTCTTACAAAGAAAATCAATGGAGGAACCATTGGATTAGCCGATCGACAAAAACATTACGAACATGCATTACATGTTTTAGGAGTTGATTAATAAAAAGTACTGCCAAGGATCAGAAATGAAAAAAGATATTAAAAAAGGAGATGATTGGATCCAGAAAAAATGGAGACCGGCCATGGCTGTAATGTATATGGTCGTTTGTACTTTTGATTTTATTCTATTTCCAATAATGTTTACAATAGTTCAGTTTTGGGAGGTTCAGGCAGTAAACGATGCATTTAGACAATGGCAACCTATCACATTATTAGGTGGCGGTTTATTTCATGTTGCAATGGGAGCAGTATTAGGAGTAACTGCTTGGAGCAGAGGACAAGAAAAAATTGCAGGAGCCTCAACAAATTTAGGAGTAACACAAATTGGATACCATACACCAACAAGCATGTCTGCAACACCTAGCCAAACTTCGTATGGCGGATTCGACAATACCGCCAACAATAATTTTTCAACACCAACATATTCATCAAATCAAACATACACAAGAAACACACCAAGAGGAACAGAAAATTATTCAGGATTTACAGAAGTGAGCACTAGTGTTAACAGAAAAAAAGCACCTATACAACCTGACGATCCTGCTATCTAAGGAGCAAACATGAAGTCATTTATATCATTATTAGTCATTATCGCACTAGTTGGTACAGCATATGCCGAAGTCAAAGAAAAACAAATATGTAAAGATAAAAAAGATAAAGCAGGTAATGTAATTAAAGATAAACAAGGAAAATCTGTGCAAACTTGCAAAACTATTAAAGTTCGAAAAAAAGCAGAAGGTACAAAAATTCCTGAAAAAAAATAATCTTGACAAATTGCTTGTAATAGGGTAAAATAACAAACTTATTATGAGTAATTTATATTCAATCCTCGGCGTCGACCGATCTGCAAGTGCAGAAGAAATAAAACATGCCTATCGAAAGCTGGCAGGAAAACATCACCCTGACCGTGGCGGTGATACTAAGACTTTCCAAGAAATTCAAGCAGCATATGACACATTGAGTGATCCTAGTAAACGAGCTGCATACGATAATCCTCAACCCCAAGGATTTCCGGGCGGATTCCATTTTCAGGGAGGAATGCCGCCCGAATTCGAAGAAATCTTTTCGCACTTTAATCAAACATTCGGTGGAGGATTTCATAGACCTACTAGGAATAAAAATCTTAACATTCAGGCTGCAATAACTCTCGAAGAAGCTTTTCACGGAAAAGAAATATTTGCACAAGTTCCTTTACCTAGTGGAAAAACTGAATCTTTACAAATAAAAATTCCACCCGGAATACATGCTGGTTCTACATTAAGATTGGCCGGAGTCGGGGATAACTCTATACCAAATGTTCCCAGAGGAGATATTTATCTAAATGTTATAGTGCATGAACATCCAGAATTTATTAGAAATGGTAACGACCTAATTAAAAATATCGACATAAATTGTCTTGACGCTATCATTGGAACAAAGGTAATTATAGATACTATCGACGGTAAAAAATTAGAAACAAGTATCCCTCCCGGTACTCAACATGGCAGAATATTTGCATTCCATGGCTACGGTATGCCTAATATAAATGACTCAAGAATGCGTGGACGTTTCTTGATAACAGTTAATTTGGTTGTACCTACTAACTTATCTCAAGAAAAGCAAGAACTTATCAAAACCATTTTAAAAGAAAATGTTTAACATAATAAAATTCCCAGATCCTTTTTTAAGTAAAAAATTACCAGAATTTGATTTTGCAAATCCCATTATGGATCCAGAATTAATTGAAAAAGAAATGCTAAAGACCATGTACGCGGCCAAGGGCATAGGGTTAAGTGCAAATCAAGTAGGATTAAATGCCAGAGTGTTTGTGATGGGACATACAGATAATCCCGATGCCGGAAAAGCATTCTTCAATCCAATGATTATCGAAACTGTTGATACACTAGACACATGGGAAGAAGGTTGCTTGAGCTTCGATGGAATATTTGTTAGCATTAAACGTCCTAAAAAAATACTTGCAAGATGGCAAAATACCAAAGGTGCGTGGGAACAAAGCGAATTTGATGGATATCACTGTATTTGTTTCTTGCACGAATTGGATCATCTCGAAGGCATTACATTTAAAGATAGAACTAGCACACTTCGGTGGGCACTTGCAGTGAAAAAAAGTAACAAAGAAAGAAGGCTACATGGTAGAACCAAATAAAGATCTAGAAGAAATTTTTGAAAATGCTATCATATTGGCTATTCAGAATCAACATGAATATATAACACTCGAACATTTTTTATATGCCTTGTTGGATAACGAAAACTTTTCTTCAATATTGACTGAGTTTGGTACAAACGTTTCCGATTTAAAATCAGACGTTGAATCTTATATCAATCAGTCGTTGACTGAAATTATTAACCCTCTTTCCAAGAAACCTAAGAAAACTAATACTGTTGATAAGGTTTTAAATAGAGCATTTACAAAAGTCATTTTTGATGGCAAACATACCATTGAACCTGTTGATTGTTTCATTAGCATGTTTTCTGAGAAAAAATCACATGCATATTTCTTTATTAAAAAGGCAAATATTGATAAAGAAAAGTTTATGTCATTTATTAAACAAGACTCCGACGACGAAGATAATAATGATAATCAACCTCAATCGGATCAACTCGAAAAAGTCATCTTACAATATTGCACAGATTTAACTGCTAAAGCTAAAGATAAAAAAGTCGATCCTGCTATTGGTCGTGATAAGGAAATTAGCGAAATCCAATTAGTACTAGCTAGACGATCTAAATCAAATGCTATTTTAATTGGTGACCCTGGAGTTGGAAAGACAGCGATTGCCGAAGGTATCGCCAGGAAAATCATCGACGGTGAAGTTCCAAAATTTATTCAAGAACACACTGTTTACAGTTTAGATATTAGCGCATTATTGGCCGGATCAAAATATCGTGGTGATTTTGAAGAACGTCTTAAAATGGTCATAGCTGCACTAGAGAAGAAAGAAAAATGCATATTGTTCATTGACGAAGCACATATGATGAACGGTGCAGGTGCTAACTCTGGCAGTAGCAATGATATGAGCAACATGTTAAAATCTACTCTAAGTAGAGGCTCTATAAAAGTTATTGCTAGCACAACATGGGAAGAATATCGCAAACACTTTGAAAAAGATCGTGCGTTGATGCGACGTTTTCAAAGAATCGTCATAGATGAACCTGACCAATATACGGCTATCAAGATTCTCAAAGGTATTAAAAAATATTACGAAAAGTTTCACAAGGTTAAAATTACAAATCAAGCCGTTATCGATGCTGTAAAATACAGTTCAAAATATATTGCCGATAAAAAATTACCAGATAAGGCAATTGACCTATTGGATTGTGCATGTGCTAGATTTAAAGTCAGAGACGAGGAAAACGGTACTGTAGATCACGATGAAATTCTTTTCGAAGTTTCTAAGATGACTAAAATCCCCGTTAGTCAAATGAACGAAAAAGATTCAAACGTCTTAGAAAAATTAGAAAAGAATATGCGTTCATATGTATTCGGGCAAGACAATGCCTTAGATGCATTATTGGATAAAATATTCATTGCAAGGGCAGGTCTAAAATCATTGAATCGCCCTGTCGGAAACTTTCTTTTTGTTGGTCCTACAGGTGTAGGAAAAACAGAAACAGCAAAACAACTTGCAGCAAATCTCAATATTGAATTGGTCCGCTTTGACATGAGCGAGTATCAAGAAAAACATAGTATCTCAAAGCTTATCGGAGCTCCTCCGGGGTATGTTGGCTACGAAGACAATGCAGGACAGTTGATAACTGAAATACAGAAAAAACCAACTGGTATTTTTTTGTTAGACGAAATCGAAAAGGCTCATCCCGATGTTCTAAATGTATTGCTGCAATTAATGGACAATGGTTTTGTTACAGGAAGCAACGGAAAAACTGCCGATGGTAGAAATATTATACTAATAATGACCAGTAACTTAGGTGCTAGCGATTCGGAGAAAAACTCCATTGGATTTAACTCCTTAGAAAAAGAAGGTGAACATACTAGTGCAGTGAATCGATTCTTTGCACCAGAATTTAGAAATAGACTCGATGCTATTATTAAATTCGGTAATCTAGAAAAGACCACTATGGTGAAAATTGTTAAGAAATTTGTTGACGATCTGAATCAATTGGTAAAGGACAAGAACATTCACCTTCAGTTAGATAATGCCGTTATTGATTATCTAATTGAAAAAGGATTTGACCGCAAAATGGGTGCAAGACCTTTACAGCGAGTAATCGACGATCAAATCAAACGTCCTCTAAGTAAAGAAATCTTATTTGGAAAATTAGTAAATGGTGGATCAGTGTCTGTTAACTTAGAAAAAAATACATTAAAATTAAATATAGCCGAAATTTTGCCCATTAAAGGAGTTAAAAATGTTGCAGAAACTGAAAACTAATCGCCTGTTTTACGGAAAATATCCGTATAAGATATCGTGCAATTTTGGTACTAGCCATGCAGTTACATATAATATTAGACGACTCCGACACGAGCCTCAAATATTGCCTCAAATATTAAAATGTAAGCACTCCTTAGAATTAAAGAACATTCTACAAAAATTTCAACCTATATATCAAGATAAAAATTCGCACATACGAATTGAACATCCTTGTGTTAATGTATTTTTACAAAATAAAGAAGAGTATGATAATGTTTACAATCGGTTAAAAGAACATGTAGTAAGTGTTACAGAACCTGCCTCCGATATTGAATTAAATGTAATTTCCGATAAAAAACGAATTCTGTGCGATAAACTTCCGCGAGGCAAATATCAATTTAAAGTGTGTTACAAAGGTAATACTCCTTTTGATATCAAGAAAAATATATGTACATGGGTTGATAAAAATCAAGATAAGGTTTTTTTAACTCCGGTAAACTTATCATTTTTTAAGACAATAAACTTTTCTTTTCATAGTCAATATATCTATGTAACTGACTCGAAGACGTTATTAATGCTTTCTCTTATAAGTAATGCATATATTTCAGATGTACACGAATATATCGTTAGATCTAGCATAAATACGGATAATAACCGAGAAACATTATGTCCGCCTTGAGCCAAACACTATCATTTACTCCAACCCATACACCTATTACTACTAGCACAACTGCGGTGGTATACCCAAATACTGCAACACAAACTTTATCGTTTGTAAGCGGAAAACTAAAAGGTGACGGTTATTTTAGTGGAAGCGACGGCTTTCATTCTGTGCAATATACTGCAAATTCTGATTTCTACGGTACAATAACAATGCAAGCTACATTGGCTAGTAATCCCGTGGAAGCAGACTGGTTTAATGTATCGAATACCAGTGTAACATATACCCCACTGAATGTAAGAAATACATCAACAGTTGATTTATTTAATTTTGTCGGCAATTTTGTTTGGGTTAGAGGACAAGTATATATTAATGACGGTGCCGTAATGAACATACTTTATAATCACTAATTTTTCAAATAATAAAAAAAGCATAAATACTCGATAGAGGAAATATTTCATATGCATATTATCGATTTGTTAAGAGAATCAAACGTACTAGATCACGAAATAGTCGAAGGTGATTACTTTGATATAGAACTCGATAATTTAATTATCGAGACTTCTGTTATTAAAGTTTTATCAGACGGAATTTTAATCGAAGCAGACGATACTGCTATGGCCTATCTAGGAATAAACGAAGATCAACATTCAGAAAAAATCGAGGCATACGGTTACAAATACGACAGAAATGACCGTCGTATTGTTTGGAGGAAAATATTTCCAAATGAAGATGCATTAAATAAATGGGCCGACAGAAATAATGCCACAGTATTAGGTACCAGAAGTGCTGATAAACCTAGTGAAAGTGTAGAATTAGCATTAGAGGCAGAATATCAAGGACGTAACGTGCCATTGGGTAAACCAATGAAGGGGGATGTAAAAAAATCCAAAGTGTATGTCAAGGGACCGAGCGGTCGTGTAGTAAAAGTAAATTTTGGCGATAAGAAAATGAAGATTAAAAAATCAAACCCTGCTCGTAGAAAAAGTTTTAGAGCTCGTCATAATTGTGCTAACCCAGGACCGAGACATAAAGCTCGTTATTGGTCATGTCGCGCCTGGGAATAACATATGAAATTACTAGAATTTTTCGGAAGATCACATACACCAAAGACTTCTTCGGAGAAAAGCGAAGAAAAGTTTGCTAAAGATGATCTATTTTGGTCAATAGTAGATAACGACGAGCTATATAAGAAACATTTCTTTCCGCTTGCAAGAAAAATGAAAACCGAAGGCAAGTATACCAGAGAAAGTATTATTAAAAAATTCTTACCTATGGTTAATCAAGGTTGTATGGATTTTGCTAAAAAAGAAAAAATATTTGGAAAACCTTCAAAACTGTTTTCAATTGAACTACGCGAAGAAATGTGTGAACGTTTATATGACCACTTTTGCGACGACGTAAAGAAAAACATATATAATCTCGGTGACGATTGACATTCCTACTATAATTTGCTATAATATGTGACTAACATATTAAAGTGACTATATGGGCGGACATGTATTTTCAACTCATACTGCACCTATTAAAATAGAAAACATTGATCCTACTCTTAATAGGTACTTTGAGGAACTAAAACATCTTTTTCCTAAAAAAATCAATATCTTCAACAGTGATATTTTTATTCCACTAGGATCTGTTGGTAAAAAACCTATATCTGGCGATATTGATTTGGGTATAGATATCACCTGTGTATTAGATGCTAACATCAGTGATAAATCTATTGCGGAATGGAACATCGATCCTACAAATGTAACCGCAGAATTTAATATTCTGAAAAAACGTGCTAGAACTAGTTCCGATAAACAGTTGAGAATAAAAGCATTCTTAAAAATTCTTGCACAATATATCAATAAAAATTCTTCTCATTTACAAGTTGATGAGAAAAAAGTAACCGATGGAAATATGTTCAGTTTATTTCCACAGATTGATCAAACCGGTAATTACATAGGTGTCGGTGTACAGATTGATTGGATGATTGGTAATGTTGATTGGTTGAAATTTTCATATTATTCTTCTGCATATCCTGAGAATTCAAACATCAAAGGTTTACATAGAACTCAATTATTATTGAGTACCTTTCAACTTGCAGATTTGTCATTTAGCCATGTAAATGGTGTTAAAGATAAAACCAGCGGCGAACTAATTGCAGAGAATCCATCTACTGCTATCAATGTTTTGAACGATCGATTAAAACTCGATATAACACTTTCTGATGTCGAAAACTATTACCACTTACATTCACTACTAAAGTCGAAATTATCTCCAAACAAATATAACGAGCTACTAAACGTGTATTTTAAAATTCTCGATAGTACTAGAGCCGATATACCAGATAATATACAGGATGAGTGGATTACTAAACAATCCACTCTGAATCTTACTGGTAAATTTTTACCCAACAATTCAAAACTTAAAAGAGTCCTATCATGAGTGGTGTTACTGGCGCTGAACGAGTTAGAAGTAGACAAGACTTTAATAAATTTTTAATTGGCTATCAACAGTTAATTAAGAAATTTCCTGGTTTTGTTAATATAACTACTTCTGGAAGTTATAATTCAAATATTGATAAACAAAACTTTGGAGATATTGATCTCATATTGCAAATCAATTCAACAAACAACAAAACCGATGTTAAAAAAGAACTAGTAAGTTTTTTTACTAATCAACCAACTTCAATTATTGTACCCTTCGACTCTGTAAAACATTGTGGAAAAAGAACATACAATTCTGGAGAAATTGTAACTGTTCGATATTACAACGAACAACTCGAATACAGTGTACAAATTGATAACATTGTTGCATTAAGTACGCAAGAAGCAATCTTTAAGAAAAAATTCTTGGATATTCCTGCCGAAAAACAAGGTCTGTTGTTAGGACTAACAAAAATTGCAACTATTGAGTCTGATCCAATAGCACTATTTCAGAAACTTGGAATACAACTATCTGAAAAATTACAATCAAATCAAGAATTTGAATTTAACCTTAGCAGTGTTGAACTACAATTAAGGGTAGTAACATACGAACCAAACTCATATAATCAAATATCAAAAGAAGTAGTGTGGAATTCACAACAATTTGAAGATGTAAATTCTTTACTTTATCAATATGACCTTGAGCAAGATTTCGATAATCTATTAATACAAATTAAAACTACAATTAAAAATCCAAGAAGTAAACATAGACTTACTGGTATGTTTGAAAAAATGATTACTGTTAAATCTGGGGAAATTGGCACTGCAAAAGGCATATCAAAAGAAATATCTTTGTCAAAAATTAATCAAACGTTGTTGGAAAATGTATAAATGAAGACCGCTGTGTTTTGTTTTGGCAGAATGAATCCTCCTACATTGGGTCACCGACGGCTTTTTGATACAATGAAGAGTCAAAGTGGAGATCTTAAAATCTTTTTAAGTAAAAGTCACAACCAAAAAGAAGATCCATTGCCTTATCAGCAAAAGATTTATTTTATCAATAGACTTTTTCCGGAATATGGCGGTTATATCATAGAAGATACCAACATTAAAACTGTACTACATGCTGCTAGTTATCTTTATGAAAAAGAATATCGCAATGTTACGTTTGTAGCAGGAAGTGATCGTATCGAAGCATTCCAACATTTACTCTTACAATACAATGGAGTATCAAGAAAAGCTCACGGTTATTATGATTTTTCAATTTTGAATGTCGTATCCAGCGGTGATCGAGAAGACAACAGCGATGAAATCTCTGGTATTAGTGCTACTAACGCTAGAAATGCTGCCCGCACCGGAGATTTTGAATCGTTTGTTAAGTCTATTGGGCCCAGTAAATATAATAAAGAATTATTCTCTGCATTAAGAGATTGATCTAGGTTGCACTATATGATAAATATCATATAGGAACTATAATATGGATTTAGATGAACTTAGAAAATTATCCGGTATTTCTGATAAGAGAACAATAAATACTGATATTGGTAGTAATATCAGTATTACCGGTATGGAAAAAGCAAATCTTATGAAGAAGCATAATATTAAGCCCGGAACACCCGAGTGGTTCCGCCTCTGGTACACACGTCCATATCTTACAAATACTTCACCATTAGATCCTAAATTCAAAAAAGATTAATTATGAACGAACAACTTCAACAATTGGCTAAAATAGCATTTGCTAGTGAATTTAGCTTTTACGTAAAGGCACATGGGGCTCATTGGAATGTAACTGGCCCAGATTTTTTACAATATCATGATCTATTTGGTAAAATATATGAAGAAGTTTATTCTAGCATCGATGATTTTGCAGAAAAGATACGTAGTTTAGGTACATATGTTCCGGCCAGTTATCTAAGATTTGATATGTTAACAAAAGTAGATGACGAAATAGAAATATTATCTAAAGATGAAATGGTTAGAACATTATTATTAGATAATGAAAAGATGATTGTAATTTTTAGAAAACTCTTTCAAATAGCCGAATCAAGTGGAGAACACGGATTCGGCGATTTTATAGCTAGCAGGATGGATGCACATGCCAAACATTCGTGGATGTTACGTGCCAGTACTGGAGCAATGTAATATGAGAGCTAAAGAATTCATCACAGAAAAAACAATTGGCAAGATAAAAAAACGCCAACAGCAATCCTCGAAAGGAATAAATGTTTATTCTGACGGTGAAAAGGCTAGTAGTGACTATACAGAATATAGATTAGGCTTGGCCCTGGCATGTGCAAATGGGAAAGATCCGCTGGACGTCGATGCCAAAAGTTGGTTTGGAAAGAAAAAAGTAGCATTTCCATATACAGACGAAGAACAGAAAATGTTAAAGCAAGCGTATAAAGCTGTAGGAGCTAATTGGAAAGATATAAACAACGGTGATCTAGATAGTGATGAACTTAATACTATAAACACCACCAGTCCTGTTTCAAATTGGATGAAAAAATGAGTACAGAATTCAAAAAAATAATATCAAACAACGAAACTTATTATGTTTTAGAAGATGCATCCGCTGGTGCAACTAGTGCAGGTGCCGTAGCATCAGTTGCTGCACCGTTGGGTTCGATCCGAAGAAGAATTAAAAAATTAAGAGAAAAAGTAGAAAAAGTATCTGTACCTAAAGCCAAACCTAGAAATCCAGCAGGCATGGGTTCTAATCCTGGGCGTGGAACAAAAGTTCATAAAAATAAAAGACAAGATCAAAAAGTAGGCAAAGAAAAACATAAAAAGCCATTTTATGAAAATTTATTAGACGAAATAAACACAATAGCAGATATTGATGCGGTAAACGAATTGAGCACTAACAAACTTGCACAATATAAAAAAGCTGCGGGTAAAGACGCTAGTGCAGCAGATAAAGCAGGTGATTACGAAAGAGGTAATAAACGATTCCGCGGTATAGTCAAAGCAACTAAAAAACAATTTAGCAACGATTCAAAGTCCAGCAAAGGTATGACGAAAGGCACTGAAATAAAAGTCCCGACGGGTATGAAGGAGAATATTTCTTGGTCATCGTTAGACGAAGGACTTAGTATTGAAGATAAGATGTCAATATTTGAAGAATTTTGCATCAAAGGTAATCTAACAGAGTCTACAAATGACGATAAGAAAAACTATTTTATATCTTTGTTTGATTTGTCTGATGCTCCAAAAAAGGGAGAAAAATATATTGTGGCTCCATTAGCACTAATATCTAATAGAATAATGATTCTGAATAAGCCTCAATACATGAAATTTGTAGGTAAAGGTAGAGATGGATTAGTGTTTAGTTCTTCAACTGGAAATAAAACATACCCTTCTAAAGTGTTGAGAGAATTGTCAATATCCAATGCTTTTACTTTCGCAAGCGTAAAAGAATATGATAAGTTCAGAACAGCGTTATACTTAAAGTTTGATACTAAGTTGCCAGAAATAAATTTGCTAGACAGAGAAGGTGTGGCGGAAGCAACAGGCGACGAAAAGTTTGATTCAATGATGGGAAATATTGTCGGAGGAGCTAATGATACACCAGTTACAGGGTATGTAGCAGTCAGCTACGGCAACGAATCACGTTCAAAAAAAATTATAATTGCACGCTCTCAAATTGAAGATGAACTATTTGACATCGGCGAAGAATACGGGTGGGACTCAATTGATGATGGGCATGGCGAAGGCTATGACGAATTGTTTTTTGAGACTAATACAGAATATACATCAGCTACTCAACGCCAACTTGCTTTAAACATAGTCAATACCGTTAACGATATTAACGAATTCTTCGAAGGTCTGAACCGTAGTTTACAAGCCATAGGATTACCAGTATACGAAGTAAGTGTATGGCAAGGTATGGGAGATGAGGACGATACAAATAAATACAGCGAGATAGCCGATATTATTAATATTGCCAACGGCAATGATGCAAAACCCAATTCAGGGCAAGATATAACGGAAGATGACCGTGAAGATCGTGATGAAATTATGAACAATTTGGTTTTCGATACAGCAGCAAAGATGGGTATTGATTTACAATCATCTATTTCATATGCTGTCGCAACAGAAATAGCACAAAGAATAGAAGCAGAGTCCTCTTATGCACCTTATTTGAACCGAAAACAACATACCGAAGATGACGTATTATCATGGATGGACGATGCCGGATTAATAATATCAGACGACGATGGTGACGTCTTTTCATGGGGCGATGATGGAACGTTACCAGAAGAACACGACTTAGCAGAGGCACATCCAAACAGTAAAATTTATGACAAATGTTGGACTGGTTATCGTAAGGTACCAGGTAAAAAACGCGGAGAGGCCGGTTCTTGTAAAAAAATTAGTGAAGACGAGTATATTGGACAATTAACTAACAAATTAAATAAAATCACCAAATGAGTTTTTTAATTGCCAACTTACCACCTATCCATTGTTGGATAAGGCGAGAATTTTTATATGATTTTCAAAAAGGTCACAATGAATTTGAACCTTGCATTTGGGTTACATTAAAAAGCATTAGGGGACAAGCATTTAGAATCGAAGCATATCTTCCTAACTATGGTGCTCTATACGATAAATTACCTTTACATGCTTTTGTAAGCAGAACCGATAATCTAGATGTAGGAAAATTCTTATCATTAGATGTATTACAGATTTGGGATTGCTTTAGCTACGATATTGCTATAATACAAAAATCATTTTTGAAAAATTTAAGCTGTAAATTTTACGCTAAAAATAAAGAATTTTATAACGGTGACTATATGTTTACTGTTGATAATGCTAGTCCTGACACAAATATTCTGGATACAACATATAGTGAATGGCCTGAAGATCATAAATCATTTAATTTCATACAATTGAATAATGGTCAATATGCTGCTCAACCAAATAATCGATGTGTATTTTTTGATGCAGCAAGCAATCCAAAAAAATTATTATTTCCAGATTTTAAAGTATGTACTAAAAAATATACTGTAGAAACAAATCCTAAATGGGCATTAGGTGATACCGATACGGTAACATATGAGTAATATTTTCTTGATTTTAGAAATATTTGTGTTAAACTATATATTAAAGGAGATATTATGAGTAAAGCATACGGAGCGCCGGAACAAGCCAAAATTAAACAAATTGTAGCCGAGGGTGTAACTGTCATGAGCGAAATTTCTGACTTACAAGAAGGTTTAAACGAAACTATAAAGGCAGTAGCCGAAGAACTGGATGTTAAACCAAGTGTTATAAAAAAAGCAATTCGAATTGCTCTCAAAGATCAATGGGATCAAGTATTTAGAGAATTTGACGACCTCGAGACAATCGTCGATATTAGCGGTCATGCTAATATTCGTAAAGATTGATGGATCAAATAACCAATACAATCTCTAATATATACAATTGGGCTAAACAAGATTTTAAAGAATGGCCTCTTAGGTTTGTATTAGAAATCACTGCATGGATGTTGAGCATTGTTTGTAGCATAACTATGGCTATAACTGTGCCACATCCACCATTCCTTATATTATATCCATTGTTTATATTTCAGTGTGCAATATTTTGTTGGGCTGCATGGACTAGACGTAGTACAGGAATGATGGCAAATTATTTGTTATTAGTCACTATCGATAGTGTTGCATTAATTAGGTTACTAAATATTTAATGAGTAAGGTAGATCAGCCATAAATGATCGTAGTCGGTGTTTGTGAGCCTCAAATCACATATAGGAAAAAATTAAAATATGAGTTATGTAGATTCAATATGGGATCGCGAAAAAGACGTCATTAAGATTGTCGAACGAGATCCTAAAAAAGGAAGGATATTCCAAGAATATCCCGCAAGATATACATTTTACTATCCCGATCAACGTGGTAAATATCGATCGATATACGGAGATTCATTAACTCGTGTAACTTGTAAATCTTATAAAGAATTCCTCAAAGAACAAAAAATTCACAGCGGACATAAATTATTCGAAAGTGACATTAACCCCGTATTTCGAATATTAGAGGAACAATATCTAGGTCAAGAACCGCCGAAACTTAATGTAGCATTTTTCGATATAGAAACAGATATGCAACCGTTTGCTGTGCCGTCTCAAACTACGGTTAGAATTCGAAAGAAGCAAAAATAGTTTTTGATATCGAAGTAGTTAATATAAATAAGCGTAGGAGATCATTATGAACTACGCTAAAATATATTATGCAATTACAACAAGAGCTAAAGGCAGAAAAAAAGAATTAGGATTAGAAAATCATCACATACTTCCAGCAAGCTGTGGCGGAACTAACAATAAAGATAACTTAGTTTACCTTTCTACTAAAGAGCATTTGTTATGTCACTTATTACTTGTTAAAATATATCAAAATAATCTTGTATTCAAAAAAAAAATGATATACGCACTTTGGTGGATGAGCAAAACTGCTCGATTAAAAGGTGTTAGAGTAACCGGCAGACTATACGAATATGTCAGAGAACAATACAATAACAATCATCCTAATAAAGATATAGAAAGAAAGAAAAAGTTTGCCGAAAATCTTAAAGCAGGAGTATACAAATATAATTATGAAAAAGTTAGCACTTCTTTAAAAAATTATATATCTACGCTAACGTCAGAAGAGAAATTAGAAAGAATGAGAAAATCTGCATTGTCTGGTGATCAAAAAAAACGTGCAGAATCCATAAAGAAAGGAAAAGGATCTCGTCTTCAACTAATAAAATTAGACAACAGCAAGATTGAATTTTGGTCGTACGACGACGTGTATCTTATAACAGGCTATACTTACGATCATATAAAGTATAAGATAAAAACATGTAACGGATTGTTAAGTAACGGTTCGACTGTACAATTTATAGAAAAATATAAAGGAAATGATGGAAACATTGGACGAAAAAGAAATAAGTGTGTTTGAGTTAAGTCAACTTGCATTAAGTAAAGATCAAAACTTATATGAAGTATACGATGAAAAAAAGAAACAATGGGTTCCAATCGCGGGGTGTACGTATCTGGAACCCGGCCCTGGCTATGCAAGTCCTGATGATGCATTTATGCCAATTACCGCAATAGCAGTATACCTTCAGTGGCTTGACAGTTTGGTCTGCATTGCTGTTCCGCCAAAAACAGTGACAATGGATCAAGCAAGAGAATTAGTCAAAGATTTTCCAAATACCTATTTGGTCGAAACCGAAGCAGAAATGCTTGAAATGTTTTTAGAATTAATCGAAGATGCAGATGTTTTGAGTGGATGGAACTCGGAAGGTTTTGATATTCCATATACAGTTAATCGTGTTATTAAATCATTAAGCAAAGATGATAGTCGTCGATTTTGTTTATGGAATCAGTACCCGAAAAAGAGAGAATACGAAAAGTATGGCAAAAAAGCCGTAACATATGACTTAGTCGGAAGAGTACATTTAGATAGTCTTGAATTGTACAGAAAATATACATACGAAGAACGTCATAGTTATAGTTTAGATGCTATTGCAGAATACGAATTAGGAGAAACTAAAACTCCTTACGAAGGAACACTCGATCAACTATATAACAATGATTTTAAAAAATTCATTGAATATAACAGACAAGACTGCGCACTTCTGAATAAATTAGATCGTAAATTAAAATTCATAGATCTTGCTAATACTATTGCTCATGAAAATACAGTATTGTTACAAACAATCCTAGGTGCAGTTGCCGTAACCGAGCAAGCTATAATTAATGAAGCACACCATCGTGGATTAATTGTTCCTAATAGAGTAAGCAGAGACGACCGCGGAGATACACAAGCAGCAGGTGCATATGTTGCATATCCTAAAAAAGGATTGCATGACTGGATCGGATCAATGGACATTAACAGTCTATATCCTAGTGTTATTAGAGCATTAAACATGGGTCCAGAAACTATTGTAGGACAACTTAGACCTGACCGTACTGATGCTTATATAAAAGAACAAATGGATGCCCAAGGAAAAACATTTGCTGCGGCGTGGGAAGGTTTGTTTGGATCCTTTGAATATACTGCCGTGATGAATCAAGATCGTGCATTTGACATTATCATTGATTGGGAAAATGGTAGTACTAGTGTATTAAGTGCCGCCGAAGTGTATAAGTTAATATTTGAAAGCAATCAACCGTGGATGTTAAGTGCTAATGGTACTATTTTTTCACATGCCGACGAAGGAGTTATACCTGGTCTATTAAAACGTTGGTATGCGGAAAGAAAAGAACTTCAGAAAAAATTAAAACTATCGAAAGAAGCCAATAACGAAGCCGAAGAAGAATATTGGGATAAACGACAATTAGTCAAAAAGATTAACCTTAATTCACTATATGGTGCTATTCTTAATGCCGGTTGTAGATTCTTCGATAAGAGAATAGGCCAATCAACTACATTAACAGGAAGAAGTATTGCAAGACATATGGCTGGCAAGGTTAATGAGATAATCACGGGTGAATACGATCATGTTGGAAAGAGTATTATATATGGTGATACTGATTCTGTATATTTCTCAGCATATACAACACTAAAACTTGATATTCTAAAAAAATCAATCCCATGGGATAAAGACATTGTTATTCAGTTATATAATAATGTGGCCGAAAATGTAAACAGTACATTCCCTGACTTTATGTTAGATGCATTCCATTGCCCAAAGAGTAGAGGAGAAGTAATTAAAGCTGGTAGAGAAATTGTTTCTAGCAAAGGATTATTCATTACTAAAAAACGTTATGCTGTTCTTTATTATGATAAAGATGGTAATCGTTATGATGTCGAAGAGAAATTAGGTAAGATAAAAGCCATGGGACTTGATCTTAAAAGAAGTGATACTCCTAAATTCATGCAAGAATTTTTAAATGAGGTTTTAACCCGCGTACTTCACGGTGCTGAAGATAAAGAAATTTTAGATAGAATCGTTGAATTTAGAAGTCAATTTAAGACTAGGCCAGGTTGGGAAAAAGGAACACCTAAACGTGTTAACAATCTAACCTCTTATGGTATAAAAGAAGAAAAACAAGGTAAGGCCAATTTACCCGGTCATGTCAGAGCCAGCATTAATTGGAATATATTAAAAAAAATGCACGGCGACAAATATAGTATGCAAATTGTCGATGGCATGAAAGTTATTGTTTGTAAACTCAAAGATAATCCCTTGGGATATACATCAGTAGCATACCCCACCGATGAATTAAGATTGCCAAATTGGTTTAAAGAACTACCATTCGATCATGCAGCAATGGAGAACGTCATTATTGATAACAAATTAGATAACTTAATTGGCGTGCTCGATTTCGATCTTCAGTCAACTATTAGTGATAATACATTTGGAAAATTATTTTCATTTGAATGAAATATTATTTGACTTACCTATCAAATCTTAATAAAATAAAACATTAAAGGAATTAATATGCACGATTTACTTAAAGATATTATAGCTCATACACATAATTTAGGATTTCTGAATACCGTAAAGATTACCGGAACCGAAGAAAAAACTCAAATAGATTCTATGTCAGATGATCGCACTGTAATTATGTTTGGAGAAACCACTAACCCCTATCCGGATATGATCGGCATTTTCGGAATGCCTCAATTATCTAAATTAAAATATTTGATCGAATGTCCGGAATATAAAGAAGATGCCGATATTCGAGTTGTAACCGGAAAAAGAAACGAAGAAGTTATCCCTGTGGGTATTCACTTTGAAAATAAAACAAGAGACTTTAAAAACGATTATCGTTTTATGAATACCGATGTTATTAACGAAAAACTCAAGACTGTCAAATTCCGTGGTGTTAAGTGGGACGTAGAAATCGAACCCAGTATTAGTTCTGTACAAAGATTTCAATTTCAAGCTCAAGCAAATAACGAGCATGCTACATTCTTAGTCAAGACCGAAGGTACAAACTTAAAGTTTATTTTTGGTGATGCAGCAAATCACGGAGGTGAGTTTATATTTGCAACTGATGTAGTTGGAAAAATAAACAAAAACTGGACTTGGCCTGTAACTCCTGTGTTAAGTATCCTCAAGATAGCAGATGTTAATAATACTAAGATGAGTATTAGTAACGAAGGTGCATTACAATTAACATTAGATAGTGGTATAGCAGTTTACAAATATATCGTACCTGCACAAACATGATTAAGGGTTTAGCATCTACTAACCCCTACATAAAGTTAGGGCCTGTAACCGATGAATATTTTAGTATGACTCCTCCTAGTGCAGGAATGATTCGGTATAATGGAGATTATGCCTCGTTAGAAATATATGACGGTAGCTATTGGCGACGTATGTACAATTCACAATCTATTGATTTGACCACATCGGCAACCGACGCAATAGAGTGGGCAACTAAAAAAATGCAAGAAGAACGCGACAGGAAACTGTTAGCAGAGAGTCATCCTGCAATTAAAGTAGCAGTAGAACAGCTAGAACGTGCAGAACAACAATTAATAACAACAATACATTTATCAAAAGAATTCGACGTATAAACCATCAGTCGATTTAACACATTAACAACAAAAACAAGTTAATATAGATTTACATAGAAAAAGCCGATTATCGGCTTTTTCTAATTAAGCCTGTGCTTCAGTCCAACTCAGTCTAGCTAATACAGACTGCGTTGAAGTTCCTATGTTAGTTACTGTTATTGTCATAACATCAGGACCATCAGGATACAGGTTCATCTGCGATGTTGGTACAGAATTTGTTGTTCCGCCGCCTAAAATACTATTTCCAAGATCTCGAACCTCAGTCAAATCTAAAGTAGTCAAAACTTGATTAGCTCCGCTGGAGTCTGCATAAAATGCCGCAGCATTTTCCCCACCGCTAATACTTTGCCCCGAACTATGTATTGCTACCTGAGCCAATGATGATCCTCCAGCAGAAACGAATGTACCGCCACTGGCCCTACCATTTAATCTTGCCTGAATCAAAAATGGACCATTAGCCAACAACCCCATAGAATCTAGTTTTAATTGCATTCGATTAACAATTTCTCTAGCTCCTAACACCCCAGTAAATCCGCTGTCGACACTGGGTGCTAATCTTATACTAATAAGAGGTTGAGTTGCTCCTGTATTTACTGATACTGCTGTAGTCATACCTTGATTAAAGATCAGGCTTTTATCCTCATCGAATCTTCCGTCCATAATAACTGAACTACCCCAGTGACTGATTGCAGCCGCAGAAGATGGCGCCGCCAATTCTACTGCTATTGGTGCAGATGCACTATATGTAAACGTTTGTGCCGATGTCGAACCGCCAGATTGTGCTCTAGCGAATATAGTCAATGTATCACTGGTCTTGCTCGAATAGCTGATATATTCCACACTACCATTAGCACCAGGATTAGATATTCTCACAGTTCCACTACTAGGGAACCTACTAGTATTGCTTACTGATATAGTCCCACCTGTAGTATCACTGTTGCTAAGTGTAGCCAATAGTTTAGATAGAGGTAATTCTGCTGTAGATTCGTAATGTGCAGGTAAGTTGCCCGATCTCATAAAAGATTCATATTGTTGATTGTTGTGTACGAACGAATGTACGTAGATTACACCACCGTCGAGACCCCTGAATCCGAACCTAACTGTCCCGGCACCATACCAACTATAATCCATATAAATCATTTGCATTCTTGATAGATTTATATTATATCCGCTAATTCCGGTACCATCACACGGATCATTCCATAATGATTGCGGAACTTTTGTGTCTACAGTTTTAGATACAATGACTCCGCCCGACAAGGAGAATCCTTTGTATTCAGGAGATACCAACATTGATGTCTGACTAGTTATAGATAAAACTCTATAACTTAATCCTCGAATTACAATATAGTCTCCTATATCAAGTTGATCTGCAAATTGAGTATTAGTTCCGGTTATTATCTGAGATCCATTAGTAACAGATACTGTTCCGGCAATTTGATTAACACTAGATCTACGAACTGCATACAGAGTTTGACCATCAAATTCATAGAATAATCCGTTTTGTTTATCAAACATACCAACACGATTGACCGATCCGTACCATGAAAATGGTGTCGCTCTGATAGGGAAACCCATTGCTGGGGTTACTCCGGGTGCAGACAGTGCAGTATATGTCAATACATTATCAGCAGGAATTGATGTAATTATAAAATTCCCATTGTATTCGGCTGGGATAGCATTCTCTACTAGAATCGTAGTTCCTACTGACATTTGATGTGCAAAAGTGCAGGTTAAAGTAACTGAGGTCCCTGTTGATGTTAACTGACTAACAGCAAGAGGAGGTTTCAGTGATGTACCTGTGGAGAATTGAATTCCTTTACCACTTTGATATCTAAAATATCTGCGAGTCTGTCTAATAAAAGATGCTCCTGGGGACAATGATCCGGCGGAAAAACTTACACCTCCGTCAAATCCGCGATGAATTACTGAACCAGCAGGCCTAGAATAAAGAGTAGATCCGGCACCTGCACTAGCAGTTATTGTCCCGGTTGGTGCATTAGCAACTACAAATGTAAAAGTTCTCGCAGTAGGTGTTCCTACTACAGTCCAGGCCCCGTTAGGAGGATTTGTGGTTGCGGTTGTTCCAAAAACATAAAGTAAGTTTCCTGGATATAATCCATGCGCACCAATGGTGGTGCACGTCACGGTAGTCGAGCTATTAGTAAAAGCTACGCCTGCTGACGCACTCACTTGAATCGAAGATCCACTGAATAAACTGCCTAAAAATACATAAGTTCTAGTTGGATCAAATTTTGAACCAGCACTTACTATTGCGTCTGCTGTATAAGTAAACGAAACACCTGCTGATACAGTATCGACATAAAACCAACCATTGGCATTATAGTCCAAACTGTCCTGAATTAATACAATAGAACCAACTGCCGGTGGACTGGTTGTTGTAACAGTAACCGTTCTGGTACCGGCACCGGTAATATTAGTTATAGTTATTGTAGAAGTTGGATCATAAAAAGCGGTAGGTCTATTATTAGCTAATGACAATTGTTCCCATTTAGTTGGCTGTAATCCATACTCGAAGTCGGTGTCAATTAATGACTGAGGAGCACTAACTCGTAGCTTGTTAACTGGATCATGCGCAGAGGAATTCATTGCCATAGAGACATTGGTTCTAACAGCAGGTTTACCATTAACATCATACTCCATCGAATGGTGCAGATTTTTTAAATTAGAATCGTTAGGATGTGTATAAGCCATATTTCTCTCTTATTAAGATTAATATAATTATTTATGTCAATTTCAATTTAATTCATTAATCCTTGACAGAAAGCTAAATTAAGTGTAAAATTACATTTGACTTGTTTTTTCCAAGCTAGTTACGATAACATATTGATATTCGTAAATTTCTTGATCGTAAAGTAATACAGGACTTGCAAAAAGAAAAAATAAGTGCTACTCTTAGAGATAAAAAGATACCGGAGTCAAGAAAAAATTATGGAAACAAAAACAAAATGAAAAATAATCCACCAGTTAATTTAACACCCTTACAGAAAGATTATTCTGTATTTTTACCAGCCATCAGCGGATTCTATAGCACCTATGTAAGTAAACAACAAGCCGGAGAATATGTTCCTAAAAATCGTATCCCTGCCGATTTCGACAGGGGTATCGAAGGGATGAATTTCTTAAATCCTGAACAAGGATATTTTACTTACAAATATGGTCTGTTTTCTGCAGGGCATGCTCAATTGGACATACAAAAAAGTATTACTCAAGAATCCATGATTCAAGGACGAGATCGTACTAAGACAATGATCTTAGGAGATTCTGGCGGTTATCAAATTGGAAAAGGAATTCTTAAGTTTGATTGGGCAGATTTTGAAGGTCCTAAAGCCAGCAAGGTTCGTCAACAAATCTTAGAATGGTTAGAATTAACTGCCGATTGGTCAATGATGCTTGACGTTCCTACTTGGGCATGCGATCGTGTTCATAGTCCTAAAACAGGGCTTAAGACTTTTGAAGATTGTTTGGAAAAAACTAAATTCAATAATAACTATTTTTTAACTAACAGATTAGGACAAACAAAATTCCTAAATGTTTTACAAGGCAGCGACTGGGAGACTGCTGAAAAATGGTATCAAGGAGTAAAAGAATTCAGCGATCCTGCCGTATGGGGAGATAAAGCCGCAGAAGGGTGGGCATTTGGTGGTGCAAATATGTGCCGCATGGATGTTACATTAAAGCGATTAATGACATTGCGTGAAGATGGTTTATTAGCAAATAAAAACTGGATTCACTTCTTGGGTACTGCTCAATTAGACTGGGCATGTTTTTTAACTTCAATTCAACGTCAAATCAGGAGACATATAAATGAAGAAATTAGCATATCTTTTGACTGCGCCTCGCCATTTATCGCAACAGCAAATGGGCTCGTCTACACAAACGCACAACACCTTACGAAACGTTGGGCGGTTATTATGGACAAAGCACCAGATAACAAATCACTCGCAAAGTCAGACATTCCATTCCCATTCGAATCAGAAGTTGGACGTAGACTTGTAATGGGAGATATATGCCATTACGCTCCTGGCATGTTGAATAAAATTGGAAAAGAAGGAAAAACCAGTTGGGATAGTTTTAGTTACGCACTAATGATGGGCCATAACGTATATTGTCATATCGTGGCTGTACAACGTGCTAATCATTTAGCAGACATCGAATATGCTAGATTTAAACCAGACTGGCGTCAATGGATTAAAATGAATTCTAAAACTGTTACTAGCGATGAATTAAGCGATTGGGTTCCACGTAATGTATTATATTTCAATACATTTATTCAAGAATTGTTTGAAACAAAAACTAAAGCAGAAGCATTTAAATTAATTGAGCAAGTAAAACCTTTCTTACAAAACTTAGAAGGTGCAAGATCCAAAGGATGGCCTGCACAAAATCAATTCGGCTCGTTATTCTCCGTCGAGGAAATAACTAAATCTGAAGAAATCGATATGGAAAATCCTGAAGATCCTGCTTTGAGAAAACTTGAAGGATCTATGGATGAATAATGCACTAGTAATAGGGCTCGGAATGGGTCAACAATATCGTATTTGGTTGTCGGAACTAAATTACAATGTTAAAACAGTTGATCCTGATCCTACCAAGAATGCCGATTATTCGTCAGTTGATCAAGCATTGGCCGAAGATAATTTTTATAACTTGATCTATATCGGAACTCCTAATTGGACTCACGAACCTATTGCTAGACAAGTAGCAGATAAAACAAAACTATTGTTGATCGAAAAACCCGGAGTTCTAAATAGTAAATCATGGCAACAATTGATAAATGATTATCCTTCTACAAGAATCATGATGGTTAAAAATAATCAATATCGACCAGAAATTGAAAAATTTAAAACATTGTCTGCTACAAGCGAACGAATCTATGTTAGATGGAACAATCGAAATAGAATCCCTCATCCTGGAAGTTGGTTTACTACAAAATCAAAATCTTTCGGAGGTGTTAGTAGAGATTTAATTCCTCATATGTTAAGTTATTATTGTGCATTAACAGATTACACACAAGGAACTAAAATTAAAAGTCACGCAACTCAAAATTATAATCTCGAAAATATTCTCGATACTGATTATGGCACTGTTAATCTCAACGGTATATATGATGTCGATGATTTTTGTCACATTGAATTTCAAAACGGGAATACTACTTGGATTCTGAGTGCCAATTGGAAAACTAATTTAGATCATAACGATAGTAGCATTTCATTTAATACAACAAATTCTCCTATAAGATACGAGCTAGGACTTTGTCCCGGTGAAGCATATAAACATATGATTCAATCTGCAACAGAAAATTTAAACAACGATACATTTTGGCAAGAACAACTTGCACAGGATATTTGGATTCACGAACAAATTGAACACTTATGAATAAAGTATTAGTTACTAAAAGCAATGGCAGTTTTTACGAAACTGATTATGATTTACCCGACTGCGATGAAGATGGTATACAAGTCCGTGCTATCATGACTGGCATTTGTCGCAGTGATATAGATATGATGCAAGGTAATTTTGGCCCATTGCCGTTAAACATGCAAGGCCATGAAGGATTGGCTCAAGTAGAAAAAATAGGAAAATATGTCGAAGATGTCAAAATCGGAGATTTTGTCGCTACTAGGGGTGAACCAGCATATGCCGACAGATATACTGTAAGAGCTAAGGAATATGTTAAAGTACCGGAAGCACATCCTAGATATATTCTAGAACCTGTGGCTTGTGGCATTAATGTTATACAACAACCTATTAGAGAAATAGCCGAACGTTCAGGACCTGGACGTAGATTATTAATAATGGGTAGTGGCTTTTTAGCTTGGGTTGCTTACAACACTAGTTTAATCAATCATTTAGATTTTGAATATACTGTGATTGGTTCAAGTAATCAAGAACTATGGGGTCCACGATTAAGTACTGATTATAGCGGCAAATTTGACGTTGTTATTGATCTAAGCAGTAGAACTGATGTTTTTACTAAAGACATTATGAACAACGAGGGGTTGGTTGTGTTCGGCAGTCAGAAAATGATTACTACAGATTTTAGTCAATTACTTTGGAAAGCATGCACTATGGTATTTCCAAGTCCTAGAACTGATAAATTTTATCAATGTATGAAAGATGCCGAATCATGGATCACCCACGGAGATTTGCAAGTTGACAATTTTTGGACTAGAGGGTATAATAGAACCATGGAATGGGAACAAGCGTTCTCGGATGGCAATAATCGATTAGCAAATTACAGCAGAGGATATCTCAAATGGGATTGAATACACAAGAGCGAAAAAACGTGGTTTACTTTACTGGATACGAAGTAGAACATACTGTCTGTCACGGGATGCGAACACTTTTTGTAGCAGGAACTCCACCGTTCGAAGAGATTCTGAACCAACTAAAAAAACCCGGACACGAAGATATTCAACATGTTTACTTTGGAACTAGTCAAAGTTTCAACCCTAAAAATATATCTCAAGAAGAATATAAATCTTGGGATGAAGTAATTTTCGGTTGTTTGAAGGAAAATTATTGGGTAACTTTAGATTTTGATGTACATCACGTTGAAGGTGTATTGGAATCTGGATATTGCGAACATAACAGATTTGTGCCTATGATCAGTGTCAAGTTGCCTTATATTAATCAACTAAATTATAATGCTACACTTAAATTGGATGATTTGACTTGGGGTAAAACCAATCCTGGAGTATGGACGCATCATTTGCAATCGTTGATGTCAACTAAAAACTATACTCATTGGGATCAATATACCCAAGATGCCGAAATTAATTAAGATCTGCTGCCCGGATAGTATTTGTTCGGGCCTCCAAATTTTTCGCTTTTAATGAGACGACCTCTTTGGCTCTTACCGCTACCTTTGACACCTTGTTTACCAGTACCATCGGTATGATCACTATCATGTCTGAGCCAACCGCGAGCAACACATTGAGAATAACGGACATTACTCAATTTAGCACGACCCGGAGAGCATTGACTCTTTTTGGGTGCTGATAACTTCTTTTCGGAAATTAATTCGGATATTTTCATAAAATTATTTATCATTTTGAGAAGATAAATTAAAGACATTGACATAAAATCATAAATTATGTATCATAGTATGAATGAAAGAAGCAAATATGACCACAAAAACATATATTAAAATACGTACAGATTTCGAAGGATATCATTATTATCCTAACGCTGGATCCATTGATCCGCGTATCAGTTTCCTCGAAAATGAACATCGTCATATGTTCAAGGTCGAAGTGAAAATCTCTGTCTCCCATCTTGACAGAGAGTTAGAATTCTTCTTAGTCAAATGGGCTTTGAATGAATTCATCCAGGACGGTAACATGAATCACAAAAGTTGTGAAATGATATGTACCGATATTCTTAACCTTCACTTGATTCCTCGTTATGGGGCTAATCGTTATTACGAAATCGTCGTTTCGGAAGATGGCGAATCTGATGGTATCGTAGAACACTCACCAACTTTAACAGTTTAACTCATAGGAAATTTATCATGGCTAATCATCCTAACTATATTCAAAAAACCCTTGTTATGAAACCCGAAGTTACTAAAATCTTCGATGACTTGGAAGCATGGTTAGATTATTGTAGATTTAATCTAATCGAATATAATCCCAAGCATCTTTACAAGAGTAAAGAATATAAAGAATGGCAACGAGAAAAAGCCAAGGCTGCTAGACACAGCAGAAACGATCAACCAATTCACTAAACATGAGTAATGTATTTGTTGTAGATCTCGAAAGCGTGGAAACACGCTATACGAAACAATGGAAAACTCATGTTCCTGAACTTCTTAAAAAGGTTGGACACAATGTTCAAGTTATTGACGGCCCTACGGATATCCCAGCTGCTACTACCCCAGGGGCCTTTCTTAATTTTGGCGGGACTAATATTTACAAGTCTGCTCAAGTTGAAAAGATTGGCAGAATGTTTTGCGATGGACGCATTTCTAATGGCGACCACTTTCTTTTTACTGATGCTTGGCATCCGGGGATTATCAACTTAAAGTACATGAGCGAGCTTCTTGGCATGCCTGTTAAGATCCACGCTCTTTTTCACAGTGGCAGCTATGATCCTGCCGATTTCCTTGGTAGGTTGATTGGACCTGCACCATGGGTTAGACATGCGGAAAAAAGTTTTTACCACGCCATTGATCATAACTATTTTGCTACGGACTTTCATATTCAAATGTTTGGTAAAAACTTGTTAGGTTGGCCGCAAGAAATGCGATCTGCCAATTATCGAGCGCATAACATTATTCGAACAGGTTGGCCTATGGAATATATGGAGCAAACACTGACTCCGTATAAAAATACCGCCAAAAGAGATTTGATCCTGTTCCCTCATCGTATTGCTCCAGAAAAACAAGTTGAGATCTTTAGAGATATTGCTACGCATTTGCCTCAATATGAATTTGTTGTTTGTCAGGATCAACAGTTGACCAAACACGAATATCATACCTTACTAGGACAATCGAAGATTGTGTTTAGCTGTAGTCTACAAGAAACACTAGGAATTGGCTGCTACGAAGGTGCGTTAGTAGATGCTATCCCAATGGTTCCTGACCGACTATCATACAAAGAGATGTATTACGAAGGATTCAAATATCCTAGCGAATGGACTGAATCTTGGGAAAAGTATGAAACATACCGGCAGCATGTTTGTCATAACATCATTACTACAATGGAACATTATGACAAACGAGTATCATATGTACGTAAACAGGCTCAGGATTTGACTAATCGATTCTTTAGCTGCGATAAACTTTTAGAAAATTTAGTGTAAAATAGAAGTATGTTTTTACTAACCTTACTTAAGAAATTAGGTCGCCATAGAATTATTATGGATAGACAGAATAATGAACCTTATTTAGAAAGATATTACGTTTTTCTAAAAGATCGAAAACATTTTCCATTCAATATTTTCATCCATAAATTTTTAAAGTCCGATCCGGACGATGTGCATGATCATCCTTGGCCTTATGCCACTCTAATACTCAAAGGCGGGTATTACGAATGGGTTCCAAATTTCAATAGCAACGGTATCAAAATCGGTGAGACATGTCATTGGCGTGGTCCTGGTCATTTTAGGTTCTGTAGTGCTACTAGTTATCACCGAATTGAACTTAAACCTGGCGTAGATTGTTGGACAATGTTTATGCCCGGCCCTCAAAAAAGAGAATGGGGCTTTTTGGTTTCAAACAATGGAAAAGACAACTGGATTCATAATGACATGTATCTAGAAAATAAAGCAAAGAATAATTAAGAATTATGAATTTACACAACCAACTACCTCAGTTAGATGAACTAGAAGAACTAGATACTATAAATGTTCCATGGACTAATCCGGTTAGCCAAGATATACATGTTGTTGTTTATAGAGACGGATTTCCTGTAACACCAGGGCATTTGTTATTTGTACCTAGATATAATACACCCGAGGTATTGCAAGATGCCTTCTATGATGCGTATAATAAAGGTATGGCAATGATGGCTAACGGCGAATGCGACGGCTTTAACATCGGGCTGAATATCGGAACAGCAGCAGGTCAAACTGTTATGTATCCTCATATTCACCTCATACCGAGATATAAAGGTGATGTTGAGGATCCAACTGGCGGCATTCGAAATGTTATACCCGGAAAAGGAAATTATAGGAAATAATTGTTTCCTTCGCCTTGAACTAAATATAGTGTACAAGGTGAGGGTCAAAATGAATAAGCACTACAAAAATCGATACGATAAATTTATTCACTATTTAAAAAATAACACAAATAGAACTATTCAAGGTTATACCGAAATACATCATATTCAGCCTAGATGTCTCAAAGGATCAAATTTACCTAGCAATTTAATTGAATTATCATTAAGAGAACACTTTTTAGCACATTGGTTATTATGGAAAGCATATCCAAACTATTTGCCTTTGGCTAGTGCGTTCTTACAAATGAACCACAAAAATCCAAAACTAAAAGAATTTCAGGGAAGAATTTCAAGCCGTACATACGAAAAATTAAAAACTGAAACCTATAAAATGATCGGTGAACTTAATACCGACAAGGTCAATGTTCGCGACGCCAATGGACAAAAATTAAGAATTTCTAAAGAAGATTATAAAAATAGCAATTATAAATTTCATACAACAGGTAAAATTTATGTATTAGACACATTTAGTGATAAATGGGTATATATAGAATCAAAAGAATATCAAGAAAATAAAGATAGATATAAGAGTAGAATGAGCCTAGAGGGATTTCCAAGACCAGGCAATCCGAGTCCTATAGGAAATAGTAATGCTGCTATAGACGTTAACTTTTGTAAATATCATTTTTTAGACCAAGAATCTCAAGAAATATTTAAAATTACTAAAACTCAAGCAAGAGAACGTAATAAAGAATATGGATATAAAAGACTAAAACAACTCCAAAAGAAAAAAGTTAAATGTATTGACGATCTAGGTAATATTGTTTATATATCTTTAAATGACTATGATCCAAATATTCACAACCATTACTCTAAAAATACCGTTAATGTTTTCGATCTAGAACACCAATGTCAAACAATTATTTCCTGTGAAGAATATTATCTAAATAAGAATAGGTATTTGACATCGACTAAAGGAAAGGTATTGGCCAAGGACCTCTTAGGTAATCAATTTTTGATTAAACAAGATGAATTTAAATCCGGTGGATATGTGGGACAAACAAAAGGATTGAGAACCGTACTAAACAAAGAAACCGGTATATATCAACAGATAGATCAAGACGAATATCAAAAAAATAAAGAAAAATATATCGGACCAAATCAAGGTAAAGTTAATGTCATAAACAAATTTACAGGAGAAAGAAAACAAATACCTAAATCTGATTTTGATAAAGACATCTATTGTGGTTTGGGTAATAAAAAATATTTGTTCTTATGCAGAAATAAGTTGACATTAAAAGAAAAATATATTAATATATACGAATGGAATTTAGTCAAAGACCAATATGAAATCATAGATCAAAATAAATTCAAAACCATTTTAGATTTTATCTAAAAACAAATTAACTTAAAAAGGAAAAATTATGCTATCCAAGATCAAGATCTCGGAATTTTTTTTTTTTTTTTTTTTAGTATTCAAGGAGAAGGTAGATACATGGGGGTTCCAAGTATCTTTTTAAGAACCTTTGGTTGTAATTTTCGTTGTAAAAACTTCGGAAGATATGAAAAAGATATTCTAGGAATCGAACAAACATACAACCCAGAAGTTGTTCAAATTATTAATAATTTAGATCAATATAAGTCGTATAATGATTTACCACTAGTTAGTACCGGTTGTGACTCGTACGCCGCGGTTTATTCAGAATTTAAAAATCTTTCTCCAATGTACGATAGTGACACATTAGCTAAATCAATCATCGAGCTCCTTCCACACAAAGAATGGAAAGAAGAACATCTTGTAATTACCGGAGGTGAACCATTGCTAGGTTGGCAACGTGCATATCCTGCATTGTTGGATCATCCTAAAATGATTTCTCTAAAAGAACTAACGTTTGAAACAAATGGTACACAAAAAATAACTCCGGAATTTAGTGATTATTTGTATCACTGGGGTATTGAAACTCGCGGTTGGGGAGCATTAACATTCAGTGTTAGTGCCAAATTAAGTGTCAGCGGAGAAAAGAGAGAAGAAGCAATCCTTCCGGAAGTAATTTGCCAATATGAACAATTAGGATATACTTATTTAAAATTTGTTGTTGCAACAGACGAAGATGCTAACGAAGCATTGGAAGTTACTCAATTATATCGAAATGCCGGTTTTAAAGGTCCTGTATACCTAATGCCAGTAGGTGGTGTTGAAAATGTGTATAAGTTAAATAACCGTCGTGTCGCCGAACTTGCAATGAAACATGGTTTAAGATACAGCGATAGACTTCAAGTTCCGCTTTTCAAGAACGCTTGGGGAACATAAGTTGAGAATCGTTTTTAATTTAATGAATCATTTTAATCCCATGTCAGGGGGATTAAACGTTGTCATAAATGCTATGCATCACTTGAAGGAAGAAAACTTCGAAGTATGCATATATTACTATGCATACGAACAACAAGAATCTATACACCTTGGACTCGAAAAAAATTTTAAGAGATTAACATTAGATGAATTGAATCCGTTTACTGACATTGTAGTTGTTGCTGAAGAATTTATTTGGATAGCTCACGATTTCTTAAAACCAAGAGGAATCAAATATATAATCTTTAACCAAGGAATATCTGCTTGCCTATATTCCCATAATCCATACTCTGAACATAAAACAACCTATCATGAGGCAACTAGCATTCTTGTAAATTCATTACATACTGCTCGTGGCGTGGAAAAGTTATTTGATGTTCCTGCTAACAAAATCTTTATGCATAGAATGGGCATCGATCCATCTATGTATTATCCAGAACCTAAAGAATATATTGCATCGTGTTTAGCATATAAAAACGGAAACTTTGTTAGGTTTATAGAACATTATTTCAAAGACAAGTATCCGGATTGGCGTTTTGAAGTCATTAATTTATTGCCTAGACACGAAACTGCTGCAATATTTAGAAAATCAAAATTATTCTTGGCATTTGGCGGGCCTGAAGGATTTGGCCTACCTCCACTAGAGGCAGCATTGTGTGGTTGTAAAGTAATAGGATTTACCGGAGGGGGTGGGGAAGAATATTTCAAATCTCCTATATTTACTGCTGTAAATTTCATGGATCATATTGATTTTGTGGAGAAATTAGATACTGTTATAAAAACAATAAATGTATCTTATTTAGAAGATCAAGAATATATAACATATTTGCGAAATCACTATAGTAAAGAACAATCAAAAGACAGTATTGTAAGATTTTTTTCGTACATAAAAGAAAACTTTTTTAATATATAATTATGATATCAAAATACATAAAAAAATGGGCAGGCCTTGATAAAATAGAAGCAGAAGTAGCATCTGCTACTCAAAAAAGAATCGAAGCTGAAATGGCTGCATCTGAAGCATTAAAGGCCGCCGAGGCTGCTAAAGAGGAAGAAAGAAAATCAAAGTTAAGCCCAAAAGAATTAGCAACTGAACGAAAAGAACCTTGGGTAGGAGTATTAACCACTCACGTGAATAAAAACAACATTAGGAATGGGTTTTTTGAGCTTGACTGGAACGAATACTTTGTGCTAGAATTGCGCAATGCTGGATATCTCGGCGAAACCGAAGAACAAGTTGTTGATTCTTGGTTTTGTGAACTATGTAAAACACTCGGAACCGAATCTGGGCTAGATATGGATAAAAGAGGAAGCGGCTTTGTAAACAGAGCACTTCGCGAAGATGGACGTACCGAAATAGGTTAACTATTAAAAACCATGAATAGAACTTATCTGTTGATTGACACTGCAAATACTTTCCACCGTGCTCATCACACTATTAGAGGTAGCACAGAGGATAAAGTAGGCCTTAGTCTACATACAATTCTTTCGAGCATTAGAAAAGCATGGCGTGATTTCAAAGGTGATCATGTTGTTTTTGCACTCGAAGGACGCAGTTGGAGAAAAGATTTTTATCCCCCGTATAAGAGAAATCGTTCAGAGACTCGCGCTGCACTATCACCTAGAGAAGCCGAAGACGAAAAAGTTCTCTGGGAAACATTTGACGAATTTAAAGATTTTATTGTTAATAAAACAAATTCCACAATACTACATCACCCTCAACTCGAAGCAGATGATTTAATCGGTGGATGGATTCAAAATCATCCCAACGATAATCATGTAATCATTAGCACCGATGGCGACTTTGCACAATTAATTTCTACCAACGTAAAACAATATAACGGTGTTACTGGCGTTACTACAACCCACGAGGGTTATTTTGACGAAAAAGGAAAATCCGTAGTTGATAAGAAAACAAATAAAATAAAGGGTGCTCCGGATCCTGAATGGTTATTGTTTCTAAAATGCATGCGAGGTGACAAAAGCGACAATGTTTTTAGTGCTTATCCAAACGTAAGAGAAAAAGGTACTAAAAATAAAGTAGGATTGCTAGAAGCATATGCTGATCGAAATACCAAAGGTTATAATTGGAACAACGTAATGTTACAACGTTGGGTCGATCATAATGGTGATTCACATCGTGTTATGGACGATTATCATCGTAATGTAACTCTGTGCGATCTTTCTGCTCAGCCATCCGATATTAGAGAATTGATCAATAGCACTGTTCTCGATGAGAGCCACAAAAACAAAAACACTTCTCAAGTAGGTATTAGATTGTTGAAATTTTGTTCAACCTATAGTTTGGATAAAATTAGTCAACAAATCGATAGTTATGCACAGCCGCTAAATGCAAGATATACTCCATGAATACAGAAGCAAAAATATTAATTCCAAATAAAGAATGGATTCTCACATCCGATAATGTAAAACTCGGATCTGTGGCTAAAAACAAGAAAGGTTTTTCCTTTCTTAAACAAGGAAAAAAAGTTAACTTTCGAGGTTTAGATGACATCGAAAAACAGATCGGAATCAAAATTCCTTCGATTGAACCAACTACTTCCATTGAAATAGCTGATGCAGAATACAAAATATATGATTTTCCATGCGGACGAAAACCATATAATCCTGTTTTCAATATAAAAAAGAAACTTCCATTGTTTTATGTTTCACCTAAAAGCAAAAGTCAAATATGTGCAGGGCACTATATAATCAAGTTTAACAAACGTTGGGTAAAAAGTTTTTGTCCAAAGTTGATTACTCTTGACCGATATTCGTATCATGGCCCATTTAAAACCGAGGCAGAAGTAAAACAATTACTGCATGAACTGAACAAAGTATGAAAACTATAAACACGCTTCCTATATTAGACTTTTTAGAAAAAGCAAGGGTTGCTATAAAAACTAATCAAAAAAATCTAACTTTGACAATAAAAGAAGTAACAGATTTACAAAATAGTATCAGTGTAGCAATGACTGCATTAAGCGGGAAACTTTCTGAAGAACCATCAAAATCTGAAAATAACATTACTGTTAAAATCAACGGAGGCCAATTTTAATAAATATATACATAATTGGAGAATGTATATAAATGAGTCGTCCGAAGCCTAATGTATTGTTAGAGATAACAGATAAAAAAACTTACAATATTGATCAAGTATTAGAATCAGATGCTATATGGGCTGTTTTTTACAAAGGCAAACCCATCAATTTAAAAATGTTAAATTATGCATCTCCGATACAAAGTCCAAAATACAAGAAAATTTCATTTTCTAATTCCGGACATGCGTTCAATTTAGCTGAAAAATTGAACAAAAAATTCAACAGTAAAGACTTTGCTGTTTTCAAATTAACCTCGGGAGAGTGTTTTCTTGAAGAACCAAAAAATTAAAATCGCAGAATATGTCCTATCTCAGATGGGGATCCCTCAAGATGAGAAAAATATCAAAAAAACTATCCATGACTCTTGGCAGAATAAACGTCTCAAAGAGCAAGGAGGGTTGGGATTGACTGAGATGGGCTTTGATCTCATGGTCAAAGCCGGGTTTAAGAGTTATCGAATAAAACTAGATGAACCGTTGATTTACGACAATCAACTTATTTTAGGGTTAGATCATTATATCAATTCGCCTTACTATCTCACAAAAAAAGAAATTTATGTATTCAATGAGACAACTGCAATACAATTGATATTATTTCATGGCAACGTAAAAAAATTCATTGACGCAAAGATAAAAAATAAAATGCTGATTGACTAAAATAGTAGATTTTTGTACAATAATAGTATACAATGCAATAGTGCAACGTAGAACTTAATTAGGAAAGAAAATTATGTCAAACAGTGTTTCTACATCTCGTACCGTTAGCCCGAATGAGGCAAAAACGGCCATTCGTAAATGCATGAAGAAAAATCGTCCAGTATTCATGTGGGGTCCTCCAGGTATCGGTAAAAGCGATATTGTTAAACAACTTGGCGAAGAACAAGAACGCCGTGTTATTGACGTTCGTTTGAGTCTGTGGGAACCTACTGACATCAAGGGCATTCCGTTCTATAATGCTAGCAAGGGTTCAATGGAATGGGCTCCTCCTATGGAATTTCCGTCTGATCCCGATGACAACAGTATTCTGTTCCTTGACGAACTGAATTCTGCTGCACCTGCTACCCAGGCCGCTGCATATCAATTGATTTTGAATCGCAGAGTTGGTGCATATCAACTTCCTAAGAACGTTAGCATTGTTGCTGCCGGTAACAGAGAAAGCGACAAAGGCGTAACTTATCGTATGCCTGCTCCGTTGGCAAATCGTTTCCTACACCTTGAACTTCGTGTCGATTATGACGACTGGCATTCATGGGCTGTTAAAAACAGAGTCCACGAGCAAGTCGTCGGTTATTGCGGATTTGCCAAACAAGATCTGTACGACTTTGATCCAAGAAGCGCGAGCAAGAGTTTTGCTACTCCTCGTTCATGGAGCTTCGTTAGCGAATTGCTCGACGACGATGATGTTAGCGAAAGCACGTTGACCGACTTGGTTTCTGGTGCAGTCGGCGAAGGAGTTGCTGTCAAGTTTATGGCTCACCGCAAAGTTGCAAAACAGATGCCTAAGCCAGAAGATATTCTTAGCGGCAAAATTACTAAGTGTGAGATTAAAGAAATCTCCGCTATGTATTCTTTGACTATTAGTCTCTGTTACGAACTACAAGAAGCAGATCGTAAAAAGGTTAAAAACTGGGATAGTATGGCTGATTATTTCTTTGGATTTATGATCGACAATTTCCCTACAGAAATTGTTGTCATGGGTGCAAAGACTGCATTAACTAACTACGAACTGCCGTTCGATGCATCTAAGTTGAAGAACTTCGATCGATTCCACGACAAGTACGGCAAGTACATTATCTCTGCTATGGAGAGATAAAAATGGCCCGAAAGGGCCATTTTTGAGTGTATAATTTAATGTGTCACAAAGGAGATTTAACATGTCTGTTATGAAACAAGAAAAATCCAAAAAGAATGATTGGATGGATAAGACTTTTACTGCGGCAGAAAAAGAAAAGATTGTCGATAAACTCGTTACTGCAAGAGTAGGACTGTTGCTCCGACACCCTTTCTTTGGCAATATGGCTACTCGACTAAAGTTGGTCGATGCATCAGAATGGTGCGGCACACTTGCTACAGATGGCCGTAACTTTTATTACAATAACGGTTTTGTCAACAAACTTACTGCTAAGGAATGTGAGTTTGGTTTTGCTCACGAAGTTCTACATAATGTATTTGATCACATGGGTAGACGCGAAGGCCGCGATCCACAATTGAGTAACATTGCTGCTGACTATGCAGTTAATCAAATTCTCAAAGATGAAAAAATCGGTAGTATTCCAACTTTTATCAATATTTTCTTGAGTGACAAATATCGTAGCAAAAGTTACGAAGAAATCTATCAAGAACTATATGACAAAGCAGATAAAATTGATGTGAGTGGGTTAGGTGAATTACTCGACGAACACCTTGATGACAGCGACGACGGCAATAACGGCAACGGAGATGGTGACACACCAGGAGAAGGTAAACGTCCTACAATTAGTGCAGAAGAGCGAAAGAAAATTCGCGACGAAATCAAAGAGGCAATGATTGCTGCTGCGCAAAGTGCAGGTGCAGGTAAAGTACCAGCCGGTGTTAAAAGAATGATTACCGACTTGACTGAGCCTAAAATGGATTGGCGCCAATTGCTACGAATGAATATTCAAAGTATTATGAAAAGCAATTTCAGTTTCAGTCGTCCTAATCGTAAAAGTCAACACAGCGGTGCTATTTTGCCGGGCATGATGAACGAAGAAACTATTGATGTCAGTGTTGCTATTGATATGAGCGGTAGTATTTCCGATGATATGGCTAAAGATTTCGTCAGCGAAATCAAAGGTATCATGGACGAATATGTAGACTTTAACTTGGATTTGTGGTGCTTTGATACTGAAGTATACGGATATGCACGATTTACTGGCGACACGGCTTCTGATATTCTAGAATATCAATGTAAGGGCGGTGGCGGTACTGACTTTGACGCTAACTGGCAATACATGAAGAACGAAGATATTTTGCCTAAAAAGTTCATTATGTTTACTGATGGATATCCGGGCGGATCCTGGGGAGACGAAGATTATTGTGATACATTGTTTGTTATTCACGGTAATGATTCTATTGTTCCTCCGTTTGGACAAGTTGCATATTACAAGAATTAAAGTGGCTTTAAAGAACAAAGAAGTTAATCCCCTTGAGGTATTGAATAGTAGGAAACTACTATTCATACCTCATCATTTTCATAAAGTCAATTTACCTAGAGGTTGCGATATCAAAATAATAGACCAGTGGATTTCATTTAACTTAAATAACAGGTATTCGATTGATTTTATTACTCAATTGCATGATAATAAAATAGTTATCAACATATGTGCAGGATTCGAGGATCCAAAAGAAGCAACAATTTTTATACTATCATGCCCACATTTTACAAAGGATTAGAAAAAATGGAAAATGACGAACAAAAAGAAGAAATGCAGTCCGCTGCTATGGCTGAATTAACTATTTCGGATCTTCAAAACATCCGAGCACTTATTGAGTCTGTTGCTCGTAGAAATGTATTTCAAGTCAATGAATTTAGTGCAGTAGGAAGTGTTTATGATAAACTAAACAATTTTTTAGCAGCCGTTGCTAAATCAGACAGCCAACAAGGATAAAATATGAAACACATAGGCAAAATGAAAAACAATAACGCTAAAGTTATTGTTGTATATAGAACATTACCCGGAGATCCATATAGTGCATTAGTTATAGGAAGTGACGAGTTAGGTCCGTCATATCACGATGCATTAATGAACTTGGTACAGGATCCTAGCGGTCAAAGTGCAAATGAATTTGCAGATATTTTGTCGGTTAGAAAATTCCCCGACGGTAACGGAATGTTAGTTTGGCTACACACTAACGGTTTCCTAAAAAAAGTGCCTACAGATTTAGTAATTATGACTCCTGCTCCCCAGACATCACTGAGATTGGACGAACTTAATTTGTTAATTGCTGACCAAAAAGGCATTGATCTCGAAGATTTAGCTATCAAGAGTGATAATAATTCTACTCCCATCAAAACTACTAAATCTGTCAAAGAAGAACCTAAGGCACCTGTACCCGTTACTGCGGCTGATTTACGAGCAAAGGCAGATTTACTGCTTAAAGAAGCTCAAGAGTTAAAGAAACAAGCAGATGCTCTCGATCCTCCGAAAAAGAAGACCAAAGCAGTAAAAACTGAAACTGCATGATTAGTGCTATAGTTGCAGTTGAACAAAACCAGGGTATAGGATTTAATGGGTCCATACCCTGGCCCCATCTTAAAGCCGATATGCAATGGTTTAAAAAAATTACTACTAATAATGTGGTAATTATGGGGTCAAATACATGGAAAAGTTTAAACTATAAACCATTACCAAATCGAGTAAATGTTGTCTTATCGAGAACACACGATTACTCAGGTGATAATGCTGCCGATCACACCTTTAGTGATCCGAATAATGCATTAACTTTTTGTCAAGTTAATTATCCTGACAAAGAGATTTTTATTATTGGCGGGGGTAAAATTTACGATTTTTACTTGCCATATATAGATAAATTTTACATAACCGAAATACAAGACAATTTTGAGTGTGATACATTTTTTAATTTGACAAACGTTCAAACACGTAGTAAAGTTGTTAACACAATTGCAAGTTATACTGACCCAATTAATTTTATAATAAAAGAATATATAATATGAATCATTACGAAAAAGTTTATTTAGACGCGTTAAAGAATATTTTATCAAACGGAAATGATCGAACTGATCGTACCGGTATCGGTACAAAGAGTATTTTTGGATTACAAATGAGATTTGATTTGTCTCAAGGATTTCCTGCCATAACTACAAAAAAACTTGCATGGAAAGCCGTAGTTTCGGAGCTATTGTGGTTTATAGAAGGCAGTGGCGATGAATATCGTTTAAGAGAAATCCTTCACGGTGAACGCTATAGTGATAAGAAAACTATTTGGACTGATAATGCACAAGCAGATTATTGGACTAAGAAAAAATTACAGAGACACCCTGGTGATCTAGGCAGAGTATATGGTGTACAATGGCGCAGATGGCGTAAACCATTGATAAGAATTAATAAGGTTGTATTACAAAATCATGATCAATTATTGGAATTGATCAACGGGATTAAAACAGATCCGTATAGCAGACGACATATAATTACTGCGTATAATCCCGGAGAACTCGATCTAATGGCCTTGCCTCCTTGTCACATGATGAGCCAATTTTATGTAAATGGTAATAAACTTAGTTGTCATATGTATCAAAGATCCGCCGATATGCCGTTAGGAATGCCATTTAACATAGCAAGTTATGCGCTATTCACTCATATGATTGCACAGGTTTGTAACTTAGAAGTAGGAGAATTGATTATTAGTGTCGGCGACGCTCATATTTACAATAATCAAATTGATAAAATAAAAGAACAATTAAAAAGAAATCCAATGCCTGGGCCAACTTTAAAATTAAATCCCGATGTAAAAGTTATTACCAATTTTACAATGAACGATATTGAATTAATCAATTACCAATGTCATCCAGCAATTGAGATACCAATGGCTGTTTAAACCAATATTTCAATAATTCCTTTAACGCCGTCAAAATTTTGTAATGATTTCCCCAATACTGCATTAGGATTATCATTTGGTTTCATAACTTCGGCATAACCCGGATATGAGCTGGTTACCAGTAAAGCACCTTTTTTAACCGACCCTATTACTTTGCACGGGACTCTTCCGCGCAATGCTACATATGGATGAGTTTCGTCCGGGCCTGCGGCTGTGTTCATTCTATATGCAGGATGTGCAGAAATTACTCCTATCACTGCTGTGTCGGCATGTGTATGAGTAACAGTAATTTCTTTATCTCCGCCTATTACAACTACAGTACCTACGTCATAAGATACATCAGTTGCATATCGTTCTGCTATATCGGCAAATAAAGATTGAGACGCTATAGTATTTAATATACCTGTAGAAGGATTATAAGATATGCCATGGTGTGCATAATAAGAAACATTTCCTGTTGTTGTATTTACAAAAGGTAGATAAAAATTTTGATTGGCTGTTGTAAAAGTGACCGCCGATGTCGTCGCTGTATTTGCTACAAGTGCCTCTGCGGCTGTGCCCCAAAAATAATATCCAGTTGATTTAGAAGATCCTGTTATAGCATTTGCACCATACAACGTGATACCTTTTTTAACAGTTGGAAAATTACCATCTAATAATGAAGTTTCATTTGGCACAAATGCCGTATCAGAGAATAAAATTCTTTCATTGCCGCCAAACGTTGCTTCAATTACTGGTTGAGTAATTGAAGGGTCTAACGGATCTACTATTTCTTCAACTGTTTTAAAATCTGCTTTAGCCGAAACTTGTGGTCCTATTTCACTATATGAATTACCATTCCATAATTTTAATTTTGAGTTGACATTATCCCACCATAAATCACCTGTAGTAGGAAAAGTCGGTGCTGATGACGAAACCGATAAATTTGCGACGCTTTTAAATTTTGATCCATCATATACGTTTAATTTTTTAGAATCATTCCCACTATTAAACCAAATTTCTCCAGTAATTGGTTTTGGCGGTTGAGTAGAATTTGCAAAATTTTCTAATAATCTTAAAAAATTTTCATTAAATACCTCTCCGTATCCGCTATAATTTCTACCAACAAACGAAATATCTGTTGAATTATCAATTTCTGCGTTATCTACTAGGGCAATTTGCGCACCATTTGTTTTATTGATTATATATGGCATAATTTATTTTAATAATTAAGGTAATGCTACTGTCGTAACGACATTTGATACTGTGCTGAATACCATAGACGTGGTTAAATTAACATAATCCCAAGTGACTTCTGCTTTCGCAACGAATCTTCTTACTTGATATCCTTTAAAAGGTATTGTATGTGAACATATTACTCTTGCTTCACTACCCACTGGAACTCCTACTTCTTTAGAATTTGAATTTCGAGGATGAGAAATAACTCCGGTTTGTGTATTAATGGGAAATATAGAATTTAACATTCCAATAATAACATTTGTTTGAGTAGTAAAATGTGTTAAATTGGCGATATTATTTGTTGCGGACGTAATAAAGTTTAAATCAACCGATAACGTATTGTAATTGTTATTAAGTTTACCGGTATAATTTATATCTCCTAGTATTTTTAATCCTGCTACTATTGACATATTATTGGTATTAAAAAATGTAGTTGCATCTGACGTATTAACTCTATATGCTTCGTGAGATAAAACTCCTAACAACTTTCCGTAATTTTTTAAGAATGTTACATTTTTTAAATAAAGGTTTTCATCCCTAACACTCGATTCTGGCAATACCCAACCATTTTCTCCAACACTAAACGAAAATGCCGGTCCTATTAATAATGTAGAGTTATTATTAACTATCTTTAGTTGATTATTTGAAGTATCAAACCATAAATCACCAGTAGTTAAAGTCGAAGGCAACGTAGGTGCTATTGTTGCTCCACTTACAGTTCTAAATCCATTATCATATACTTTGATTTTTTTAACAGTTGTATCATACCAAAGCTGCCCTTTAAGAGGATTTCGCGGAGGATTTATTGTATCGTTAGCGAAATTTGCTGTCATCTTAACAAGATTGTTATTTAAAAACTCTCCAAAACCATTTACATTCTTGCCAATCAGAGAAATACTGGTTGTAATTTCATCAACTGCATTTTCAGCTAATAAGGTTAACGTTGACCCGTCGGTGTTTGATATAGTATATGCCATATTAAATCTTTATAATGTAATTAACAAATCCAACAGTAGATGTTGTAGATGCCAGCATATTAGGAAGATAGAAATTAACTCCGGCAGCTGGTCCGAAACTATTGCCAATAACGCCAAATAAGTCAGGATAATCACCTATTGCTACTAACGAACCGTCACACGACAACCATCCGGAAGGTGCACCTCCACCTCCATACGGTATTATTATTCCCGTAGGTATTAAATTTTTAATAAAATTATCTCTACTAATTTGTCGTAACCCACCGAACGTCGCCGAAGTAGATGTATCGATTACTAATAATGTTAAAGTATCCGTTGCTGTATTTAAAATATTTTGTTGAGTAATAGCTGCCGGAGTAAGCATCGTATTAAATGTTGCCTGGGTACCTGTTCCAGCAAAGACAAATGAGGTTGCAGTTACTTGACCTTGTAACTTGAATTCAGATGACTTTTCTAATCCATTTGACGGTCCAATTACTCTACCATAAATCGTCGTTCCCGTTCCTGTAGACCCGATAGAAGAAACATATAAATTTCTAAAATACTTCGAAGAAGAACCTATATCCAAACTATTATGTATGAACGGGGAAATTGCAACTCCTGAAACAACTCCTGAACCTACAGTAAGTAAATTTGTAACAGTAACTTGGTTATTAACTATCAAGGATTGCTGAATTGTTAAATTTTTATCAATTATTGCTGATCCGAAAATTGATAAAGAAGAAGTCAATGTTGATGTTAGTAATAAATTCCCTGAAATTCTTACCTGACCATTAACGTCCAATGAATAAGCCATGTTTGTCGAGGTATTAATTGATACTGAATTATTTTCTATAACTAATCCCGATACTAACCCAGATATAGCACTTTGTTTAGTTTTAAAAATTATTTTTCCGCCGGGTGTATTATTGAGAATTACTGCATCATTAGCTAATTTGTAAAATTGAACGTATGTATTATTAGATGGTACACCGGAATCAATTACTATTCCATCTCTGCCTTGGCTTGCGAGTTGATTTGCAGGGGTTTGATAAAATACGCTTCCTGTTATAATTTGTGGAGATACATCATCTTTAATCAACAATCTTCTTGCAGCATATTTTGATCCATTAATATTAATATTTGATGCTGAATCGGCAATTCCATTAAGGAATGCACTGTTAATCGAACTTAAATTAATACCAGGTTTTAATGATGAAAATCCATCTATAACTACTTTTGGAGTAAAAATATCGTTTGCTACTATAGAAACTACATTACCATTTACATAATTCAATATAACGTTAAAGTTAGTACCTGTGCTACTCTGAAGTGTTGCCGGTTCTACTCCGGTTTTATTTAAACCGGCACTTACGGAAGGACCCACAGTTACCCAATTTCCACTATGATAAAATTTTAATAGAGCATTTTGCGTATCTACCCATATATCACCGACTTTTAAACCAGCAGTGGCGGTATTTCTGGGATCGGTTCCTTGTTGATATATACCATTAGCGGATGGCCATCTAGTACTGTCCGCCGTGCCGTCCATTATCCTCAATACTTTATTGTTTGGATCACTGGTATCATACCAAAGTTGACCTTCTATGGGATTCTCGGGAGGTAATGGACTTGAAAAATTTTCCAATAATGAAAGAAAATTCTGTGCAAGTTTTTCGCCGTAGTTTGGGTAATTTTTACCTACAAAACTTAAACTGGTGTCAACAGAATTTATTCCGGGCGGCATATCCGGAACTGTAACTGTTTCCGTTTTAGATATATCCGAAAATTTTAATGTAAATGGCATCTCTTTATTCCAATTATGTTATGTAGTTACAGTTAATGATTGAATTCTTATTGTATAATCTATTTGAATTAATCTGTTTAAAGATTTTTGCACTGGATGAAATATCACATGCGTCAATAAATCACCTAACCCAGGTCCATCTGTACTATATGATTTTAATCCAATTTCGTCGAATACAAACGAACCTTCGGAATTTGCCGATGTATCAAATGCTTCTTGCCCCGCAGGCTCACCAAAATCAAGCAAACAACTCACTAAAACATCCGAATAAACTGCCCCTGCTACATGTCTTACTTCCATGAAATTCCTAGGAGGATCAAAGTCTGATGCTATATTGGAATCTACAGTTTTATAATAAGTTTGATTATATAATGCAGCATTTGATCCTACAGAATTTGGCGTCAAATATGTAATTATACCAGTTTGATCCACCCTAGTACCGCCATTACCAAACGCCATTTCTGCAATTGTTCCAAAATTTTGATTACTAATACCCCTGGCCAATGCAATACTGAAGTTTTCGAAATGAATTGCATTTCTCTTATCTACATATATTTCTTTTGTCGAAGGATCATATATCTTAATATACCCTTCAACATTTAAGAATTTTTTATCTACTAATTGAAAATTGTGTTCGGTATTCATGTTAATATTTATCCATTTAAATTACAAGAATTTTATATTATTCAAGAGTATCTCCATAGAAATATACTGGTAACTCTGCCGGTTCTTTTTGTAAGAACTGTGCCGGCAATGTAGTACTATCCAATAATGACAGTGTGGTCGAGGTACTAAGTTCATTATTCCACGACGTATTTCTATAAAAATCTTTCTTAACTATCGTTAATTTTATTCCTTGCGTAACACCGTTAGGAATATTTAAAATAACTTGTTGTGTCGATGTATTTACATAGAACTCCGGAGGTATATAATTTAATCCATTATATTCAAACCCATTAATTGCATCCACTTTTTTGGAACCAGTGTATATCCATACTTGATTAGTTGCCGTAACCAAATATGAATCATATTTTAAAGCAACTGCCGGCAACCCTGACACCGTCGAGGTTGTTCCTATAATATTTGCAGGGTAACTATCAAATGATTTACTAATATCTTGGTGATAATGCCCTTGTTTTTCTAATAATTTACTTCCATAATATACAGATATTTGATCTTTTGCATTTATATATGATGCTTGCGATAAAATTATTCCGTCACCAATTATACTATTAGAAATAGTGCTGATCGTATACACATTTGTTGAGGTTGTTATTTGAACTTGCTTATATGTGTTTAACTCATACGGTATAGATTGCATACTGCCTTGATCAACTACCTTAGTACCGACATTATTGATCGGCGACGGTCCTGTTCCTAAAGTATTTCTTCTTAATTGAGTTAATACATTTCCTTCAATTTTATAGAATTCTATTCTCTCGCCATTGAGCAATACTACTCCGGGTATTTTCTTAGACACAATAGGACTTGTTAATACACTAGAATCTGCTACATGAATTTCTGTATCTGTATATTGTAATTCTTTAGTAAGATATGTTGTATTATTTTTCGACAATCTCGTGAATTGTGTTCTACCAAAGATATCTTTGAATGCTCTATAACCTAGTACAGTCGATGATAATATATCACTTGCAAATGTCATTACCGTAATAACATCATCAGAAGTATGAACGTATTCATCACTTATTTGTATAGTAACTTGATCGTCAAGCATTTCAAAATCCAGACCGTTGATTAACGGAACGTCATTGACCGATACCCAAACGTATTTGTCATTTAGAATGGGCCTAGAAATTTTATATCTACGATTTGCATTTCCTTGTAATCTTTCAGTTTGCAACATTAATGCACCGCGATCATTATAGGCAGTTACTAGTAATGTTGAATTGGAAATTGGTGTCTGCAAAAATATCGTATCATTATAAATTGTATAATCAAATTGTAATAATGGTACCAATCCTTGAACTAAACACTCAATCGATATTTTATTCCCCAACTGAATAAAATTAGAATTTATTACTACCGTACCTGACGCCGGAGGTACAAAGAAATCAAACCCAGGACGTAATTCATTATTGTTCACGTATACTCTTACGTTTGTAATATTAAACAAATTAATATCGTATTTTGTCGGATCAGTAACATATGAATTGATATTATATGTATTTTTTGTTATATCCGATACTGTGTGGTAAGAAATAATCGGAGGGAATAATTTTCTTGATCCTAGATTATTACTTAAAGTTAAAATAGCTCCGGCAGATTTAGGATTACTAATTCCTGAATAATTTGTTAGCACAAATGAATTGGCGGGTGTTGCATTAACGTTAAAATATTGGTCTGAAATTTCAAAATAATTATCGTAATAATCGCTAAAGAAATATGCTTGAATTGTATTTTCATCGAACGGAGAATTAAAATATATGTCTAATGCAGCTTTATTGCTACCATCATTGGCTTTGGTTATTATATATCCAACTTGCGTTGAAGTTGTAACTTCAGCTAATGACATTCCGTTAACTGATACATATGCACTACCAACAGAAGTATAAGGAACTTGTCCATAGACTTGTACTCTATTAGTGCCGGTTACAATTTGTTTAACTACATCTAGTAACCCTACTCCATATCCATTATTTCCGGATCCTAATCCTATAACAGTATATCGAACTGTACCCGATACTTCCTGAATATTAAGTATCAGTTGATTATTTTTCCAATCAATTGTATATTCATTTATGGAAGAAAAATCTGTTCCCGGATCTCTCACATTAGGATTGTATCTTAGAATTGTGTTATTGAAGACTACAGTAATATATGGCGCACTTGCTGGCACTACTGATAATGAAATAACCGGCAATTTTCCTGCTATAACTGGAGCATATCCATTAAAAATTAATGGCGATCCGACTGAACTTTTTGTATAAACGTTAATTCCTATAGAATCTGTAACAAAACCCGGTACTAATTCTTCTGTTGAGTATAAATTATTCGTTGTAAAGAATCCATCGCCAGAAACTATTACATCTTCAGGATTAGTCCCTAATGCATTTGAAATATTCGAAGTCGTTGTAATCCATGTTCCTCCGTCTAATTCTGTATCAATAGATGACGGTAAAACCGTAGGAGACCATATTTCTATAATGTCTCCTTCTTTAATATTTCCGGCCAAATCTGAACTAAACGTAACATTATTTCCAACTACAGAAACAACTGTTGTAGATGAATTTGAAAATTTATTCTCTGTATAACTTATAATATTTGCATATTGGCCGCTTGTTATACCTATTGCAGATGTCACTGGAATTACGGAATCACTGGCATATGTTGCTGCTGCTACAATATATTCCCTTGCACTTTCAATGTTATCAGCATATGCAAATTGTCCAAAAGGTTGATATTCCACATCCCAATTTGATGTATAATTAAAAGATAATCCCGAAATTTTGTTGTAAGGATATTCAACACCAGACATTAGCTGAGATATATCTTTACCTAACACATTGTTTGTTGATGTATAACATGTTAAAATGCGCTCAACTGCATTTAAAATTTCAATATTTTTAACATAATTAATTTTTAAAATTTTATCTCTAGGAGGAGCTATATTAAATACCAACGTAGAAATTTTCTTGCTGTAATTATTGAATATTTTGGTTCCGTATTTGATTGTAAATTCCGAACTCAATACCAAATTATTATTCAATGTAATAGATGTTTGTAAACTATCCGGTTGTGCTGGCCATGACAACTCAAACTCTCTATTATAACCGTCACATACAAACGAGTCTGATACATTATTATTAGGTGGAGTTGATTCCGAAGAAATTCTATCAAATTTAATACCTATTTTATTAGTTCTTATACGATTATTTCCTAATCTAGCATAAAACCTGGCAGGTGTTACATCATTTCCGCCTCCAATTAATGTAACTACAGGAGGTTGAGTATATCCATTGCCCGGAGTTAATACTTCTATGGCTGATATTTTTCCAGAACTAATGAATGCCCGGGCTGTTGCTCCTGCCCCAGTATCTCCACTAACTGCTTGAATAGAAACTGTGGGCGACGAAGTATATCCATTTCCTGCATCTGCAATGATAATACTTTCGATATAGCTCTTATAATTATCTTTCCAAGATTTCCAAGGATATTCGTCTATTAAACTGTTACTTAAATCAACTTTCTCAAATTGACCCGTTACACTATTGTAATAACTCGGTAAATCAAAATCTGTAACATCAGAATTACTTTGATCTAAAGTAGTGTGAACTGTTGTAAAGTTTCTAACTACTGTATGATACGGTTTTACTTCATTTAGATATTTTTCTTGATATGCACTATTTTGATTTTCAAGTTTATACACAGGTCTTTGATCTAAATTTCCTGCATTATTCACCACGTCAATGAATGATGTCTTAAATGCCCAATCCAAAAGTTTCTGTTCAGATAATGCATATCTTACTGACTTGAAGAATAGCAAATTCCAATTAATTTTTAATTCATTTATGAAAATATCGTCGCGCAATGCCGAGAATATATTATATATTTCATCTTCAGGGGCTTGATCGTACAACGTTTGATCATATGTATTGTTATAATCAAAAGTCAAGTTTCCTGTAGAGAAATTCCAAAGGCTTTCGCTTAATTGAATTGTTCCTTTTTCACTATAAACAATGTTATAATCTTTGCTAAATGTACCCAACTCATTAGGTTTTGTTTTTTCAACAATTATAAATCTGCCACTACCGCCATTTTTAATCTTAATATATTGACCCGGTAACACATTCACGAGAGTATTCAATTGAAATACATCACTAATTGTATTCGTAAAATCTAAGTATGGTTTAAAATCTTCGCTTACCCAATCGACATAATCCCAATATAACTTAGTATTAAATTTTTGAGTCGAGACTTTGTTCCAAGAATTTAAGTTTTTATTGAATTGATATTTTGACCATCTGCGAGTAGAGTTTTCATCAACTAATACAATAGCCGTAAATGGTCTTACTACTAGTTGAGGTGCAGATGCAAAATTTTTACCTGGGTTAACGATTTTTACAGAAGTTATTCTGCCTTGCTCGTCTATAAATGTTTCTAATTCTGCACCTTGATTTGCGTTATTAACTATTGTAACTGTAGGCGGATACTTGTAACCAAATCCTGGATCAGTTATAACAACATTATATATCTTGCCATTTTTAACATAAGCTGTTAATTTTCCTGTCGACAATAATGAAGGTTCTTTGATTTCTAAAGATAAAAATTCTAAATCTTCAACAATGATGTCATATTGATTTAATACTGGTAATTCTTCTTTGTTTAGATTTTTAAAACTATAATTGTCTGTAATTAGGTTCTTAATCAAAACGCTGTTGGCAAATTCTACAACATTTCTTAATGCTTCATACCTATTTTTAAACATAGATTGTCTAGGACGTATAGATATGCCATATTTTTCTCTAAACGATAACACAGGATCAGGAATTAGATTTCCTAAACTATCACGACCTAACAAACTATCTATTAATTTTTTCTCTAATAATGTATTAGGAACACTATCATCTGAATTTTCTTTTAATAATAACCATTCGGTATGTTTAGGAATAGTATTATTAACAATATCAAACGATGAATTTAATGTTATCTTATTGTCGATTAATGATTGTGATACATTGGCAATCGACAATGCATCTGGAGATAATATCTGTAAAGTTTTTAATCCATAAGTTATTGGATCTGCTATTATATTTGCAACTTGCAATGAACTTATTCTTCTATTCTTAATAGTCGGAACAGTGACTTTATTCTTAACCCAAAAGTAATAAACATCGATGAATGTTCCGGTTACTGGATCTATAATCTGTTTTACCGAAACAACAGAATTATCAGGATATTTAGGTTGTCCACTTATAGATTTTGTCAGTCCTGTTGGCGTGTCGGCCAATGCTGTCCACTCACTTGGCAAATATTCCGATTTTACCCATTCGTATACATCAATAGTTGAACCCGGGAAAACTTTCCCCCAATATGTTTTTCTAAAGTTTATATCACCTTGTTCATACCACATGTATTTTACTGAATTCAGGTCCCACCAAAGTTCGCCAACATGCTCATCTAACCAATTTGTCTTAGGATCATTAATGGTAGATGTTATGCCAATTGAATAAATTGCAGGATCAATCTCGGCTCGATAACTTAATTCTTGTTGAGCTAATCCTGCTATTTTTCCTTTCAATGGATCAATAACATCAAGATATTCAATGATTTCTTCTTTTTCTGTATCAATTAAAATGTTTCTGTTAAACAAATCGACATCTACTAAATCTTCTTCAAATCCTAATACTTTATATCCAGAAACAGATTTGTCATTAGTTGTAAATGTATGCAAATAACTGAAATTTGTTGTAGTATTAAGTGCCGGTGCTCCGACAAATATGGAATTCTGACCTAATAAAACAGAATAACCATAATTATCACCTTCACTATAATTTCTTGGATATATTTCGTCAGCTAATACAAATTTCGATTCTTTGTTATCATACAAATATACTGTACCTGTTCTATTAATACCATCGTTGAATATTGTAGAATTGGCGTCAAAAATTGTAAAATTGTTAGTCAATTCACTATTTACATCATTAATAAAAGGTACAGATGACGGGGAAGTATAATTGTCAAACGTGGTTCTTACTCTATTATTTGTCCCTAAAGATGAAATTACTAATAGATTTTTGTTACTGTCAAAATCAATATCACGACCGAACTGCATTTGTGATGTTGCATCTGGATTCAAAATTATTTGTTTAATTTGGAAAGTGCTAGAACTATCCTTTTGATAATGTATTACTTTTCCTGTAGTATTATTTGGATTTACTGCGCCAGGTACTGTTACAAAAATGTCAGTTCCGTCAGGAGATACTAAAACTTTTTCACCAAATCGAGAAAATGCCTGAACTGATTGCGGTACTGTTAAAGTTTGAACATAAGTGGTTCCACTAAAAATTTGAACTTGACCGCGTTGACTATTAAATCCCGGGGCACTAATTGCGATAGTTTTTGCATCAAATGACCCGCTGATCGAATATCCCCACTGACTTCCGGTTGATATAAATCCATTTTGTGTTAATTGTATCCCAGATGGGCCCGCTACTATTTGTAAATTAGTCGATGTAGTAGATGTTACCCGGTATGCATATACCTTACCCGATCCCGTAGATAAAGAACCCGGTGCTCCAATTAAAGTCAATTTAGTAGAAGTATTTGCTTCAACATAAATCGAACTTCCAAATCTTTCATAGTTAGTTGGGTACGGGCTTAATAGTATAGCTTCTGCTACTTCTTTTTCTAACAATGGATTAATGCTGCTTATTTTTATACAGCCTTCTTGTACGAACGATGAAGTAACTCCTGTTCCTGTAGATAGCCTAATCAATCCCACTGAGTTACTTATTACATTACTTGTAGCAGGAGCTCCTGTGAAAATTAATCCGTAACCTGTATCTTTATAGTTTATTGAATCGTAAAACGAAGTATATCCGAACTCGTTTTTAGTACCGCCTGCATAATAACTTAACTCTTCGTTTAATGTAAATCTGCAGATAGATACAATACCTGTATCGTTTTCTCTATAAACATATAACTTACCATAATTTGACGAATCATAGAAATTTGGCGCCCCAACTAAAACAACATTATTATTTTTTTGTTGGTTAATTGAAAACCCAAATTGATTTGAATCTGGAGTGACGCTGGTTTTTATTGGATTTTTAGAAGTATAATTTTTTACTTTTTCATATACTTTCCATTTATCATTGACGTCTTTATCTACCCAAAATTTTGTCCCATAGTTCAGGTTCAACAACACTGAATCATCATATAAAGAATTAAATGTATCGAATCTATGGCTAGTAAATTTGAAAATCAATCCGGAGCTATTGCTAATACTAACAGCCGGTTGTGTAGATCCTATTACAAATTTATTTAAGGAAGTGACTGCAACAACTTTATAAATTCCATCAACATCAGAATCTAATTGAGCTATTGAAACAATATCGTCTTTTTCAATATTATGAAAGTCTTTTGTAGTTAATGTTATTTGTGTATTTTCATTATTAGATATTGCAGATAAAATCGTTGTATCGACTTTAGAATAATGCAAGACATCCCATTCTCCATTATCGGTAAATCCTACCCAGACTGTATCACCGACGGCGATCAATCCATTATTAGCGATATCGAACAAACTATCTTTATTAAATGCTGTCGATGTCACATCATCGAGTCGAACATAGCCCGCTACTTTTAACTGAAAGTTATTATCATCGAACGTAGACGGTGAAGTAACAAATGTATTAGCAGGGTTGTAATCTGTTGGCTTTAATAATAATTTATCGGCTGTTTGATAATAAATCAAATCATTTGGGTTCGTTGGTTTTGAATTAACAAAGTTGATTACTTGTGGATTATCTACAAACGTTCCTTCAACCAATGGGAATTCTATTTCTTTAAAGGTTTGGTACGATCCAAATTGTCCTAATCTAAATGCCCACAATTCATTAAAAGACATTTCTCCTTGTAAATTATTAAGAGTAGCTTTGGCTAATTTAGAAATAGCATTTTTTGTACCTTTTTCTCGTATGAAACCTTGATAAAATTTATATTGAGTAGTTGGGTTCGTAAAAATATTACTAAAATAAGTACGAGGAGTATAACCTATTAAATGCTGCGCCATACTTTGTTGAGCAGCATCAAAATTATCAATATCTAAACTATAAAAATCTTCAAATTGCTTAATTTTATAATCAAAATTTGGTAACAATTCTGCGTTAGGCTTCTCTGATAATATTGTCCAATCTGAGAAGTTGAATGTATCAGATAAAGATGCATTTATGGCAGAATAATATTTTCCAACATACCTAACTACATTCCCTGGTATATACTTTTTATTCTTTGTCCAGGTTGAGACTATTGCCGTATCATACACAAAACCTGGGCTAAAATAGTCACCATCCCAATCTTTTGTTCTGAATCCAACTAGTTTCATTCTAGACTGTTTATATCCTGTCTCGAGATCATATATCGTATCATTAAAAATTGTACGATTGTTGAAAACTAATGCATGTTCTTTTTGTATCACATTTAGTTTTGCAAAATATATTCCCTGTTGACTATTCGTTACTGTTATAGAACATAATCCGTCTTCTCTGGAAACAGAAATATTATTTTTCGGCAATGCTGTTCCATTGACTTGCAACAATCTGTAATTATTGAATAGATCATCCACTAATCCATTAGTTGCCTTAAATGTTATTTTTTCAGCAAATGGGCTTAATGCTATAATATTGTTTGACGACCATCCCTGAGTTGACCAATATAAAAATTCTTTAGCTGAGAATTTCCAATTGACTGCTTCATTAATATCGGAATTGAATTGATCAAAAATAAATCCTTGATTTTCTAACCAAGCACCGTAACCTATAATAATATCATAAACTTCTTGAATTGTATTAAATGTTGATCCATAAGGAATTATTTTTTCTACCTTATCAAATTTACTTTCAATTTGTACCGTCGCTCCACCTTTTGTAGGGATTTTTGGAACTTGTTGAAAATATGCTTCTGTAAATGTAGATTTAGCATAATGACTTGTTTTGACTATATAAAACTTATTTTGATAAAGAACATATTGTCCTTGTTGATAATATCTCGATGTAGCCGATGTATTTGCTGTGGTTAATTCTGCATTGGTTAGGCCATTGTTTCCACCAACAGGTGCTCCGCTCCATTCTGTATAAGGTGATGTTACTCCTCCTATTGTTATTGTTGGAGTATTTGCATTCCTAATCGGAGTATATACTGTGAAATAATTGTTACTGGTATCATATCCTTTTATAACAAATTTTCCATTAGATTTTTGTACAATAATTCCGGATAAACCTAATGATTTCACCGCATTACTAGTATTCAAAATTAAACGATAATCTTCTTGAGGCAATATTGCACCAGGAGCATTTGATATCGGATCATATGCGTCGATTATAATTTGCAGTTTTTCTTTGCTTACAAAACCGCCTATTTTTTGGAATAAATTAATACTATAGTTTTGAACGTCTGTTAATAATTCTGATATATAATTTGGATTTTTTTGTTTCCCAACTTCAGTAACCAATACACTATATCCAGAAGTTAATGTATTTTTATCTTGTTGAACTATTGCTTTTTTAAGATTAATAAAAGTGCGATCATTACCGTATACCCATTGATTAGATATATTTTTTGTCAATCGTATCGGATCATACATCAATGCTGCATATATGGCTGGCTTCGTCAAAGCTAGTAATTTTTGAACTGCAAAAGGCCAATAACTGCTTCTTCTCCATGCGGTTTCCGCTGGTCCTTGATCACCGAATACAAAAGGTTGTTTCTGGTTAAATGCTGTTACATTTTCTGCTATTCTAACTGTCGGATCAACAAGATTTCCATATTGATCAACCGGCAACAGAGATGATAATATCGCTCGTGCATAAGTTTTGTCAATGCCTTGTCGATCGCCGTGTCTTATATAACCTATTTCCAAATCATTCCATAATACATCATTACCCGATGTATACGGAGCTGGTCCATATTCGCTTTCCCACCAATCTGGTTTATTTGAAAATCCTAACATTTCCCAAGGACATGTATGTGGTCTGTCGGTGTCATAAAAATATTTGTATAGAGACCTCCAATATCCAGATATTTGTAAATCTAAAACAGAGTTGTAAGCATTTTTATAATTCCATGTAAACGGGTTTAAAAGATCAAATGCTGTATTTTTTTCATATTCGATTCCAAATGTTCCTGCCCAACTGATAAAATCTTTTTGTAATATTTGATTTATTTCGGCTATCGAATAATCTACTTTTCTAAATGCACCAGGAATTACAGAATTATAATCTAATAACTCATTTCTGTAAGATACTTTTATATTATTATAAACACGCTTTTCGTATTCTAAAATAACATCGTCTCTGTAATCATCAAATGCTATTGTGATACTGCCATCATGGCCTTGTATAACCTTAGTTGGGCCACTTATGTAGGTATCATCAAAAAATATCTTTGGTTCAAATCGCGGATATAACCCTAATTTTGTCGGAGTAGGTGGTACAAAACAACCTTCGGTACTGAAATATTCTACAACAGTAATCACATCTCCTACAGTTAGATCTTTCGATATTTCGAAAGAAGAATCGTCTACAAATGTATAATCCAAACCAACTATTAATTGAACATTGTTTAAATAAATCAGTGCAGATTTTAAACTTAATTGCGTAAAATCTAAAGAATTACTTAACGGATATATCACATTGTTGACATTAGTAACATTCCATTTTTTAATTGTTTTATCTGATCCATATCCTATCATATCAGATAAGAAATAAGGAGATATTTCTGTTTTATTAACATTTAACTCGCGAAGAGCTTGATCTAAAATTACAGTAACCTCATCCTCACCGCTAATTTCGGATATTTTTTTCATCAAAGACAATTTAAATTGAGCATAAGCATTAGCCGATACTGTAATTGCTTCGATCACGCTATGTTCTTTTTTACCGATAAAGAAATTAGCAAATAATCCAGGATTTATATTTGAAATAACTTGATTAGTAAGTTTATCTACATCTGATAAATCTCTAAGATTACTATCTCCGGGATATTTTCCAACAAATTCTGAAGATTTTTTTATTGCGGAAACATGATTACTAATCTCACTCAATGTCAATTCATTCACAATATCATTATTTGGATTATTTGTGAAGATTATTGGAAGTTCATAATATCCTTGAGATTCTTTTAAGATTCCATCAGATTCAATTTTTAATAATACGTTTGTATCTTTAACTATGTCGCTCGAAAACTGTAATTTATACAATCCGTTTGTTACTGTGGTAGTATAAGAAGTCGGTTCAACATTTACATTGTTTAAGTATACATCAAAATTAACATATGTTGCTTTTGATAAATCTACTGCAACAACATCAATATACGATGTTGCAGTTAATATTGTAGTAAATTGTATTACAGGAACGCGATATTGATCTCCTTGTACCCAAACATTTTTAAATTCTACACCCGATTCATTATTAACTTTAATAAATGTTTTATTGGTGTTTATTGTTGTGACCGAAGATTCATTTTCAATTAAATCAAACGAGTCAGTCATTAAAAAATTCTTAAATGAATAGCTTCCGATACCTACACTATTTTCTTGTTTTACAGTTATACCTAGTACACTGTCGAAAATTGTACCTGGCGTATATCCAAATATTTTATTTCCTGAGAAAGTTGTGGCTAAGTCAAGACTATAACTATTTTGATTATTATCGTATAAATCAAACAACGGTGGTTCGTTTAATTTATTGTGTTGTTGAGAATATATCCATTTAGAACCGTTATACCACCAATTGGTTCCGTTGGCTTCTTTTCCGAAAGTTATACTCGTAGAGGCATTAACTGGAGGAATGTTATCGGATGCAGGTATTAATTGTAATTTTTTATTACCGTTTATGAGATTGTATTTGACTACATAGATCCGACCACACACGTCAAGATCTAAATCTGCATTGAAAATAACTCTATGTCCTTGTTCTAATAACACTTCATCTACATAATATCCAGCAGATCCTTCCACCGTACTAAATGCGTCTGTTGTAGTATTATCGATTAAATCAACATTGTTTATTCCTATTGATCCAAAATTATGTAATTGTAAATTAGGTGAGAATTCTACAATAGGACGTTTGGCTCTTTTATCTGCAGGTAATACAGGAACTTGTCCATTTGCTTCCGCACTAACTTTAATAACATTGCCATGAACCCACCTATTATATCTTGTCCACGAATTTAAGTCTCTACTGGCTCTATTAATTGTTATATATTCTGGATCCAACGGTAGCTTTTTAAACGAATCGAATGGGAACGAATCGAACGGCGTCATGTCAAAATTGTCGTTATAAATATCTGCCATGTCCGCCGAAGATGCTAATGTATTATAATCGATCAGTTGGATTGCTTTTCCTACTCCTTCAACAAAATATTCTTTATTTCTATATGAAACCGGTGTTACTGTTCCGCCAAATCGAACCTTCATTCCATTTGATAATTTTATGCCAGTTCCTGACATATAGTTTTGTTTTCCAATAATCTCGTTTTCAACATCAATATAAGTATCTTGTTCAATAGTTCGAACAACAATTTGTCCTTGTGCTGATAAATTATTTCCACCTACATAATATAAATTTTCTGGTGTAGATCCATTGACTACTATTGTAACTAATCCAGTGCTAGTTCCATTATTTGTAACATTGTTATTAAAAATATCACTAGTTCCGCCCGTCGGCAATGATTTTATATAAAATGGTTGTGAACTTGTAACATCGAACACATAAGTATTTCCTCTATATAAAGTAAGTAAAGGATCCTGTGTCACTCCATCTGGATTAAAAATAAAAGAAGTTTGACTTTCATTTTCAATCACGGTAAATGTGCTTGTTGTATTTTGTGGTTTTCCAACAATTTCTATTGTCTGCGGTCCGGTAACTAACCAATAATATTCTTGATAATTAACAAACTTATCCCAGTCAATAAATGGCTTGTATGTATAGTATTCCGATTTGAATAATCTATCTAAATTATTGACATGGCCTCCTTGATTTCTTATTTCGTTCACCAAATCATCGAAGCTTATAGCATCAGATACATTATTTTCGTCGTCATTTATGATCAATGCCGGAGACAATTGATAATTTTGTCTTAGGTTAGAGTTATCAGCAATATAATTGTCTTGAGAATTTTTATAATTAGGCGACACTTTAGAGCCAACAAAGCCGTCTAATCTCTCAAGAGACGGTGGCTGAATTAGTTGATCAATAGTACTGGACAAAAACTTTTTGTTTTTATCTGTTCTTAAAAATTCTGGTAATAACTCAACTGATTTTATCTTTTTAACCATTATTAACTTCCAACGAAGGTTGTTTTAAGTTGTGATGCAGAAATTGCATCTATTATTTCTATATCGTCAATCCCTGCACCATTTATAAAAATTTCATTTGATAAACATGTAATTTCAAATAAACTTCCAAAATTATTTGCCAAAGGTACTATAACAAAATTTGTAATATCAGGTGTTAATTGATTCATGACATATGTTGACAATTCTGAAAAGTAAAATGTCTGTCCGAAATCCCAATTTTCTAAACTAAAAAATTCTTGAATAGAATTCAATATACGAGTTTTTAATTCATTATCACTAGTCGTTCTGGTAGAATTTCTCACTGCCTTAAATGTAGCTTGTAAACTAGACGGTGCTTTAGATCCAAACAATACTTTATATTTCACTGGTTGAAAAACTATTTCATCGCTAATTGTTTTAATTGATTCCAGAGATGACGAAAAATTTAGATCTAAACTTTGACTTGTTGGCGGCAACGGTTCGATTTCTCCTCCGGTTGTTAACCATGTTCTATATGTTCTATCATATTCTGAAGTTAATAGATAAACATCAATCATATTACTTTTTGCAGGATCTATCCTTCTGTCATCATTACTATTATGAATATATTGAAACTTTAGATTATTCCTGCCTACTTTTGCAATATAATCAGGTTGATATACCCATGGATCGCCTGTATTAACTAATGACTGGTCGTACGATTTTACAACATTAAATTCACTATCGTAAAAATAATATAAATCTCCTGTCAATGGCGTTTCGGACGATTGAGACACACTAGTCGGATTACTATGTGCTGTTATCAGATCTGAATCGACTAAACTATATTCTTCTCTGTCATTAATCTTTTTAAAATAAACAAATTTAATATCTGTATTATTAGGATCAACTATATTATTAAAACTATCTGGATCTTGTATTTTTCCTTCACCGGTATCATAAAAACTAACTTTAATTTTTTTAGGATTTACATATCCATCAACTTCCACTACGGCTGAATCTATTTGCCATACATAATCTTTACCTAAACTACCGAACGTAGATGTATTTGCTGCTTTGATTGGCTCAACAGATGAATTTACAGATAGAACCTTTATTTGATCTTTAACAACTGTATTTGATACAAAATCAAAATTTATTGAGTTTTCGTCGACTATGAATCCGGTTTCTTTATCACTTTCAAATATGTAATTTAGTGTTCTAGATTTTACTGTATATCCAATACCGTTCCAAATAAATGCAATGGTCCAACTTGCATCTTTACTTAAATTATCTGTATTTCCTTGTAAAGATAAACTAAATGGATCAACTAAATTAATATTTGTATCCAATACTATATACCAATCTCCCAAATCTTGATCAAACGATAATCCAAAATTTCTACGATTCATACACAGATTTACTATTTCATTCTCAAATGCATACGATATTGTGGTAACAAATTTTGGAATTACTGTCACTGGTATGGCTGTGCTAGGTACATAGGTACTTAATTTTATCGGCCCAGATCCGGTATCTAACAGTCCTGCTCCAGAATTAGAACCATCATCGATTACTTGTGAAACTTTTACCCAAATATAATTAGTAGTCGTATCCGATTGTGTGCTTACTAATTTTCCTTTTGAGGTAAAATATTTTCCGCTCGGAGGAACAAATTTAATTAACGACCCTTCTGTAATATATTTTTTATTTCCTGTATTAGTTACTCCTACTGCAACTGGCAACGAATCTTCAACAAAATAACCGCTTGTTTCAGTAATAACATTTTTAGCATTTACCCAAGTCAACGAAGATAATGTAAGTTGGGGATATTGATCGATATAAAACGATCTTAATTCAGGACTACTTAAAATAGGTTGTACTCGATCCTTTATAATAGCAAATACTTCGTTTCTTGTAATATATTCAAAATTAAACGATTGCTCCGAAAGTTCTTTATAAAGAATTCCGTCGCTGGCGAATATATTTGTTTTTCCGTATTTTCCGCTTACGTCTGTAAGATCAAAATACTTACTAATACCGCTAGATATTCTGTTTACACTCTTAACTTTTAATATATCATTACCTAGTGTTAACGGAGCAACATTATAATCCTCGGCAGTTACCATTCTATTTTGAACATAAAATGCTTGCGGAGCTTTGTTCTGAATACTAGAATTAGATTCTGTACCTGAACTATTTGAAACATTATATTGCAATCCCAATATTAATGATAATTTATGAGATTGTCCATTTTTATTTAGATATGGAATTTCAATTGTTATGCCGCTTAATTGCTCTGGCTTAATTATATATGTTAATCCATTACTTTGACGATAAAACAATCTAAATTGTCCTTTGGGTAAATTTCCAAATGTTCCGTCGGCAAAATTTAAATCAATTTGATCTTGATCCCTGGTTGTTATACTATAGATATTTCTTTGATTTTTATTTAAACTATTATAAATTATATTATTACCCGTTACAGCCGGTACTTTCTCCCACAACGTAGAATAGTCACCGTTTGAATCTATTTGCCATAACCATACATCTGTATCATTAATATCGGCTGCATTAATACCTATAATTTCATTCGGTACAGGATTATCCAATGTAAAACTAGACAATTCCATCGATCCTTGTTTGAACAGTACAAAGAATCCAGTATTTTCGCTACCAGATCCCTGATTATCATTCCTATACAATAAACTAAATTCGTTGCTCGGCAAAGGAGTATCTTCAACTATAGTTGAAGAATTTTGAATACTGGCCGAAACTACTTCAAACTGCATATTCACACCGTTTATATTCTTCAAAAATTCAAATATAGGAAGGTCACTATTAGTACTATTAATCTTATACTGTTCTGTTAAAATTCCATCTACTGTTTTACGGGCAAATGGTTTACCGAATACGTAAGAAGAACCCATTGCTCCACTTAAAATGGAAGTAAACTGTTGATACCAATTAGTATTTGCAGGATCATTCCACGTAATAAAAGAATTTGCTAGATTATTACCAAATGGATCTATTATAGATTCTGTTGTTAAAATTGAGGTTATCTTCAATAATCCAGATGCTGGGATATTTCTTTTAGGAACATAACTGATTAGTTGAGCCAATCTCAATATACTATCTCGTTTTTCAGCTGTTTCTAAAAAGTTTTCACGTGCATTTAAATCAATTCTAAAACTTAAATTTTGACCTAAATATGCTATTAAATCAACTAATGCAATATATTCACTACTATCAATAAAATCATTAAAATCTTCGGGATAATTTTCCTGAAGATACGAAATCATTGTTCGTCTTAATGTTTCAAAATCGTAACTTTTGAAGTCAGCATTTCGAAAAGATTGGTATATTTTTTTCCAATCTTGAGTAACTAATAGTTTATTGTTGGTTGAAGGTATCATACTAATTTTTATTTTTAGTATTTATGTAAAAAATAATCTAGGTATATTATTGAATAACTAACCCAATATTTTGGTCGAATGCCAATTTTATTGTTTCACTTTGGTCTGTACCGTTCATTAACAATGTAACTTCTAACAAATATCCATTAGGATATTCAGTTAAATCCATCTGAATCGGTGTTACTCTAGGATCCGACGTGCATATTCTTTCAATATCTTGCTTTAACAATTCTCTGGTTCGATCTGTGATGGGATCCATTAATAGATTCCAAATCACACATCCGAACTCAGGATTCATAACTCTTTCACCTTTTTTTGTATTAAAATGATTAATAATATCTTGTTTGATTAGATCAAAATCAAACAATTTCGTATTATTTTCGGACAAAGAACTATATCCTTTATAAAACTGACTTGTTTTAGTTTTATTTTGAGGACTAATTTTAGTAGTATTGATTTCAATATTTTTAAAAGGCATGATATTTCCTTAAGGATTTACTTTTGAGTCACCCAATATATCAGTATTTTCACTACTGAATTTCTGAGGATCTAAATTTTCGTGTTGATCCCACGGTTCATGTGTCGGCACTCGTTGCATAATACTTTGTAAATCTGATGTTTTATACAAATTACCATTTGCCCATCCCGAATTTGTATTTCTGTTTGGTAAAGAAAATATTGACAAGGAGGTCGGTTGTTCTGCACTAGATGCCGATTCTGCGGGCGCAGCACCGGGGCCATTCATATGTATATTTGCCGCCGTTTCGCGATGATCGCCTGCACTAGAAATATTAGTAGATGCTCCTGCAGAGAATTTATTACTACCTGCACTATTGATATTAAAATCCTTGCCTGTGGATTGTTTAATGCTATCAGTCACATTTAAATTGAATTCTTTACCTATCGAAATATTACCATTATTAACTGCTGATAGATTATATTGATCGCCGAATATTAATTTTCCTGTTTTTCCAACAACTAGGTTGTAATCATTGGATACATTAACATTCATACTATCATACGATTTAACATTGACATTTCTACCTGCTTCTAAATTAATATCTCTATCTGCTCTAAAATTGAAATCTTTTTCAGAATGAATGCTGATACTATCTTGTGAATATATGTCTATTTTTCCGTTGCTAGTTAATTCTATCCAGGCTGTTCCTTTGCTATTTGCAATATATATTAAATCTTGACTGTTGTGTAATAATATTTGATGACCTGTTCTTGTACGAATTCTAACTAATTCGTTTTGACCATACCTATCGCCATCATCCATGACAAATGTAGATCCACCCAATCGACTTACTGGCGCATTTGCATTACTTGCTCCATCATATCCTATTTTTCCTTTTTTGGCTCCGGGACTGGTATCCAATGGACCAGGAGTACTGATACCAAATACCGAACTAGGGATTTCACGTCGAGCAGAAGATGATGTAATTCCTCTTACATCGTCGATTAACAAGCCTTGTGCTAATAATCTGTCTGCAAAAGGATGTATTGGTTTTTTAATTTTATGTACATTTGGTTCTAACGCTTTGTTTGTTTTTTTCAAATATTCAGCTACAGGTAAATTATCTGTGCTGTATCTTCTTAATTGCTCTTGTGTAGCAGCGACTTCTTTACTAGATGCTATTCCTGGCATCATGTGATTTTGATACATGTCTGGTACACACCCTACCCAATATCCTTGATTGGGATCTCCGTCAATAAAAATCACCATTACCCGTGTTCCTACATCCGGAGGTACCATCCAAAATCCATAACTTTTTTGTACGTCATTGAAATCACTACTATTATTACCTTCATATCTTACAGAAGTTGCTCCGCAAAAAGGACTGAGGTATCTTACTATAAAAGTATCTCCTTTATTAGTGATAGTATTAGAAACTGCTCCTAATAATACTACTTCAAGATTTCCCATATATGTAGGATCTAATGTATTAGTTACTTCGGCTAGGAAAGGACCTGGCCGGCCTAGTGTTCCTCTTGTACGTGTTTCTATTTTTGACATGAATTATGATCCCGGTGGAATATTTGTTGACTGTTTTATTCCTGTAACTAATTTATCTAATGGCGAACTTGCTGACTTAGATCCAAATACATTAATTACAGATTTTGTATTTACTGAACCCAATGATGCTTGCGCACTTTCTAGATTTTGTGACAATTGACCCACTGCTGCTGTTACTTGTTGATTTACAGATCCAAATTTATCTCTTAATGCCGATACATCCGTTCCCACTGATGTTTTGAGAGATACTAATTTACCGCCAATATCTTTAACTTCATTAATTGCATAATTAATTTTATCGGGTGTGATTCCACCTGGTAATTTTGTTAAATCAGTAACTCCAAAAGCATTAGCAATATTAAGACCTTTAACATCTTGTAATGGTATATCAGCAGCAGGTGCAGTAGTAGCCGGAGCCAATAACGGTATATTTTTTAATTTTTCTAACGGTATTGTATTAAGCTGTAATCCTGCTCCGGATGCTCTAGGTATGTTTATAGATAATTCGTTTGCTTTAGATTTTAAACCTTCTAATTTTTCTTTACCTAATGCCGTTAAATTATTAACATCAATTCCTAAGGTTTTTGCTAGGCTATCTAATGATTGCTCTTTGGTTGCTCCTTCAATTTTATTTTGTATTCCATTAACCAGACCATTTGTGTTTGCTAATCCTTTAACTAAATTGCCTACTGTCGAATTATTAGCAAAAGTTGACATCGCATTATCTAATGCAGTTTTTTGATTTCCAACTAAACTTCCTAATGTTTCAGCCGAAGATTTTAATTTTGATAATTGTTCTAATGGTGCAGAGATTGTAGTAGCAGCTAATCTTATTCCTTCAGATAATCTAGAATTAGATAAACTATATACTGAACTTGCTGCTGATAATAAACTCATTCCTTGAGCAACAGGATTTGTTACTTTTCCACTTAAACTATAAGTAGGATTATTTACAGTCGGTATCGATAGTTGTGTAGGATCTGGTCTGATACCCGGTCCTGAAATAGCAGGAGTAGTATCTGCTACTGTTTGATCTGATGGATTTGGACTTGTTACCGACACCAATGTAACATCCGAAGACTTAGTACTATCACCTATCGGTAACTGAGCAGGAACTCTGATTAATTTAAATTCTTGTTTAAATACACCATTTTTAAATAAACTTTTAACTGTCGTAATCATATATACACCACTAAACGGTGCTCTAATTTTTTGAAATTGATTTACATCAACTGGATTTCTAAAAATTACAATTATATAAACTTCACCAAATGTTGAATCTATTTCGTTATCAACCGTTACATTTACATATCCATCTTCCAATTTGGCTTTATAGTTTCCTGTTCCAGTAGTCGAGATAAAAAATGGATCTCCTAAGATTTCAAGATCTCCTTGTGCCCCCGAAACTCCTGCATTAATAACTGCTTCGTGCAAATTTCTAGCTAAAATTTGATAAGGATCATCAATTAATTGACCTCCTGTGCCTGCTGTTTTTGGATTAATGTCCGTTGGATCTGTTTTTATTGGCTGTACCGGAATTGGATGCAATGCTACTTTATCCAAACTTTCGGAATCATATTCAACTTTAGTATTATCAGAAGGCGAAGCACCATTCCTTACACCAAAAACATCTGTATTGCCTAATGCAAATGGAATACTTTCGTAAAATAGATTGTTAAAATCTAGTCTAAAATTTAATACATCAATATTTTTTCCTGTATAAGTGTAATTATATTCTTTGTAAATGATGTTTGTGATATCATTTACATTGAATTTATATGACCTATATCCGGGTACTCTTGTATAATGTATTTTATACTCCGTGACTATATATGTGTATTTTTTATAATAATCTTTAGCTTGAGGATTTATTATATCTAAATTTGTTACTTTTGGAGTGATTAAGAAATAATTTACAAGACCATTGGAGTCTGGTTTAAAATTCTTAAGTAATCCTTGTACATATTCACTATCAACAATTACTGCCTCAATACATTCGTTGAGATTTCTACCGGCATTGAATTGAACTTTGATATTCGTCGTCGGAGAATATTTTAATATATTTGGATTTTGTTTAGCTTCCTCGACCGTTGGATTTGCAGTCGATGCTAAATTAGGCATCGGCGAAAGTACATTTGATTTGTTAAATTCTGATACTTTACTTTTTCCAATAGAATTTCCGTCACCAGAAAAATTATAGATACCATTTTCAAGGGTAGGGAATTTTATTTCGTATCTGTCATAATTTTTATTTTCTCCTGGGTTACTTTCATTATTTGTTTGCTGTATTTGTTTTTCTAAATTTTTACAAAGATCTTCTAAAATTTCCTTAACAGTTGCCCCTTCCATAGAAATAGGCTTTGATAATTTATTAGGATTTCCCATCGCCCTATCTGTATACATTACACCAGTGCATTGATATTTTGTTCCTTGATGAGTTAATTCGACTTTAACTGATGATAGACCAAATAGTAAAAATTTAGTGGCGCGATCAATTTTTTCCGGTGTTGATACTGAAACGTCTACATCATCTCTGTATCCCCAAAATTCTATTTTCATTAGATATGCTGCATTTGCATATGTTGTATACCCTGCACCAAGCGAAGCAACATGTAATGCTTCAATAAATCCATTAATACTATATGGTTCTATTACCGTGAAAGATATCTTTGAAGCAAGGCTTGCACCATTTGATGTACCTGGTGTCATTATTCCCTGGATTTCAACATCATCAATGAATAAATCAAAACGCCCAGGACTTTCTTTATTAAACCCACTTATCAATCCTTGAGTATTTTCGAGTTGTTTTTTAGATACTTTATCAATATACAATTGCTCTGCTTTTTCATTTTCGATATATGCTGCATCTTCAACTGTTTGTAATTGCAATTTGCTAAGAGAATCAGGTAAAGCAAAATCTTTTGATCCTTTGCCTCCGGATTTTAAAATGATGTATTTTGGTTCAACAAATCTATATTTTGCATCATCTAAATATTGGTCAGGAACTACAGATATTGTAAAATTATATGTTACATTTCTATAGTTGTTTAAAACATTAGGTAATAATTTTTTTTTGGACTTCAATATAACTGAGCTTGTTGAATCACCATCAACATTTTTTTGATTAGTACTAGTTTTGTGTTCAACATTCTGCGATGTTTGTGTTGCCATGGTTTAAAATCCTAATGCAGTTTTTATTGTGGAAAGTTTAGGCAAGTAAATTCTTGTACCGGGAACAAAATCAAATATCGAATCATTGATCACACTCTTATTTCTAACAGCAAATACCCACCATAAATTAACATCTTTATAAAGATCGTATGCTAACAGATCTGGACGATATTCATATGTTTTAGTTATTTCAAATAAAATATCGTCTGTTTCGGCAGGTATGTTTCTAAATTCAATAATATCCAAATAGTTATTATTTAAACTAGTGGAAAAATACGGGCTAGTTGACGAATAACTAGATGCTGAATAGTTTGCCATATTACAAATATCCTAATTTTTTAGTTTTTGTATGAGAAGTTAAATAGTTATCAACATTAAATTGTTGCATTTCTCTTCTGCTATACATTAATACACATGTAATATTTAATGTTGTCATTACCGGGATCGAAGTTACGTTATCAGAATCCTGTGCATCATATACATAATAATCTACAGTATCCGGTATGTCGAATCGAAAACTAGATATAGAAATTGGTACATTTCTTAACATATATGTACCATATGCATGTAATCTACAAATCGGTGGAGGAGCTCCTGCATCTCTATCATCACCAAATTTCATTTTTGTCAATGCTGCCAATAATTTCGTGGTCCCGATAAAAACTTCAGCATCTTTTTTATTTTGAACTGTGAATTTCGCCGTAATTTGAATATTAGTCACTTGACTGCGTTGGTAAAAATTAAATGCAAAATTACTATGCAGCGGTTGTTGAGGTGTATATGTTGCCTGATGTTCAAAATTTATTGTCGGAGTATACGGAAAAATAATACCATTGAAATTGTTTTTTAAAAGAGCTATTCCAGGAGTATTGCTTCTTAGATATTCGTCTGGGACTACGATCCTTGCCCTAAGATCATTTCCTAGTTGTTTACCAGAAGGTGTGAACATTCTAACCTGAGCAAGAGGCGTACTTTGCTTTTGCCCTCCAAAATGTACATTTTGTGAAGCTAGTTTCTCCTCTCTTGAATATAACTCACCAGTTTCTGGATTTTTAAAAAGACCTTGATATGCCGTTCCTGTTTCATCTAGAATCGGTATGCCCGAAGTATTTTTTATCTGTTGTTCTTTATCTGAAATTGCTGCACCAACAGATTCAGACTTTGTATATTTTTCTGCCGTTGCTTGTTCAGTTTGACTTGGATTCGTACCTTCGGGACTTTTGACCGTTGCTGTCGGATTTGCCGATTGTTCTGTATCTGAAATACTTCTATTCGTATCACTTAAATTATTGTTTAAATCAGTTTGATCTTGCTTTAAGTTTTCGAGGTCGACTTTTAATTGTGTTGTATCTCCACCAGATGACTCAAGGCTTCGCAACCCTTCTAATTTAGAATCAAATTGCTCTTTATTAGAATCAATCTTTATTTTTAAACTATCAGATTGAGATCTTAAAGTTAATAACTTCGACATTTTTTTATCCCTGTTACATTATTTAACAAATAAATAAACTACTAACTTAATATATAAAATTTTGGTTGACATTGAATATCAATATGTTAAACTAAATTTGGAGACCCAAAAAAATATGATAATAACAACAAGAAAAGTAAAATATTTAAACAACAGAGATTTATTAGGCGAGATACACAAAAGTAAATGCAGTTTTTCAAGTTTTTCAAAACAAGAATATAGTCAACACGATATCATATTAACAGACGTAAACAAAATTAATATTAGAACGATAGCCGACGCAAAGCGAAACAGAGCAAAAAGAATTGGTATACAAGCATTTATATCAGCCAGAGCGCAGGGTGATAAAAAAGTTAAATTAGCGGAACTTACACCGGATTATAAAACCATTGATAAAACTGAAATTGTTATTAGGATTATGACATTTGAGCATATTCCATTAGCTCCTGGCAGAAAAAAGACCACAAAAACCACGGCCGATAGTCACGAAAAAGTAAATTTTCCTCCTTTTCAACATTGGAAATTTGATGATGAAAATGAGTTAATATGTGTTGGAAAAAGCCATTGGAAAGGCGGAATTAAAACAGGAAAATTTTCCAAGGATCATGGTAGAATCACAGAATCTTTGGGCAAAATGTTTATTAAATTAAGCGAAAGATATGCTCAACGAGCCAATTGGCGCAGTTATACATATGTAGAAGAAATGAAGGGGCAAGCCATTTTACAATTAAGTCAAATTGGTTTACAGTTCGACGAATCAAAATCCGAAAATCCTTTTGCTTATTATACTGCTGCTGTAAACAACAGTTTCACAAGAATATTAAATAACGAAAAGAAAAATCAAAATATACGAGACGATATGTTAGAAGAAGCAGGGTTAACTCCTAGCTCTACAAGACAAAATCAACAGCAACATGCTGAAGAAACTGCACGACAAGCCAAATTATATAAAAATGTAAGAATGCCAAAATCATCTGATTCTGATTTTGAAGACGACGAAGATTTTAATGAATCAACAGATGAAAACACTGCTAGTTGATATGGGGTTGCTTATTTGTCAAAGGATTGTTAAACTATTTGCATGACTGGATTATTTAAAAAAGTAGCATGTTTCACCGATTTACATCTTGGCCTAAAGACAAATTCAACTATACATAATCAAGATTGCGAAGATTTTGTTGATTGGTTTATAGAAAACGCTCAAAAAAACAATGCTGAAACTTGCATTGTGTTAGGAGATTGGCATAATAACAGAAATGCTATTAATTTAGCCACGCTAGATGCTTCTATACGTTGTATGGAAAAATTAGGAAAAGCATTTGAACAATTCTATTGGTTTCCTGGAAATCACGATTTGTTCTATAAAGATCGAAGAGATATTCACAGTACTTCTTTTGGTAAACATATTCCAGGCGTCACTATAGTCGACAATGTATGCACCGTAGGTGATGTGACTTTAGTACCGTGGTTGGTAGGTGACGAATGGAAAACTATAAGCAAAATTAAAAGTCGTTACATGTTCGGGCATTTTGAATTACCATTGTTTTATATGAATGCAATGGTTCAAATGCCTGATCACGGCGAACTTCAATCTGAACATTTTAAACATCAAGAATACGTTTTTAGTGGTCATTTTCACAAACGACAAAATAGAGATAAAATTTGGTATATTGGAAATGCATTTCCTCATAACTTTAGCGATACTTGGGACGACAATCGAGGTATGATGTTATTAGAATGGGGCGGTACTCCTGAATTTATCAATTGGCCAAATTGTCCAAAATTTAGAACTATAAATCTTAGCGAATTACTTGACAAAAAAGAAAGTGTAATGAAATCTAAAATGTATCTCCGTGTTAACTTAGATATTGATATTACTTTCGAAGAAGCAAATTTCATTAAAGAAACTTTTACAAACGAATATGATATCAGAGAAATAAGTTTAATACAAGATAAAGTTAGCATTGATACTACTGTTGATGATAATCCCGATACAAAATTCGAAAGTGTTAATCAAATAGTATCAGAAAGTCTAGTATCAATAGATTCTGATCAATTTGACAAAAAAATGTTATTGGATCTATATAATAATCTATGATTAAACTAAAATCTATTACAGCAAAAAACTTCTTATCAATAGGAAATCAAACTCAAGCTGTAAGTCTTGAACAAAATGTCTTAACTTTAGTACTCGGAGAAAATTTAGATCTCGGAGGCGGTGACAACGGTCAACGTAACGGCGTGGGTAAAACTGCTATGCTTAATGCAATCAGTTATGCATTGTATGGTCAAGCACTTACTAATATCAAAAAAGAAAATCTTATTAATAAAATCAACGGTAAACACATGTTGGTTACCCTTGAATTTGATAAAAATGGTGTTATGTATCGCATTGAGCGAGGAAGAAAACCGAATATTCTTCGTCTCTTTGTAAATAATCAACAAATTAAAACAGAAGAAAAAGAAGAAGACGAAAGTCAAGGTGATAGTCGAGAAACTCAAAAAGTAATTGATCAATTACTTGAGATGAGTCATACTATGTTTAAACATCTAGTTGCATTAAACACGTATACTGAACCGTTTCTTTCAATGCGAGCCGCTGACCAACGTGAAGTCATTGAACAATTATTGGGCATAACTCTGTTAAGTGAAAAGGCAGAAACATTAAAACTTCAAGTTAAAGATACAAAAGATAAAATTCAACAAGAAACTTTTAAAATCGAAAGTATTAAATCAGCAAATGAAAACGTTCAAAAAAGTATCAATAGTTTAAAACTAAAAAGTTCTGCTTGGGAATCTAAAAAAGAAACCGAAATAGAAAATTTAGGTAAAGCTATTATGCAATTAGAGAGTGTTAACATAGCGTTAGAATTACAATCTCACACCGATTTAAAAATATGGACTGAAAATAATAATAAATTAAGAGAACTTAACAAACAAAAGGCAACTTTAGAAACTGCTGTAGCTCAAGCTGAAAAAACTAACAATAAGTATATTGCAGAATTAACAACTTTGGAAACACATAAATGCCCTGCTTGTGAACAAGATTTACATGATCACACACACGAAAAAATGGTCGAATCTGTTTCTATAAATCTTCAAGATTCTACTGAATACTTGAAAAAAGTTAGTACAAATCTTGACAAAATTATTAAAGAAATTAAAAATATAGGTGATTTACCAAAAAAACCTATAACTTTTTATGAAACAGAATCCGAAGCATTAGGTCATAAAAACAATTTAACTCAACTGGAAGTCAATTTAACTAACAAATTTAGTGAATTAAATCCGTATGATGAACAAATTAATGAATTAAAAAATACAGCTATTCAAGAAATAAATTGGAATTCTGTTAATGATCTAGTTAAATTAAAAGAACATCAAGAATTTTTACATAAGTTATTGACTAACAAAGATAGTTTTGTTCGTAAGAAAATTATCGACCAGAATTTAAATTATTTAAATAAACGACTTAGTTATTATATCGATCGTTTAGGCTTACCACATCGAGTAGTTTTTCAAAATGATTTAAATGTAGAAATAACTCAGTTAGGTCAGGATTTAGATTTTGATAATTTATCTAGGGGAGAAAGAAATCGACTGATTTTATCATTAAGTTTTGCATTTAGAGATGTATGGGAAGGTTTATATCAAACTATAAATCTATTATTCATCGACGAATTAATTGATTCGGGATTAGATCAAGCTGGTATGGAATCATCGCTTTCTGTTTTAAAGAAAATGGCTCGTGAAAGAAACAAAAATATATTCTTAATTAGTCATAGAGATGAATTAGTCAGCCGAGTTACTAGTGTATTAAAAGTAGTAAAAGAATCTGGTTTTACTTCGTATTCAAATAATATAGATTATGTCACAAGTTGAATTAGAAAAGTATAAGAAATTATATTCATCATTAGTTGAAGCATTTGTAGAATTACATAATTTGAACTTATCTTATGTTAATTATGTTGGTATAAGAACCGGCTATTCGGTACGACGTCAATTAAAAAAAATACTATTAATAAAAAAAGAATTAGATAAAAGTACAAAACTAGTGTATAGTGAGTATAAGAATAATGAAAAAGCTAGACAAGAGTTAAGTAAACGCAATCGAGATATTGCTAAAAAGTTACATCAGGAAGGATTATATAAAAATGACAAGCGTTTCAGAACAAATAAAGACGACATTTGAAGAATTTGTAAAAGAAGATACAAAGTTCACAGCAGGTAATAGTGCAGCGGGCACAAGGGCAAGAAAAGCATTAGCAGAACTAGGCAAGTTAGTTAAGGCTCGCCGTAACGAAATCACTGCTGAAAAGAATGCTCGTAAGGAAGCTAAAGCAGAAAAGTAATTAATGACTTGGACTTATCACGGACAAGTTGTAGATGAATTGCCTGATGATTGTGTTGGTTATGTTTATATTATAACCAATTTAACATCGGGTAAAAAATATATTGGCAAAAAATTAGCAAAGTTTAGTAAAACAACTTATAAGACTGTAAAATTAAAAAATGGCACAAAAAAGAAAAAGAAAATCAGATCAAAAATAGATTCTGATTGGAAAGAATATTGGGGTAGTAGCCCCAATCTTCAGGCAGATATAGACAATCTAGGCAAAGAACACTTCTCTCGCGAAATATTATACTACTGTAAATCAAAAGCAGAAACATCTTACATTGAGGCCCGTGAACAATTCGACCGCAAAGTATTAGAATCAGACGACTACTATAACGGCATCATAAATTGCCGTATCCATGGCTCACATATAAAATCTAAAATTTAATCTAACACAAAAGGTTGGCGGGCCAGTTTGTAATACCGCTGTGGAAAAACCAGGCACATAAAACCTGGACACGTAACATATTGAAGCACTCCCGTAGGTAGATCCTACTATCCTGAAAAATCGGAAGTGAGTATGAGGACTCAAACCATGTCCAACGCTTTGATATAGTATGAATGTTAGCATACGAAAAACCGTGCTATAAAAACTTAAACACTAGGAACGAAGTTTAAGGCGCTTAACACAGCGAGTCGACGTAGGTAGGGAAAGGTCAGAGCCCAATAGCTAAACGGTAAAATACCTATTTCCAATGTCTTGGCCGGAGGTAACTCACATGAAGACATCAGACGGAACCATAAAAAATAGGTTCCGTCTGACCAGAACAATCTACATGAATACTTCTTCTGCTTCGTTAACACTTCGCAGCTATTATGTTCTCTTATAATGCTCTGAATCGAAGATGAAAGAGCTAACGAACGTAGTTCGTTTTTATACTGTCTTAAAATATAAATTCAAGTTGAAACTAAAAGACTAAGAAAGTTTTTTAAACATTCGATATAAATAAATGAAACTGAGGTTTCATTCATGAAAATCGAACATTTAATTACTGAATTAGGTAAGGCTAAGGTTAGAGCCACGGCTCCTGGAGCAGCACCTGCTGGTAAGACATTAAGTATGACTCCAAATGCAATACGTAAGAGGAACGCAAGGGCTGCGGGAGTAGGCCAGCCTCTCCCAACTACCGACCTTGACGCCTCCTGGCAGAATATCATGGCGAGGGCTGAGGAATTGGAAAAGAATATGGATGACCTAGCAGGCCTACGGACTACTCAAACGCCTGCTCAACCTACTACTCAACCAGCTGCCGCTCCTACTACTCAAACGCCTGCTCAACCTACTACACAACCTCGAGGACCCGGTCTAGGAAGTAAGATAGCTACAGGGGTTGGAAGATTTGTTCAAGGAACTGGTAATTTAGCTTCTCAAGTTGCAGGAGCAGTTACTCAACCTATAGGTGCGGCGTTCGGAGGACTTAAGAAAGGTTTTCGAACAGCTAATCGAGGAGAAACATTTAAATTACCTAACCAACGAGATTATGCTCCTTCGCAATCGCGAAGTTATGAACCTTCGCAAGATGATGTATCTGGATCAGCTGAGTTAGCTGATTTAAAATCTATGATTCAACGTATAGATCAACGTTTAACCAATGCTGGGATAAAGGAAACTAAGAAAAGTTAAAAGAAAGGAAGTCCACTTTCTTTCGTTGTTTCCAAATTATCTTTTATTATTTCCGAAATAATTTCTCTATCTTGAATATCTAACATAAATGCTTGCTCTATACTTAGAGCTCCACGCATATACCAAGCTAATTTATATAATTCTGATCTTAAGGCTTTTGACTCAGATTCGTATTTTTTTACTAATTGCTGAATCTCGTCAATATTTAATGTCAAAAGCCTTGCCCGAAAAAATCGCTATCATTAAAATTTATAGGTATTGGATACGAAGCAGGAGCTCCTTGAGCTTGTTGTTCTTCAGTAGTCATTAATGTAAGCGGTTTTAATTCGTTATGTACTTTTAACTTATTTAGATGTTTGTTGATACGATCAAACACATCCTTATCAACGTTATTAATATAATCCATTATGTTTTTACTATCGGTTACTTCTACTTCGGGAGTAACAATTTTGTAGATACTTTCACCAATAAGATTTACTGTGACTTGAGTGAGATTTGAAAAACTAGAATTAAATATTTCTAATTTTTTTTCATCAGTTAACTTGTCATCATTAATAGCACTCATTATTTTATTAGCTTCGAAAGTCTGTAAACTAACTTTTGTCATGTGTTTATAAGTAAGAGGCTTTACATATATAAACAAATTAGAATCTATATCTATTTCTTCGATCCAAGTATTGTTTTGTTGTTGATCTAGCAATATTCTAAGATCTAATTCGTATTCCACTTCTTCGTTAATTATAGGAACTTTGTTTTTTAATTGTAAAATTTCACCATACGTTGCTAATCTAATGGCAATTAATATTGTATCTAAATCTATAGAAGGAGTATCCCAGGCATTTTTGATATTAGGCATGCAACTTTGAATTACATCGACTACTGCTTGTCCATTAAGGAGAGCGTCAGGAGTTTTAAACAAAAGTTCATCTTTTGCAGTCATTGAATAAACGGGAAACTCTCCGTTTTCCGGAATTCTTATACTATTTTGTGGCCAATATTCTCCTCTACTGGGCAATGTTATATAGATTTTTGGTTGTCTCATATAATTTGCTAGTGGATTTTTATTGGTATTAACTCGAGTATTCATATATTAACCTCTATAAATAATGTTATAACTACATTAATAGATATTTATGTAAGTACTTTATGGGTGAAAAATTATGAGTGCAGCTTCAGAAGCCTTATTACAGGATATATTAGACCAAGCCAGAGTTACTAATACTAACCTTGCTGCGTTATTACGAGCTTCCGCAGGTGGCGGAGGTGGGGGTGGCGGCGGAGGCGGAGGTGGGGGTGGCGGAGGCCCTGATCCTAGAAGATTTAATGTTTTGAATGGTGTATTAACTAGTATTTCTTGGGCAGGTAATATAGTATCGAATGTATTTTCAAGTATAGGAAATTTTGCAGGAAAATTAGCCGGAGAGTTTGTTACATTAGCAGAGAAAGCATTTCAAGGATCTGCAAAATTTGGTGATTTATTTGGCGCAGCAACTAGGCTTACACAAGCATTACCATTATTAGGTGCAGTTCTTACTCCTTTAATGGGGGTTTTTGAAAAAATTATTGTATATCAAGAAACGTTATTAGAGCAATATCAATCATTAACAAAAAGTGGTGCAAGTTTTGCAGGTAGTTTAATTGAAATGAGATTATCGGCTTCTCGCGCCTATTTAACATTGGATCAATTTTCAAAAATTGTAAGAGAAAATAGTTCTTTATTTGCAACAGCAATAGGTGGTGTTAATGCTGGCATTAAAATATTCACAGCAGCGCAAAATAAGTTAGTTGATCCTAATGGACCATTTGGTAAAAACTTATTAGGTTTAGGTTATACAGCAGAAGAAGCCAGCGAAATGTTGGGTATGTATATAAGTATGCAAGGTAATTTAAACAGAGCAAATAGGCAAAATACCTCACAAATGGCAGAAAGTACTAATAATTTAATAATGAATTTAGATGCCTATGCAAAACTAACAGGTGAAAGTAAAGAATCTTTAGAAAAAAAATTAAAAGAACAAACATTAGACGAAGAATTAAAAGCATTTTTATCAAGTTTGAATCCTGATGAAGTAGCTTCTGCTAATCAAGCGTTAGCAGCAGCCATGGTCTCCGGTGGAAAAGGCTTACAAGACGAAGTTAAAGTTCGTATTATGAGCAATAATAAAGTACAGGTTGCAGGAACAGAAGCTGCAAACAATCTTAGAGTAAGTTCTAGAAATCAAAGTGCTGCATCGGCGGACTTTTATTTTCAAGCATTTAAAATGGGTCAAGGGAGTAAGAATTTTGTTTCTACATTGGAAAATGGAAGACGAATCTTAGCCGACGGAACTGGAAAATTTTTTAATGCAGTAGGCGGACCTGGTATGGCCGGAGTTATTTCCACGGTAGGAGGAGGTTTTAAAGTTGCTGCCGAACAAGCTAAAACATTTAATAGATTAAATGGTGAAACATTAACAACAGAACAACGGTTACAAGAAATTCGAAAAGAACAAGAAAAGCAATTTAATTCTACAGCAGCCGCCTTAGCAGCAGCTCAAATGCAATTAAAGATATTTGGTAATCAAATAGGTGAACGATTCTTTCGTATGTTAGAACCTCTAAATGGTCCTATAATGGAAATAGGCCATTTACTAATGGATGCATTCGGCGGAACAATAAATTATCTTACTGCTCCTAACGGTCCAATGAATAAATTAGGAACTGTTATAAATGATTATATTGTTCCTGCAATTAATTGGGCAGCAAATTGGATCAAAGACACATTTACTAGCCTAGCTAGTTCAAATACTACTCTGGAATTTTTTAAAAATTTATCTGATAGATTTAAAATTGCTTGGGAAAAAATATCTGAAGTATTAGGCCCTCCGATAAAAAAATTCTGGGAAGAAACAGCAAAACCTATGTTAGCCGATGTTTTTACAGGAATAATGGATTGGATTATAACAGCCCTACGAAAAAATAGTTTGTTTGGTAGAATATTGTTTAATGAAACTGAGACTGAAAAAGAAGCTCGCAGGGCGAGAGAAGCAGATCCTTTATATCAAAAAATATACGAGGAACTTAGTATAAGGAATCCTCGTACTGGTAATGTTGCAGTCCGCCCAGAAGAATCCAGAGTAATCGAAGAATATCAAAGACAGAAGATTAAATTAGAAGCAGAAGCAAGGGATTTAGAGAAACAACGATTAATTAATGATTCTCAAAGATTAGAATTAATTAGAACATTATCTGAGCGAGAACGGGTAGTAGGGGGACGAGCAGGTGGATCACTAGGTGCCACGGGAGGATTATTTGAAAATTTTGGATCAGGTACTCCTATGGAATTGCATGGTACAGAAGGAGTAGTTACGCCGGGTCAAATGAGTGATATAGTTGCAAATGCTGTAAAACAAGGAGAAAATACACAACTACTCGAAAAGTTTAATCAGCTAACTGCATTAACACAACAATTAGTAACGCTTATGCAAGAAAATGCTAACAATTCTCGTAGAAGTCTTGATGCAATTCAGAACTTGAACGGTAATTTGCTTGCTTAATATAACATTGTACACATTTTAAAACATAAATATAACACTGAGATATTAAAACATGAGCTGGCGAAAGTACTTTACACCAATAAAAACACAAACTTCGGGTCAAATGAGCCCAATAAGCGGCAGTGGATCATCTACGAATCCACTTAGAACTAACTATTCTAGCTTTTTACCCGACGTATATACTGGACATCCTAATCGTTTAGAACGTTATGGACAATATGATACGATGGATTGGGATAGTGAAGTTAATGCTGCATTAGATATATTGGCAGAATTTTGCACACAAATGAATGATGAGAATGGAACTCCGTTCCAAGTGTTTTATAAAGAACAAGCTACGCCAACTGAGATTAAAATAATTAAGAAATATCTTCAACAGTGGACAAAATTAAACAAATTTCATACTCGTATATTTAAAATTGTACGTAATTCCTTTAAATATGGTGATGTTTTCTTTGTTAGAGATCCTGAAACATTGAGTTGGATGTATGTTGATCCAGCTAAAGTTGATAAAATTATCGTAAATGAGTCCGAAGGTAAGGCCCCTGAGCAATATATTATTAGAGATTGGAACCCAAATTTAGAAACATTGGCTGCTACGGCTATACAACCAAGTAATGTTCATGGTGGCGGTAGTACATTTGGTGGAAGTTATGGCACTGGCCAAGGTGGAGCAGGTGGTAGTAGAGGTATGGTCGGAGCTTTTCCGACTAGTACAAACTCTAATAGATTCCAAGTTGAGCAAAATCAATATCCGATAGATGCTAAACATGTAATTCATATATCCATGAGTGAAGGTTTAGATAACAATTATCCGTTTGGTAATAGTTTAATGGAGACTATTTTTAAAGTTTTTAAACAAAAAGAACTGTTAGAAGATAGTATTATCATTTATCGTGTACAACGGGCACCGGAACGCCGTGTATTTTATATAGATGTAGGTAATATGCCCAGCCATTTGGCTATGAGTTTCGTTGAAAGAGTTAAAAACGAAGTAAATCAACGAAGAATTCCTAGTAATACCGGCGGAAGTCAAACAGTAATCGATTCGGGATTTAATGCCCTCTCTATAAATGAAGATTACTTCTTTCCCACTACTGCCGAAGGACGAGGAAGTAAGGTAGAAATCTTACCGGGCGGAACAAATTTAGGAGAAATAGATGATCTTAAGTATTTTACTAATAAGTTGTTTAGGGCTTTGCGGATACCTAGTAGCTACCTCCCTACTGGACCTGACGACGGAGGAAGCAACTTCAATGATGGTCGAGTTGGAACAGCATACATTCAAGAACTTAGATTCAACAAATACTGTGAACGATTACAAAGTTTAATGAATGAAAGTTTCAGTAATGAATTTAAATATTACTTGAAAGAAAAAGGCATCAATATTGATTGGAATATTTTTGATCTAAAGTTTAATCCACCACAAAACTTTGCTGCATATAGACAAAGTGAAATGGATTCAGCTAGAGTTGCAACATTTGGCTCAGTAGTAGGAGTACCATTTATTAGTAGACGTTTTGCATTGAAGAGATTCTTAGGATTAACTGCTGAAGAAGTTACTGAAAACGAAAAACTATGGAGTGAGGAAAATCAAGATACTAACGATGCTTTACCGTCGAGTGCCGAACTTCGCAGTGCAGGTATCACTGGCAATAGTATAGCAGGTGATATGTCTGCATTAGGTGATAATGAACCTCCACCCGAATTAGGCCCCGAGGGCGGTGAAGGCGGAATTCCTGCTGGAGGAGCACCGGGCGGAGCTCCTGGAGGAGCAACACCAGGTAGTCCTGCGCCCGGTGGAACATCACCGATTGGCGGAATGAGATAAATAAAGTTATGTTACTAAGGGAATTCATTTATTTTGATAAAGATCATGCTGAGCCTTACTCAGATGATCGTTATTTGCCAGACTTTGATCAAACTATTCTTGATATGGATGATCTTAGAAAAACACCAAAGTTAACTTTAAGAGCAATAAATGATATACGTAAAGCCGGCGAAGCTAGGGAAAAAGAAGTTAAGGAAAATTTAGGTTTAATTAGAAAAATGTACGCAACTCCTGAGCCCGAGCAGGCTCCTATGTAAATTTTAATCAAAAATCGCGATTTTTCGCCTATTATTGGCGTAAATTTTTATTATTCTGTAAATATATTACAGATCTTGCCGCAACCTACTAAGGAGAACAATGCATGAGTACTAAATTTGAACAATTACTAGACTATTTAGTTAATGAAGAAATGGATAAAGCCAATGAGTTATTCCACGAAATCGTTGTTGAAAAGTCTAAAGACATATACGAAAATCTAATTTCTGAAGAAGAAGAGGATGAAGAAGTAGACGAGTCTGCTGACGACGAAGATGATGAATCTGTTGAAGAAGCAGCAGATGACGAAGATAATGAATCTGTTGAAGAAGCAGCAGATGACGAAGATGATGAATCCATCGACGAAGGCGAAGAAGAATTAGAAGACTCTTACGTAATGGATGGTGACGATGACACCGGAGATCCTACAGATGACATGCTAGGCGATGTTGAAGCCGGTGCTGACGACGAAGCGGGCATGGATGCCGATGATGGCATGGACATGGGTGCCGATGATGGTATGGACATGGACGGAGAAGGATCCGAAGACAGCGCCATGATGGATATTAAGAACGCCATACAAGAACTAGAAGCAGCATTTGCCGAATTAGAAGCATCACAAGGTGGTGCCGATGATATGGGTGCTGATTTTGATGCCGATATGGGTGCCGATGATGACATGGGTATGGGTGCCGATGATGATGAATTAAAAATGGGCATGTATGAAGGAAAAAAGCGTGTAACACGTGAATATGTAGAAAAAGTCGGTAACGACTGGAATGGTAGCTCTCAAAAAGCCCAAGGTAAAGCTGTTGGAGCCGATACTGGTGATAAAATGGGTAGCCCAGCTGAAGGAAAAAGCCCTATCAGTTCAGGAAAAGGTAAGCCAACTACAGGCGCAACCGCTGCAAATATTTTAGGCAGTAAAGGAACTGGTGAAGGAACAAACACAGGAACTAAGCCTGCTGGTAAAGCTGGTGGATTCCTTAAGCCTGCCCAAGATATGAAGACTGGTAACGGAAACGTTCCTGGTGGTAAAATGGGTGTTAAGAATCTAAGTAAAGTAGCCGGCGGTCACGGTGCTGAGAAAAAATCTAGTGGACCTGGTCCAGTAGGTGCAGGTACAGGAGAGAAAGCAGGTCAAACCTCAATTGCTCCCGAAACCAAGAAGCAGTTCTTAAAGCCTTATAGCAAATAATTAGAGAATCAGGATGAAAATACGTTATCTACGTGAACATTTAAGTTTTGATCAATCTGGTATTATACTAGAAAGTGATGATAAAGATGGAAAAAATCTTTATCTAAAAGGTATAGCAATCCAAGGGGGTATACGAAATGCCAATGGCAGAGTATATCCTGTTGACGAAATTGAACGTGCTGTAAAAACTTTAAATGATCAAATACAAAATGGTTATTCTGTCTTAGGTGAAGTTGATCATCCTGACGATTTAAAAGTTAATTTGGACCGAGTATCACATATGATTACTCAAATGTGGATGGAAGGTCCTAATGGTTATGGAAAAATGAAAATTCTTCCTACACCCATGGGCAACCTTATTCGCACAATGCTCGAAAGTGGAGTAAAACTTGGCGTAAGTTCTCGCGGTAGCGGTAACGTTAACGACGGAAATGGTCAAGTATCTGAGTTTGAGATTATTACTGTGGATATTGTTGCACAACCGAGTGCTCCGGGCGCGTATCCAACTCCTGTTTATGAACATCTCATGAACGCCCGAACTGGATATAAGGCTTGGCAAGTAGCAAGCGAAGTAAAAGAAGATCCAAAAGCTCAGAAATATTTACAGGAATCTCTTCTGCAAATAATTAAAGGTCTAAAATAATGAAAACAGAAGCTTACTTATACAAATGGACACATATGCCAACAAACCGTTGGTATATAGGTTCCAGAACTAGAAAAAATTGTCATCCTAATGACGGGTACATTTGTTCTAGTCGTTTAGTAAAACCATACATTTTAGAAAATAGGTCTGAATGGGTGAGAGAATTGATATGTATAGGAGAACCAGAATATATTAGAATTTTAGAAGGTCGTTATCTAGAACTGCTAGATGCTAAAAATGATCCAAGGAGTTTTAATAAACATAACGGAGATGGCAAATTTAGCACAACCGGAATGGCATCGTGGAATAAAGGTAAAAAAACTGGAATTGCACCTTGGAATAAAAATTTACCATCAACCGAACAACCGTTTTACGGAAAAACATTTTCTAAGGAAACTTGCAAACAATTGAGAGAATCTCAAACAGGTTCGAATAATTCGATGTATGGAAAAACTCCTTGGAATAAAGGTTTGACTGGAGTATTTCAGCAATCTGCTGAATCTAATCAGAAACGCAGTGCAAAATTAAAAGGCATTCCACGGTCTGATGAAGTAATAGCTAAAATTAGAGCAACAAAAGCTGCTAATAAGGCTAAAAATATAGTAGGGGTGTAAATACTCATGCTAAAAGAAGAAGATCCAAAGGCCCAGAAATATCTAAAAGAAAGTATCTTGCAGATTATTAAAGGTCTAAAATAAGCCCGAGGAGAAATAAATGTTGGACGCATTCAAAAAATTAGTTGAAAGTGGTTTAATAAATGAGGATGTTAAATCTGAATTAGAAAACGCACTAACACAAAAACTACAAGAGAATCGCGACCAAGTTACCGCAGAACTTCGTGAAGAATTTGCACAAAAATACAATCATGATAAACAAATCATGGTTGAAGCAATCGACAAGATGTTAAGCGAAAGATTGGTTGCGGAAATTTCTGAGTTCCAAGAAGACAGAAAATCTCTAGCTGAAGCAAAACAAGAATACAAAAAACGTATTAGTGAAGATGCTCGTAAGTTAGAAGGATTTGTTATCAAACAACTCGGAAGAGAAGTATCGGAATTCCAAAGTGATCGTAAAAAAGTCACTGAAAACTTTAAAAAGTTAGAGCAGTTTGTTGTTCACGCTCTAGCTAAAGAAATCAACGAATTTGCTGTTGATAAACGTGATCTAGCTGAAACAAAAGTTAAACTAGTTCGTGAAGCAAAAACCAAATTTGAAGATATAAAACAGAGATTTATTCAGCGTTCAGCTAAAGTTGTTGAAGCAACAGTTACTCGTAAATTAACATCTGAAATCAAGCAATTGAAAGAAGATATCGATAGCTCTCGCAACAATGATTTTGGACGCAGAATTTACGAAGCTTTTGCACAAGAATTTGCAGGTTCTTATCTTAACGAAAAATCTGAAACAAGTAAATTGTTAAAGATTATTGATAAGAAAGAGCAACAATTGGCTGAAGCAAAAAATGTCATAACAGAAAAAAATACGTTAGTTGAATCTCGTAATCGCGAACTTCGCATCACTAAAGATTTAATGGAACGTAAACAAATTATGGCAGAAATGTTGGCACCTTTAAGTGCTGACAAAAAAGAGGTAATGCAACAACTCTTAGAATCTGTTAAAACAGAAAAACTAAGTGTTGCATTTGACAAGTACCTACCCGCAGTAATGGATGGCGGAAAGAAAAAAGTAACCCAAAAAGTTTCTTTAACTGAAAGCACTGAAGTAACAGGTAATCGTGAGACCAAGCCTGAGGTAGGCTTAGACAACATATTAGATATCCGCAAATTAGCGGGTCTAAAATAATTCAAGGAGACAAAAAAAATGTCAAAACTTTTAAATGAAAGATGGTCAGAGACCAAAGACGCTCTGCTTGAAGGCCTACAAGGTAACCGTCGTGCTGCAATGGGCGTTTGCCTAGAAAACACACGTAAGTACTTGGCTGAAAGCGCAACTGCTGGTGCAACTAGCGCCGGTAACGTAGCAACACTTAATCGTGTTATTCTTCCGGTTATACGTCGGGTTATGCCGACAGTTATCGCTAACGAAATCGTTGGTGTTCAACCAATGACTGGACCTGTTGCACAGATCCACACTCTACGTGTTCGTTATGCAGATACAGCAGCCGGGGTTGTAGCCGGTGAAGAAGCAATGAGCCCATTCAAGATTGCTGAAGCATATTCGGGTAACGAAAGCACCAACAATCCTAAAGCTCAAGCTACAAGCACTCTTGAAGGTCGTCCTGGTAACAAGATGAACATTCAAATCTTGAAACAGACAGTTGAAGCCAAGAGCCGCAAACTAAGCGCTCGTTGGACCTTCGAAGCTGCACAAGATGCACAAGCCCAACAAGGCATTGACATCGAGGCAGAAATTATGGCTGCTCTAGCTCAAGAAATTACAGCTGAAATCGACCAAGAAGTTCTACAATCTCTACGTGCATTAGCAAGTGTAGAAGAAACGTACGACCAATCATTGGTTTCTGGTACAGCTACATTCGTTGGTGACGAACATGCTGCTCTAGCTATCCAAATCAACCGTGTAAGCAACTTAATTGCTCAGCGTACACGTCGTGGTGCTGGTAACTGGGCTGTTGTTTCTAACCAAGCTCTTACAATTCTCCAGAGCGCAACTACAAGTGCATTCGCTCGTACTACAGAAGGTACTTTCGAAGCTCCTACAAACACCAAGTTTGTTGGTACACTAAACGGCGCAATGAGAATTTATGTTGACGCATATTTGAGCGATGCTACTGCTCAAGATAACAACCAAGTTCTTATTGGTTACAAAGGCTCTAGCGAAGCAGATGCTGCTGCGTTCTATTGCCCATATATTCCGTTGATGAGCTCTGGTGTTGTTCTTGACCCGGCAACTTTTGAACCAGTAGTTGGTTTCTTGACGAGATATGGCTACGTCGAGCTCACTAATACTGCTTCGAGCCTTGGCAATGCGGCAGATTATTTGGGGAAGGTAGCGATAACTGCTGCTAAAGTTAGCTTCAAGTAATATATTACTTGATTTTGTTAAATCAAAACCCGCTTCGGCGGGTTTTTTCTTGATTATATTTCTAAAAACAGTTAATATAGAATTAACAAACATAAATAATATTATGAAATATAACAATTGGTACAACGATATTGTGGAAAGAGCCAGAGATAGAAATCTAGACACTTACACAGAAACCCACCATATTCTTCCTAGAAGTTTAGGCGGTGATGATTCTACAGATAATTTAGTAGAATTAACTGCGAGAGAACATTTTGTTTGTCATTGGCTTTTGGTAAAAATGACTATAGGCGAAGCAAGGGGCAAAATGATTAACGCTCTTTATATGATGCAGGCAGAAGGGTCATATCAAAAAAGATACAAGACAAAAATAACTGGGCGCATATATGAACATTTAAGAAAAGAGTATGCGCAATATATTTCTAAAAAGAATAAAGGCAGAATACAACCACCTGAAGAAAAAGAAAAACAGATCAAATCTCAGACAGGCAGAAAAAGAGAAACATTTAGTGTAGAATGGCGAGAGAAATTATCTCAAAATCATAAAAGTAAACAACTAGGATTTGATGGAACGTTGTCAAAAGACACTCGTAAAAAGATGAGTGAGAAGGCAACAGGCAGAAAACAAAGCCCGGAAACAATTGCTAAAAAATCTGCTGCTATAAAAGGTTCTAAGAGAGAAAAACTCCTTTGCCCCCACTGCCAAAAACTAATATCAGTAAACACTTATCCTCGCTGGCACGGTGATAACTGTAAATACAAAAAGGAATAATGATGTCCAGATCTATATCAGAATTAAAAAACAACGAAAAGACATTGAGCCCTGAGTTATTATCTTTTTTAAAAGAGTTAAATATTGGCTCTAATAACAATATTAAGGATATACAATTACAGATAGAAAATGCTAACAAAGAATTAGAATATAGAAGGAGTCTCGGTGAGAATATTTGAAATAACTGATAAAAATAAAATAGTTATTGGTATATCCGACATTAATATTAATTTTGAAGCAGAATATCAATTTTTAATTAATTTGCTATTGGTCTTAATTAAATTAAAAACTCCGGCACGAAATCGAAAGGCATTGAGAAATATCGAAGATTTTAAAAATAGAATACATCATTTTCGTCAAAGTAACCTACTTGATAGATTAGATCCTGATATTATCGAATTAGACAATAAACTTCGAAAAATGGAATCTACTATAGATGCTCTTCTATCTCAATTACTTCTCTAACCCGCTTCGGCGGGTTTTTCTTTATAAATACATTGTTCGCTCCGCAAGGGGGTTTATGTGGTTACCCGCCACGTAGGCAATAGAACTGTCTTAACATAAAGGAAAAATAAAATGGGACGTCCGATTAAGAAACAATTTTTTGGTAATTTAAACACTCCGCCGATTGGAGGAGAAGGCATTAATACAGTAACAGTAATAAGCTCCGGTACATTATATAGCCAAGGTGCAACAGCAGTTATTACAAGTCCTCAAATACCCGATGGTGTAGCTCCTTCACTAACAGCCGGTATTAATAACGGCGGTGTTACTGTTGTAAGCGTAGGAACTGCTGGTTTAGGATATACTAGCACAGCAACTGTAACAATAACAACAGCCAGCGGTGTAACAAAAGTATCTACGGGTGCAGCTAGCACTACAACTATCACAGTAGCAAATACATCAGGTATTTTTATTGGAATGACTATTACTGGCAATGCTGGCCTAGGCGGTGCAGGCGATACTGCTAGAGTTGTTGCTGTTCAAGGAACTTCTACCGTTATTACAAACGTAGCTAATGATGCAACTATGACTGGCGTTACCTTATCTTTCAGAGATTTAGGTAGTGGCTTTGCAGCAATAACATCTTTGACAAATACAAGGATCAATTCAATTAGATCTACAGCATTTATTCCGGCAAATGATGGTGGTACTGCGGCAAGAGAAGCAGACATCGTAAAACAAGAATCTAGTCGTCGTTATTTGGTAAAAACCGCTGAAGGAACAGGACAATGTCGATTAGTTGCGGTTGCTAATGCATCATTAGTAGCAGGTCAAATGAATATTCTTGCGACAGATATATTAGGTAGCACATACTATGTTACTAAATTAACTGCTCGCCGTGCAACGTTGAGCACCGCAACTAACAATGGCGGATTTGAGTATGCTTCCGGTGCTGTGTCAGGTTGGTCTTTAAGTACAGCCACAACAGGAACTGTAAGTATATCAAATAGTTAATTAAACTATTAACATACTAAAAAAGGAGCTCGGGCTCCTTTTTTCTTTTAAAATAAATTAATATTTTAGGTAAATAGGTATATGGCATCATTTTGGACATATCCTAATTTATTATCTCAGTCAGTAGAAACTGGAGCAGAAGAAATACATATTCCTTGGGGAAATCTTACTGCGGAATATACACGAACTACTGATAAATCATCTATTGTATCAAGTAAGAATCTATATCATATTGCACGAAGTCCTAAACATAATTTAATGACTAAGACTTATTTTTTAAACGCATCTGGATTTAGATTTGAAAATCTTCCTACAACGTTATCGGGTGTGGAATTAAGAATTAACAGTAATCGGAGAGGTAGGATTATGGATGATACTATTGTTTTGTTAATGGGTGATCAACCATTGGGAGAAAATAAAGCAACGGATGAGATTTCAATGACTTCTTTATATGGATCTCCGACTGATACTTGGAGAGCCGAACTTACTATCGATGATATCAATAATCCTAACTTTGGAGTAATGTTGAGATACAAATCTCATAACAAATGGCCCCATAGTGATCCTATGTTAATAAACTCTATAGAATTACGAATTTACTAAAACAATAAATACTAAGAACAATAAACGGAAAATATAATGGCAACAAGAGTAACAGGTACCAAAACAGTAACTAGAACAGGACCCAGTACAATATCTGCTCCTACTACTAGCATTAGTTTAGATGCGCCGACCGTTTATATAACCGGTGGTATAAGCATTACCGATGTTACTACTATCACTAATAAATTAGTTTTATCAACAGTAACAAATACTTCTTTATTAGCAAACGAAACTGTTTATTTTAATATTGACCAAACGGCAAATGTCACTAATCCGTTAAATCAATTATATACTGCTACGAATATATACGGAACATTTACTCAAAGAATCGTAGGTGCAGTATATGTACCAGGTGGAGTTGGCATCGAAAAAGACTTAAATGTCGGCGGATTCATTTATGGTAGAGTTGCAGAAGCCAATACCAGTGTTAGTATTATAGTTACATCGACTAACGAAAATAACACATTCTATCCTTTATTTTCTAGAACATCCTCTGGTATAGGAGAAGTGTATACAGATATAACGGGAGAAAGAAACGGATTAACATACAACCCGTCAACTGGTAAATTAATTATAGATCGGATTCATGTTGCATCAACCGAAAGTTCGATAAGTCCCATAACCGGAGCATTCACTGTTTCGGGCGGTGTCGGTATCCTGGGCGATGTAAACTTAGGAAAAAATTTAACAGTTAATGGAGATATCACTCCTGCACAAAACTTAATTCATAGTATCGGCACAACATCTAGTCAATGGTATGAAGGTTTCTTACAAAACATTTATACAAATGTAATTGCTTCAACTACCGGAAGTATCGAAATTAGACCAGATGCAGAACTTACCGACATATATGGTAATATTCGTGTACGCGGTGATAAACCACTCGGAACTGCACCTGTTGTTACCAATACTTTATATGTTACTGTTGATGGTAATGACACTAATGATGGTAGAGCACAAGATGCAAGTCGAGCATGTAGAACAATTGGCGGAGCATTAAACAGTCCGTATTATCAACCAGGTACTCAAATACTAGTAAGTCCAGGAAGATATTTAGAAAATAATCCACTAAGACTAAAACCATATACCAGTATTAGGGGTTCTGATATCAGAACTACTTTTGTTGAACCAATTAATAAAACTCAAGACCTATTCCATTTAGAAAGCGGATGTTATTTAAATTATATGACTTTCTTAAATGGCCGTTCAGGATTATTAGAAGGTCCTTATGCTGCTGGATACAATAGAGGAGCATATTGCACGGCATTTCCGCCCCTAGAAGGCAATGAAAGAATTGATTTATTCCACTCTCCGTACGTACAAAACTGTACTAATCAAAGCGGACCTTGGCTGAAAGATGGCTCATTATACCAGCCTAATCAAACTGTTCAAATTCCTGAAGCAGTCGGTACAGGGACGTGGGTAAAGAATACAACAACGTTAATTGTATATGTAAGCACAGGTACTATCAAACAAGGTATGAGCATTAACTCTGGTCAACAAAATCCAGGATTTTTCAACGCAAGAACCTTGATATTAGCAAATAAATCATTCTTACAAGAACAGGTTATAAACTATATTTCTAATCAAATTACTACTAATGTTGGAAACTCATCGAGCATTTGGTGGAATACATTAACCAATACTTCATTCAGTTACAATGAAGAAAAATGCAGACGAGATGTTGGTATATTAGTTGAAAATGTAGCATACGATGCTGCATTTGGAGGTAATCAAAAAGCTCGCGAAAGTGGATTAGCATATTATAACGGTGTTGTAAGTTTGATTGCCGGTCAAGAAAAGCAAACAACCTCAGCTATTAACTATCTTAATACACTAACACAGTTAGTGATTGTTAATGCCACATGTCCTGTGATAGGAAGCAATATAGATCCTCAGATTAAAAATACAGCATTAACGAAAGGAAATATTGCTTCTCAATCAATCAATAATTTATTTGGAATAATTACCAAAATTATAAATCAAGGACCTAGTGCCGCACCTGATTTATATTCGAGCCCAGGTCCAGATGCTGCATTTGTAAGTGCAGAAATATTAATGCAAACAAATAGAAAATTCATACAAGAAGATACTATTAATTACATTAATAAAAATTTAATCGGAGCTACATTCCCATATAGTGAAATAAAATGTAGAAGAGATACAGGATTAATTATTGATTCTATAGCATTTGATATGCTATACCCTACAACGAATTACAGTCAATCAACCTTTGCAGGTCTTCAATATTGGAAACAAAAAGACCTTGTGCCTACGATTACAGATGAAATAACTACTACAACATTAGCTATCTCATACTTAAAAGAATTAGCAGGTAAAGTAATATTGAACCTTACACCTAACGATGATTTGATTCCTCGTTACCAAACTGTGATCGCTCAAAATACTACTACATACCAAGCAGCTACTTCAGATGAAGTTAATATTATCTATGAAAGATTTGATGAAATATTAGAAATATTGAGAGGTACAACAACCGGCTGGACCGATAGAATTGTACCGAACGGAAAGAAAAGTAATTTCCTTGCCGTGGCAAATGCAACATATAATTTATTAACAAATACAAATTATATGGCCCACGAAGTAACAGCATACATTAACTATGTTACTTCCGGAACAGGATTTGTTTATAATACTTCTACTTGCAGACGAGATATTGGATATATTGTAAACGCTGTGGCATTTGACTTATTACACAGTGGAAACCGACAATCTGTTCAAAATGGCTTATATTATTATGGATTTAGTGTAACTACCTCATCAGTTGAAGCACAACAATCTCAAACCGTTGCAGCATTTAACTATCTGTCTTCGTTAACTAACAAGGTTATTCAAAATATTCCTGTTGTTGCTAAACAAGATAAAGTACCTCAGGTATTTACTTCGGTCACTGCAACTAATTCACAAGGCACCACATTAAATTCCGCGATAGGAATTATTACAGGTATTATTACTGGAACTTCAACCGTAGCGTTACCTCCACAAACTATAGGATTTACTGCAAGCTCTGTAGTCGATGTTATTGAAGCTTTTGATAATTTGTATGCTAATAAAAACTTCTTAATAGAAGAAGTTATTACGTATATCGACCAAACATATAATCCTACAGCATTCAATTATGATGAGGCAAAATGTTATAGAGACGTGGGGCTATTAATTGATGCAGTTAGCCAAGACATCTTATTAGGCGGAAATCAAAAAAGTATTGAAGCAGGGCAAGCATATTGGAGTGCTGGATATAATTACATAGCAGGCCAGGAAACAACTACGACTATGGCAATTAACTATGTGTCGTATCTATCTACTATGACAGCCGCTAATAAAGTAGTAACACCTCAGACAAATACAGATGTTACTCAAGTTATTAATTCATTCTTTGAGTATGGTTGGGAATATGGACCGCAAGAAGCTATAAAACGTAACTACAATATCATTACTGATATTATAAAAAATGGCCCTAATTATGCTCCACCTGTTTATGCAGGCGGTGGATTGTTTGCATTAACTGGATTAAATGGATCTGATGTTATTATATCTCCAAAAGTAACTGCGGTATATACTGCATCGGGAGGAACTTTCTTAATTGGCTTGAATACTTCTACCGTAGGGTTTGGTATTAATTCGACTTTGTATTTTGGTAATACCACAGTATTTCCTTATACCGATAAAGAAGTAGAAGATTTAAGCTATGAACTTACTGGTAACACTAGCACATGGAATTCTCGTAAGACAGATCCAATTGGATCTATGGGCGGCAGTTTAGTCGATGGTGGTGTAATTAGTGCAAGAAGCCCGATTCAATCATTTGTATATGATGCGTTTACACAAGTCAATCAAGGCGGTAGAGGAGTTCATATAACTAATGACGGCTATGCCCAGTTAGTCTCAGTGTTTACTATATTCTGCTCAGTTGGCGTTCAAGTTGATAACGGTGGTATTGCATCTATCGTTAATAGTAACGCAAACTTTGGTGATATTTGCTTGTTAGCAAAAGGATTTGGAAAGCGTAAATTTAGCGGAACAATTTATAATCCTTCATTCAAAGCATTTAATCGTGACACGGGAGCAAGAGATCCTTCGTTTGACCAATATTTCCCAGACGGATTCTGGCCAAAAGCAGCCAGAGTTGAAGTATTTGTTCCAGACATCGATGATAGACCACATATATCATTAATCATGGAAATCGAACCTCCGGAAGGGCATATCAATGAACAATTATTACCAGGATTCTTAAATGCCATACCAAATAAAGCAATATTGAATACTGGATCGATTGTAATATCCGATATTGATACTGATGGTATAGCAATTGGAAATAGTTTATATATTAGAGATATAAACAATAATAGAAATTATGTTGCAACAGGTACTGTTGTAACTGATATTGGTTACAGAAGCGTTGTATTAAACAAGGCATTAATCAACGGTGGCGGTGATGTCAATAACGACAATTTCTTTAATTTATATTTCTGTGGTAATGCTTATTACACCGTATTAGGAAGCACTGTAGCCGAAAATCCAAAAACAAATGGTATTAATTTATTATCGACTAGTTCTACAGGCTTGGCCCACGATCAAGTTCAACCACATGCCAATGCTATACGATTTTTAAATAGTTTAACTCTACGAGTTATTAGCAATCAAGCAATAACTTCGTTACAAACAGGTACAACGTATACACCGGATCCTTTAGTCACAGGAGGAGCACAAGCTTCTACATTTATTAATTTAAGATTCAATGAAATTTTATCTATCTTAACTGCAACAAATGTTACAGCAGCCGAAGCAATTATTCCTGAAAGATTAAGAAATAAAACCGGTACCGCACCATTGGGTGCAAGTAGTGCAATTAATTTAATTAACAGAAATATCGAATTCTTAGCCGATGAAGTATCTGCATATACAACAAGCACATATGCAGGATCTATATTCTCAGGTATAAGTCAAGCTACTTACAACATGATTGTTGAGAAATGTCAACGTGACGTTAAGTTAATATTGAGAAGAATAATATATGATTTAGAATCGGGTGGACGATACAATTCTGTAATGACTGGATTAAGTTACTGGTCTAGAAATGGAACTCATTTTATTGTACAAATGGCCGAAAATGTACGCAGAACTGATCTATTTCCAGACGGATCAACCGTTAATTTCTATCAAAGAAGTTACATGAGTGCTTCTGGTTATGTATTTGAATATGTGGGTGCAGGTACTAATTATGGGTCATTACCTCAAGTAGGAAGAGCAGACCCAGTACAAGGAAAAGAAACGGTTCAACTCAGTGGCGGCAAAGTATTCTTTACTAGTACTGATCAAAACGGCGATTTTAGAATTGGTCCAGGGTTAGTTATTAGCCAAGCAACTGGAGTGTTGAGCGGAAGAACATTTACTAAGTCATTGTTTGCTAATATGACACCATTTATTTTAGCAATCGAAGGCGGAGGAATATAAAGGAATAATATATGGCATTGATACCATTAAACACATTTAAAACTAAAACAGCAATATTAACAAATGTTAGTACCGCAACGGTATATACAGCACCCGTTGGAGTTACTTCTATTATATTAATGGCACAAATTTCTAATTTAACTTCCTCTACCCAACAAGCGACAGTAAGTCATTATAGAAATTTACCAGTGCTCGCCGATGCCCAAGGTTTAGGTGGACAGGCGGCAAATACTATTTCCCCTTTAGTTAAAGATTTTGAAATACCAGGAAAAGATTCTGCAAGTGTTTTGACTGGAAAATTAATTATTGAAAGTTTAGATAGTGTCAGGGCATCATCATTAAATTCAGGAACATGTCAATTAGTATTAAGTATACTTGAAACAGCTAACGACTAAAATAGAGATTTATTATGACTAGATTATTAAGTGGATCAACAATTAGACGAGGCGGTAGTGGGGAATTTATTGACCTCGCGGGCGCACAGCCCCAACTCCCGCCGACGGATACAACTGCAACAGGTTTTACTTTAATTACCGATTCGCTATTAAGAACAACATATAAATCAAGTCTTGGATTTATTGAATTTACTTCTGCTACTATGTTTAGCAGTTTACCTTTGGGTACTATCAGAATAAGATCTACAGGCTCGACCTTCTTATCTATAAGTACAACAACTGGTAATTTAGTAGTAGACGGTGGTATCGGTGTCGGCGGCAATATGAATATTGCTCGAGATATTGTAGTAAACGGTTTGACCATAGGAAAAGGATTTGAAGGCATCAATAACATTGTTATTAAAGGTGTCGCCCAACCTCAAACGACAACTGATAATGATGGTCAAGCAAGCATTGCAATAGGTTATGATGCATTACAGGGCCTTACTACTTCATATAAAAATATTGCAATAGGAAGATATGCATTAAGTTCGGGTACTAACTTATCGAATAATATAGCGATAGGCGATAGTGCTTTAAGAAATATCGGAGTTATAAATGCATTACCATTAATTAATGTAAATGGAGCTTCTAACACCAACCCTGTAGTAATAACAACCCCGTCCGCACATAATTTAAATTCCGGAACTAATGTTAGTTTTAGTAATATGATAGGTATGACCGAACTTAACGGACAAACTTTTTATATTAGCAAACTATCGAATAATACGTTATCGTTGTATTATGATAATATTTTATCTAATCCAGTTAATGGGACATTGTTTGACACTTATTTAGGCGGAGGTACGTTAGATCGAATCTTATTAAAAAATAATAATATTGCAATAGGTACAGATTCTGGTAAAAATTTATTTGACGGCGAAAAGAATTTCTTTTTTGGCGATGGTGTTGGTACTAATTTAACAACTGGATCTAATAACTTTTTTATAGGTCATGATGTTGGTAATAATTTTATCTACGGAAATAATAATATTGCATTAGGCGGTGATAACTTAGTCAACGGATTAGATAATCAAGTTAACATCGGTAGTGTGTTTTATTATAATGGGTTAGGTGATTTACAATTAAATTCTGACACAGAAGTGGGATTAGGGACCACAGCAACAATAACACCGGCAAATGCAATTGTTAGTACAAGTACATTTACCGGAGGTTTAGTAGTTATCGGTGGTTTGGTAGTTACTGAAAATTCGGTTCTTAATAAAGACATTAGAATATTATCATCGACACTGGCATCATCAACTGTTACCGGCGCATTAGTAATCGGCGGCGGAGTTGGTATAGGTGGTAATTTATATGTTGGTAATCAATTAAATGTAACTGGTAATGGCAGTGTAACACTGAATCCTCAAAATGCAAGTGTAGCAATTCAACCAACAGGCGTAGGAACAGTAGCAATACAACCAGTAAATGTTCCAGGTACACTAGATAATGTTGATATTGGTAATCTAGTACCAAGACTTGGAACATTTATAATTTTAACCGCAACAACAAAAGTTAATGTATTGGGACAAGAAAATGCCGTAAGTACATCATCGGGTGCAGTAGTTGTACGCGGCGGAGTCGGTATTGGTAAAGATTTATGGGTAGGTGGAAAAATATATGGTCCAAATGTCGGCGGTCTAGACGGCCAACAGCTATATATTAATACAGCAACTGCCGGAACATATTATTTTGGTCTGACACAATCAATCGGGACTTTTTCAAACTTTAGCAGTACCAGTACAATAACTTTTGATAATTCCTTAGGAAAATTAAATGTTTCGAGTACATTATCGAGTACGGTAACAAACAGTCAACAAGCAGTAGTAATCGGCGGAGGTGCTTATATCGATAAAGGAATCTACAGTTCAACATCTGGAAATTCATTTGAAAATAACTTAGTATACAGTCCAAGAGTTACTATTAGTACAACAACTCCATTAACTCCTCGCGTCGGAGATTTTTGGATAGATCCAACTTATGGTGTTGAGCTACAATACGTTCAAGATGGAGCAAATAGATTTTGGGTACAATTTACAGGATTATAAAGAGATAAATTATGTCATCATTAAACTTCCCATCAAACCCAACAATTGGACAGATACATACTATAGGCAATAATTCTTGGCAATGGACTGGATCCTCATGGATAAAAATTGAGCCTTTAGTTAATACATTTAATAGAGTTATTGTAACATCCTCGACGCAAGCAACATCGACAACTACCGGCGCATTAATTGTTACAGGCGGTGTCGGTATAGGTGGAGATCTATATGTTGCAGGAACATTCTACGCCGGTGGCGATGCAGTATTAACGACCTCTAGTTTTGCTTATAGCGTAAACGAAGGCGTTGATATGGAAATCGGCCTGAGTTCGGCGACTGGAGCGTTGATATTTTCTAATATTTCTACATTACAAAGTGTTACAACTAGAGGTTTTACAACTTCTAATAGAATAAACATTACTAATATTACCGTTTCAACTAGTACCATGTCCGGAGCATTAGTTGTTACCGGTGGAGTTGGAATCGGTGGAAACTTAGTTGTTCAAAATAATATAAGCGGTGGTACTTTAACTGGCAGAAACTTAACTCAGGGTAGAATAGTTTTTGTAGGAACAAATAGTCAATTAACTGATGCAAGTAATTTAACTTATAATGATCTTATAAATGTTATATCAATAGGTGCAGGCAGTTCTACCACAGCAACTAATATAGCTGGCGGCGGCCCTGGTACAATACCATATCAGCTAGCATCGGGAATTACTAGATTTGTATCAACCGGTACTGCTGGATTTATTCTCAGTTCAAATGGAACATCGCCTCCTACCTGGATACCAAATACTTCTTTAATGACTACTGCAACTAGTATTTTTGGAGGTACTACTGGAGCAATTTTATATCAACAAACGGCAAATTCAACCACCTTCCTAACATTAGCCGGTACCGAAAATGCCATCGTAGCAGCAGGAACTAATGCTCCAAAATATGTAACACAGATCGAAGCAAAGTCGGGAATATCAAGTGCATCTACTTCGAGCTCGCAAAGTTTGCGAGTCACAGCAGGTGGACTAGGAATAGTCGGCGATAGCTATTTTGCAAACAATTTAGGTTTAGGTGCAACGTTAACAGTTTTTGGAGCCACAGATTCGACCACTACCGCATCGGGTGCATTACAAGTTGTTGGAGGAGTAGGAATAGCGAAGAACTTAACTGTTGGTAATAGTATTACAGTCGGAAGTGTTCTTAATAGCACCGTTGTACCTGCCCTATATAGTAATAATTTTATAATGTCTAGCTATACAAGTCCGACTATTACAACGCCTGGATTAAAAACATTAGATCAATTTGCAGAGGCGGCATATAGATCTGCAAAATACATGATTCAAGTTGTAGACGGAACAAATGTACATATTGTGGAAATTATGATAACACATAACGCATCACACGTTTATAAAAATGAATATGGAATTATAACAACCGCCGGAGAATTAGGCACATTTAATGCAACAACAAACGGTACAACTGTTACATTAACATTTAATCCTACATCTCCGTCAAATATGATTATTAAACTAGTAAGATTAGGGATAACTACTTAACTAATAAAAACTTTATTGAATAAATAAAATATACGTCGAAAGCGGAGAGGGAAACTAACGACATGGCAACTTATCCAGTTGACTTTAAAGTCAAAAACGGGCTGATAGTCACTAACACAGCTACTATTACTGAAACAGCAAATGCGGTTAATTCTTCTACTGGTGCATTAGTTGTATCTGGCGGAGTTGGCATTCGAGGCGACCTCCACGTCGGAGGACTTATATATGGTACCGTAAATCAAATTGGTTCGCAAGGCTTCCAAGGCGCTCAAGGTCTGATAGGCCATCAAGGATTCCAAGGCGCCAGGGGTAATCAAGGTTTTCAGGGATTTGTTGGCGCTCAAGGTATAGGTGGGCAAGGTTTCCAAGGTGCGCAAGGTATTCAGGGACCTCAAGGTATTCAAGGACCTCAAGGTTTCCAAGGTAATTCAGGTTTTCAAGGAGCGCAAGGTTTTGCTGGAGTCGGGAACCAAGGTGTTCAAGGCGCTCAAGGTATTCAGGGACCTCAAGGTATTCAAGGACCTCAAGGTTTCCAAGGTAATTCAGGTTTTCAAGGTTCACAAGGTGCTGCTGGCGGATCGGGTGCAGCGTTAACCGCACAAAAGAACTTCTTTGCAACAGACGGCAATCCTAATATTACAAGTACCGGCTGTTTCAATACAGCAATTGGTCAAGGTGCTGGATGCGGGTTAACATTTGGTAGTTATAATAATTTCTTTGGTCGAGATGCCGGACGAAACAACACAACAGGTAGCGGCAACACCTTCATTGGGAGTAGAGCAGGATTTGCAAACACCAATGGTAACAACAATAACTTCTTTGGTTGCTATGCCGGTCGAAGTAATACCGCTGGTAGTTATAATAATTTCTTTGGTAGATATGCTGGATCTAGCAACACCACCGGTGACAGTAACACCTTTATTGGTGCGTTTGCTGGTGAATGCAATACTGTAGGTACTCATAATGTGGCAATTGGTTTCCGAGCAATGCGTGTTAGTAGCAACACATTATTATCTTTTGGTACAATTACGGGCGGCAGCGGATACGATGATGGAACATATACTGGAGTAATATTAACACTTCATACTGGCAGCGCACCCACGGTGTTTCCAACTGCAACTATTGTGGTGAGTGGCGGAGCAGTTACCTCAGTTACACTAGAAACCGGCGGTAGCGGTGTATTTTCGAGCGCAGTATATACCTCTGACGCCATCGGATCAGGATCCAATTTTACTGTTGCATCTGGCACCATTAGAAACGCATCTTTTAATTTTATTGCAGGACAGTGCGCTGGGCACTACAACGGAGGCTCTGATAATACCTTCATCGGTCAACTTGCCGGGCATCGTAACGCAAGTGGCTTTGGTAACTTCTTTGCTGGCGGATGTGCTGGCGTGTGTAACACAATAGGCTCTAATAATACCTTCATCGGCCAATCCGCCGGATTTTGTAATACAAGTGGCGCCGGTAACTTCTTTGCTGGTTCGTCTGCCGGAAGAAATAATACAACCGGCTCTAATAACTTCTTTGCTGGTTCGTCTGCCGGAAGAAATAATACAACCGGCTCTGATAACTTCTTTGCTGGATTGTGTGCCGGCCACCGAAACTCAACTGGCAATAGCAACAACTTCTTTGGTTCTTATGCTGGATTCTGTAACACAATCGGCTCTAATAACTTCTTTGCCGGATCCCGTGCTGGATTCTGTAACACAACTGGCAACGGCAACAACTTCGTTGGTCGTTGTGCTGGTTGCAATAACACAACCGGAAGCAACAACAACTTTATCGGTTCCTCTGCTGGTAGCGGTAACACAACTGGCAGTTACAACACCTTCATCGGTCAGAGTGCTGGCCTAAACAACAGATTTGGTTCTCACAACCACTTCTTTGGCCGATATGCTGGATATTGTAACACTACTGGCTCTAATAACTTGTTCTTTGGTCGTTATGCTGGTTTCCGCAACACAACTGGCTGTAATAACTTCTTTGCTGGTGCATGTGCCGGATATTCTAACACCACTGGCAATGGTAACTTCTTTGCTGGATTCTGTGCTGGAGCGTGTAATACATCAGGTAATAATAACTTCTTTGCCGGTATATGTGCCGGAAGAAGTAATACAACCGGCGATTACAACCATTTCTTTGGTTCTTGTGCCGGTTTTTGTAATACAACTGGTTCTCACAATGTTTTTATTGGGGCGTTAGCAGGTTGCAATAACAGAGAATCTCATAACTTCTTTGTTGGACATTGTGCGGGATTCTGTAACATTACAGGTACCAATAATATTTTCATTGGCAGGTTCGCAGGCTTTTCTAACCGAACCGGCTGTGGTAACTTCTTTGCCGGATTCTGTGCTGGATTCAGTAACACAACTGGCAGTTACAACACCTTCATCGGTCAGAGTGCTGGTCGTTATAGCATGACCGGAATAAATAACACCTTTATTGGTGCATTTGCCGGTCGAGATAACAGGGGAATTAATAACACCTTTATTGGTAATGCTGCCGGTGTCGTTAACACCGCCGGTTCTAACAACAACTTCATTGGTTTTTGTGCCGGATATAATAATACAACCGGAAGCTACAATAACTTCTTTGGTTTCAATACTGGTCGTAGTAACACGACCGGATCTCAT